TATTACCTATACATATAGTTCATTAAATTATGTGATAAATATCAATGATTATTTAACAGTAAACGTGGTAGCGGGTAATGGAATCAATTTTAGTTTAGGGCTTTATAATGTGTAAAGACTTAGTATTATTGCCTCTACAACTAAATATAAGACAATTTGGTTAGCTGAGAACTAACACATAGGAGAACATATAAATGGCAACACTCAACGAATTAGGTAGAAATAGTGCATCACTAACTTACGGCCCGTTTGCAACAGGTCAAGATCAATGGCCGACCTTTCAGCTAATGGACACTTGGATTAGGAACGATACACTACAAGGATACGTTACCGCATCCAGTACAAACGTCACAGGCGTTGGTACAATTTTCACAACACAGGTAAGGGCAGGCGATATTATTATGATCGCAGGACAAATGCGTACAGTCGCTGGGGTTACTAGCGACACTGCATTCACTGTGACAGCGGGCTTCAGCCCTACAATCACATTAGCAAGCGCGGTTAAAGTAATTAATACTACATTATCTGGTACAATTACTACAGTAGTAAGAGGAGATACAAACGGTGTAGTATCCGTTACTAACGGTTCTGCTACTGTAACAGGAGTTGGCACGTTCTTCTTATCGGACGCAACTAACTCAGTAACAACTTCAGCACTTTCTGGAACAGTTGCACTTGGTACCGATGGTACTATCACAGGAACAGGAACAACATTCCAATCACAGGCTGGTACCGTTAATGGTTTATATCCAGGCGATAGTATTTCTATTACATTAAACGGCGCAGTATTTTTCTATACTATTGCTACAGTAACAAGCGACACTGCCGCAACGATTACATTAACATCAGTAGCCGCTATTTCGGGCGGAGCTACTATTGCCAAAGCCGCAAACGGTGTTAGCGGACGTACAATCATAATTAACGGAAAAGTAAGAACTATTAGTTCTATTCAAAGCAACACAGCATTGACATTGAACTATGCTATGGATATTACTGACAGTAACTTGTTCTATAAAGTTTATCCACGCGGTACATTGCAAAATGCTACAGGTACAGTTGGTGCATTCTATGGTACAACCAGTGCCACAGGTTCTGGTACAACATTGACGGTTGCCGCAACAGTTTCTGGTGTGTTTATTCCGGGCGCAATTATTACTGGTACCGGTGTTCCAGCAGGCACATTCATTGTTAATCAACAATTCGGTGCAACTGGTGCTGGCGCAGCCACTACAACAGCTACAGGTACAAGCGGTACTAACTCAATTACCGTGGCAAGTGCTACTGGTATCGTAGTTGGTCATTTAATATGCGGTAACGGTGCAGTTGTAGCAGGTATTGCAAACGGAACATATGTTACATCAATCAGCGGTACTACAGTTACATTAAGCCAAAACTTAACAGGTGCTTTATCAAGTACATCTGTAAGTTTTTACGTAGGTGGCGGAACTGGTGCATACACAACCAACGTGGCAACTACTATCTCTGCGGCAGCATGTTTTAACAGCAGTGTTCAGGGTACTAATACTAACTTCCTATGGGACTTAGTAACTGGTGATCAAGTATGGATTGGTGATGAGTTAAGAACATTTAACTTTAACTATGTTCAAGCAGTTGGCGCAAGCGGAGCAACAAACGCATGGTTAACTGACTACACTGGTTATAGCGGTACTGCAATCGGCAGATTGTTTGAAACAAAGATCACTGCACCATTCCACCGTGAAGACACATACATCACTGGTTCTGGTACGAGCTTTACAACTGAACTACGTGTTGGTGATGATTTAATCATCGACGGCACTGAATGCACAGTTATTCAAATTCTCAGCGCAACACAGTTTAGAATTAATATAGACTTTTCACATAGCACTTCTGGTGCCACAGTGTATAAGAAGAAAAAGATTCACGGATTTGTGCTAGAAGGTACACGCGAAGGCGCCGCTACTGGTAACAAATGGTCTGTTGTAACAACTTCTGTAGTTGCAACTGGTACAAACTATGTGGCTGGTGCTAACCAAATTACCGTGGCTACAGCAACCAGCTTCGCTCCATTCCAGTTTATTAAGATTCAAGGTGCTGGCGGACCGGCTGTGCCTCTAACAGGACAAGCAACAGTGTCAACTACAGCAGTTACTGGAGTTAATACACAGTTCACTACTCAACTACACGTTGGTGCTGAAATTTGTATTGGCGGACAGTATGCAGTTGTTGCATCCATTGCCAGCGATACTGCATGTACATTAGTAACTGCATTCGGACAGGCAGTTGTTGTTGCCAGTCCAATCTATCGTACAACGCCGTTGTATACACAGATTACAGCAGTTGCTGGTTCTGTCATGACACTATTCCACAGTATTAAAAATACTGTTTATAGTAATGGCTTTGTACCACCTGCAATTTACACGGCAGCGGCCGCAACTGACCATATAGAATTTGTATATAGTGCTCCTAACAAGAGTGCTGAAGCAACTACAACATTGTTCAACACCAGCTTAGATCGTAAATATTTTGGATTCAGAATGTTCCCTCTAGCACAAGGCGGTGGTTCTGGTACAGCAATTGGTACATCTGGTTCTGCTTATAACATCACAGTTTACGAGCGTTGGACAGCGGCACACAATCAAACTAACGGTGTAGGTATTAACAGAGCTGACCAGTCTGACTCTTCAACTATCTTAAGCGGTGTTGTTGATCAAACAGCCATGGTACAGACAACAGGTGGATTCTTATACTTGTTTGCTAAACCACGTTACTTCATTGTACAAGGTAAGACATTTGGTGGTGGACAACTTGCTTGGTTAGGTTGCGTTGAATTTGAACGCTCACAACCTGAAGACACAGGTACTGGTCTAGGTTCTACAACTGGTGTTTCTATCTTTACTGGTAACCCAGTTTCTGGTACACCTGGTGTAAGTCCATGGCCTTGCTTTGCCTACTTCAACGGTAACAGATTCCCAGTTGGATCTGCACAAACTCCTACAGCACCTACAACCGGCTACACACAAGCCGTACACGGTGGTATTTTCTCTGTACCAAGACTACGTTTAAGTACTGGTGACTTAGTTGGATTAAATGCACACGTTTATAGTGCCGCTACAATTACAACAGGTCGTTGGGGACACTTGTGGGAAATTGGCGGATCTGGGGCATCGTATCTTGCACCAACCACGGCAATTGGTGCAGGTGTAGCAACTCTAACAGCCAACTCTGTTCCAGTTCCACACATGGGTCACTTAGTTCCTGTTTATACCAACGTATACAACAGCAAGCGTTTCATGTTTAGTCCTGTAGTTGTCCTTGGACCAGCTTATGATCCAGATATCCGTGGGCGTATATACGGCTTGAAAGTTATTCCAAGTGCGCTAGGTACATTGATGGATACTGTTTCTGTAACAATTGATTCAAATGATTTCTACGACAGTACACAAACTGCCGCCGACCATTGGGTTATTACAGCAACAACTGGTACATTCAGATTCTCCTTAGCCGGTACTAACTTCCAAAGTACACGTAGCTTAGAAGATACTGGTGCTATTGCCGCTAACACATCAGCGTTGTATCCAAACAACTTCCGTTGGGCTATTCCAGCTTAATAGGTAAGTCAACAAAAAGAAATAGCTGTCTATAAGGCAGCTATTTTTTTGAGTAAATATAAGTTATGCCAGCATTAGTATTTCCAGCTCCGGGGTGTACCACCGGTACCCAATTCTTAAATCCATTTTCAGGATTTGACATAGCCCCTGTCAGCGGCGGAACATTTAGAAACTTATTACTTTTCAGTCAGAATTTGTCTAACACCGCATGGATGAGTTCTACCAAGTATCAAACTGCCGATTGGTATACATACGATCAAGATATTATTGCAGTTAGGAATAGAATAGATGTTGGTGCCGATGTTGCATCTACAGGATCTTTGGTAACATTGTTTTCAGCAACATCAACCGTGGGACAGTCTGTTGCTGTGACCTCTGGCACTACTTATACTTTAAGTTTTTTTGCAAAACGAGGAACGGCCAATGTAGGACATGCTGTTACTAATTCTGCAGGAACTTTTATTTCATCAACATCTAGTTATGTTTCAAGTTTAACAACTTCATCCTGGACACGAGTAACAACAACATTTACCGCAAACACTTCGAGTGTAATAGTGTATCCTGTTAGAGCAATTACATCGGGTACAGTAAGAATATTTGGAGCTCAACTAGAATTAGGCTCAGTAGCAACACCTTATCAATTAACGCAGGCTGTTTCTTATGCGTCACTAGGTATTGTGCCTAACACTATTACATACAACTATGTGAATAAAATCTCATCTGGCATTAAGGTTCAATCAGTTACTGATAATAGATCAAGATCAGGTAAAGTATTATCAAGAGCCACAGCTACATCAGTTACCGATAACAGATCAAGATCAGGTAAAGTATTATCAAGAGCCACAGTTAAATCAGTTACCGATAACAGATCGAGATCAGGTAAAGTATTATCAAGAGCTACAGCTAAATCAGTTACTGATTTAAGAACTAGACCAACAAGAGTAGAATCAGTAAACACAGCAACTGGAGTATTTTTAAGGGATTTCAGACAATTTAGAGGTGGTATTCCGGGATTAACCGGTAAAACAATATTGGGTGGATTAACGACCGATATGGCAATGCTAACTGATCGTAGAAGAACTGTTGATAAATTACGGCCTTCTCTAGTATATAGGTCAGTTAATGATTTAAGAAGATCCCCAACAAGAATAGACACTATCACAACCGGAACCGGAATACGATTAGATCTAAGAAGATTTATAGGCGGTATACCTAGAATATCTACGGGTACAACTATAATTAGTGGATTCTATCAATTTGCAATAGTACCCGATCTTAGAAGAACTGTTGATAAATTACGGCCGTCTCTGGTATATAGGTCAGTTAATGATTTAAGAAGATCCCCAACAAGAATAGAAGCTGTTTCAACTGGCTCTGGAATACGATTAGGAGATCTAAGAAGATTCATAGGCGGTATACCTGGAATATCTACCGGCACAACAATAACTGGTGGATCGTATGATTCTGCAGTAGTAACCGATCCCAGAAGTATAGAACAAATGAGTCCATTTAGTAATCAGGGATTGACTGATGGTCCATTAATAAAATTAACAGGCCAGAGTAACTTGTTTGCTGATACTGTCGGATATCATATATATGATAGAGATTATTTAGGTACATTTTTAACAGATTACGTATACAAATTGTATTTTGCTGTACAAAATACACCTAATCAAACGTTTGTGTTACCTTTCAAAGTTGGCCAATATGTACAGGTTAAAAATGTACCTAAAAATTATAGCGCAGTATTTTTGGTTCTCGAAGCTACTCTTAATACTATAACAATTAGTATTGACGGAGTTACCTCCGAAAGTGCGGAACCTGCAACTGGATTTCCTAATGACAAAACTGGTAACACAACCATACAAAGTGTAGACCCATATGTCTATCCAAGAACAACGGTGTTTAACAATTTAATATCAGTACAGTTACCATACGAAGTACAATATCCCAGAGAAAACTTATTCTTTGCAGAATCATTTACTCCTAATTTAAGAGGAGTTAAATTGTCTCTTGACAGGAACGTAGCTGGCGACGGAATAGTTCCTACAGCTACAAACGGGTCATTAAGTATTTTTCAAGATCTCAACATACCTGGAGACAATGTTTTCCCAGTGTACGGAGCAACTCCAAATATAAGTTATAACATTGCACCCTATTTGACATTTGATAGAGATATATTAACCTACTCAATTAATACTCAAACGGTTCGTACAATTTATTTTCCGTATCGAGGAATTGCTCCATACTCTCCCGGATCTCAAATAAGAATACGTGGAATTAATAAATTTGATCAAATTTATAATGTAATTAATTCTAACAATCAATCAGTTACAGTATCAATTAATTCAACGTTTACAAATTATTTTTCCACAACATCTACATCAGTAACAACCGTAACTTATTCTAATACCAGGATAAATTCAGCCACTGCCGGCACAACAACATTTACAAATAATAGAACAGATATTACTGAACTAGGCAGTAGTACAATGACAGAGATATTCAATGCAGGATATCCGGAAACTATTGAATTAGACAATGGGTATTATAACTTATTCCCCCCATTTAGTTTATTATTTGATGGACAAATTTACGAAAATTATGCATTGGGAACAAATAGTGCTATCTACTTTGGCCAGTATGCTGAAGCTAGTTGGATTGATGATCAAGGCAATATAGATGTTCCGTACGACCAATGGTCTCCAAGTTTCTTGGGCCCAGCAGATCTGTTTGTTAACGGATTGTATATTAGTAGCTATAACAATAAGTCAAGTCAAATATTTGTTAAAACAGATGGCGCACCCGGCAGTCAAACTTATCGAATTAGATTTGAAGGATACGGATTTACTTCCGAAACTGGAACACCGACATTAGTATGGGAAGCGGCATTTTATGAAGATCCAACTAATCCCGGTGTTGGCAACGGAGTTATTGACATTGTATTAATTGCAGACAGTAGAAGAGGGAGAGGAGTAACTGGAGCCGCGAATGGATTCTTTTGGTTAGAGCCTGGAGACCATCGAACTCCGCTACCATTGGGAGGAATTCCTACAGTTACCACTGCTACCTCTACATTTACAATCACTACATCCACATTGGCGTCTAGTTTTATCAGTACAAGTGCATTCCCAGTTATCAGTAATATGACAATTGAAAAAGTATTTGGGTCAGTGTATGAACAAAAATATGTATCTACATTGGTAGCACCTACAAATCCAAGAGAAACTTTATATTATGCTAATATAGCACCGGGATATAGATATAATCTTTCTATTGTTAGTGGTCAAATCATTGCCTCAGATAATAATTTATCTTATACAGGAAAAATTGCATCAGCTGCTAGACTAAAAGGATTGCCGACATTTGTTGTTTCGTCGGGAGATCTTAAAACTACTAGGAAATTAGCAGATGGTGCATTTATATTAGCAACTCCCGATACTTACATACCTAAAATAGCTATATCTTTTTCTCAAACAAGTGTTGTTACAACTACACAACCAGTATATCCAAGAGAAATATTATACTATATCAATATAGGACAAGGTACTCGACTTAATAGAAGTATAGTCTACGGACTTGGAAATACAATTGGCATGCCTCCCGATGATAGAAGATCGTCTGGCAAATTAGCCTCAATGAATAAGTTGCAATCAGATATTAGTATTAGGAATTCTGGTAATCTACAAAAGAGATTGTTCAATTTAAGAACTGATAATAATCTAATATTTGATGTTGATAAGCTATCTGCTATTACAAAATTGCGTACAGATAACAACTTAACATTTGATGTAGATTTAATTAATCCATTTAAGATACCTGCTGATAGAACTCAGGTATTCTATACACCAACAATCAGTAGTTTACCAAAAGAGTTGTTTAATTTAAGAACTGATAACGTTTCTGCTTTTGCTGTTAACATGTTACAGAAACAGTTGTTTAATTTAAGAACTGATAACAATTTAGCATTTAGGGCTGATAAATTATTTGCAGTTACAAAATTAATAAGTGATAACAACTTTAGATTTTCTGGGGACACATTACAGAAACAGTTGTTTAATTTAAGAACTGATAACAATTTAACTTTAACATTTAATGCGGGTGCTATTCAGAATCCATTTAGGATACCTGCAGATAGAACTCAGGTATTCTACACGCCATTATTATCTAAATTAACTGCTGCCACTTTGGTAAGAAGTAGCACCAATCTACCGCAAGTTAGTAAAGTAAGTGCAGTTACAAAATTAATAACTGATAACAATTTTAGATTTTCTGTCAACATGTTACAGAAACAGTTGTTCAGTTTAAGGACTGATAACAACTTTAGATTTTCTGTCAACATGTTACAGAAACAGTTGTTTAGTTTAAGAACTGATAACAATTTAACTTTAACATTTAATGCGGGTGCTATTCAGAATCCATTTAGGATACCTGCTGATAGAACTCAGGTATTCTTTACACCGCTACTGTCTAAATTAACTGCCGCAGCCGTACTTCGAGATTCATCAACTATAATATCTGTTGGTAAAACGTTATCAATAAACACACTAAAAACAGACGCTAACCCAATATTTACAGCTAACACTTTACAAAAACAGTTGTTTAATTTACGATCTGATAACACTTCTGGGGTTACTGTTAGTACTTTACAAAAGCAATTATTTAATCTAAAATCGGACCTTACCTATTTTTGGAATACAATAAGTTATATAGAACGATCTAAGCAGAGTGCGTTCAATAATCAAACATTATTCTTACCAACTAATTTAGGAAAATTACAAACTGCCGCAACCGCAAGGTCTATTAGTTCAATAATTTATTCAGGAAATCTAAGCAAACCAATTACAGCAATTAAAGAACCTTCGTATAACTTAAACTTAGGTAAAACACAATCGATGAGTGTGTTAAGAGCTGATCGACAAAATGTGTTATTCAATGTCAATGATTTAGAAAAACAATTATTCAAATTAAGAACTGATAGTAGTTTAACATTTAATACAGGTGCTATTCAAAATCCATTTAAGATACCTGCTGATAGAACTCAGGTATTCTTTACACCTACACTAGATAGATTAACTTCTAATGCAGTACTAAAAGCTGATCAAAAGAATACATTATTTGATGTCAATAACTTACAAAAACAATTATTCAATTTAAGAGCTAACAGCAATTTAACATTCAACACTGATACTTTACAAAAACAATTATTCAATTTAAGGACTGATAATAGTCTAAAAACTAGCGTTGATAAGTTATCTATTATTACTCCATTAAGAACTGACAGCAATTTAACATTTGATGTAGATTTAATTAATCCATTTAAGATACCTGCTGATAGAACTCAGGTATTCTTTACACCTACGCTAGATAAACTAACTGCTAATGCAGTACTGAGAGCTGATCAAAAGAATACATTACTTGATGTCAATAACTTACAGAAACAGTTACTCAACTTAAAAACTGATAATAGTCTAACATTTGGTGTTGATAAGTTATCTATTATTACTCCATTAAGAACTGACAGCAATTTAACATTTGATGTAGATTTAATTAATCCATTTAAGATACCTGCTGATAGAACTCAGGTATTCTTTACACCTACGCTAGATAAACTAACTGCTAATGCAGTACTGAGAGCTGATCAAAAGAATACATTACTTGATGTCAATAACTTACAGAAACAGTTACTCAACTTAAAAACTGATAATAGTCTAACATTTGGTGTTGATAAGTTATCTATTATTACTCCATTAAGAACTGACAGCAATTTAACATTTGATGTAGATTTAATTAATCCATTTAAGATACCTGCTGATAGAACTCAGGTATTCTATACACCAACAATTAGTAGTTTACCAAAAGAGTTGTTTAATTTAAGATCTGATAACAATCTAACATTTAATGTTAATAGGTTATCTGTTATTACAGCACTAAGGACTGATAATAATCTAATATTTGATGTTGACAAGTTGTCTGCTATTACAACACTAAGGACTGATAACAATTTAACTTTAACATTTAATACAGGTGCTATTCAAAATCCATTTAGGATACCTGCTGATAGAACTCAGGTATTCTTTACACCGTTATCATCTAAATTAACTTCTAATACAACATTAAAAAGTTCTTTAACATTATTAACAGTTGATAAATTAACATCGGCTATAACCATAAGACAAGATTATAAATTTCTTTCTTCTCTAACAATAGGTGCAATTGAGAGAGGCAAATTATTAAATGCAAATCAATCGTCATTATTTTATGCCCCGTTATCATCCAACTTAAAATCGGTATCTTACTTAAAATCTGACAATATTAGATTTAATATAGACACATTACAAAAACAGTTAGTAACTATTAGAGATGCTCAAACAACATTATCAGTTGATAAATTAACATCTGCAATAGTCTTAACATCTGATAAGATTCTACTTAATATTAACACCGTAGAAAAGCAGTTGTTTAATTTAAGAACTGATAATAATTTAACTTTAACATTTAATACAGGTGCTATTCAAAATCCATTTAGAATACCTGCAGATAGAACACAGGTATTTTATACACCTGAATTATCTAAGTTAACTTCGACTAGTGTTTTGCGAGACATCACACATGGACTATTTGTTGGAAAAACGACTGCTATAACCTTGCTAAGGACTGACAGCAATCTAGCATTTGACAGCGATAGGATTGAAATATTTAAGACCCCTGCAGACAAAACTCAAGTTTTATATGCTCCTCTGTTGTCTAAATTAACAGCCAACAGTATACTAAGAGATACTAAAATAGAATTGTCACTGGGAAGAACGGCGTCTACAACAGTTTTGAGATCTGACAACGTATTCTTTGATATTGACACATTGCAAAAACCTTTGGTTAATCTAAGGACTGACAGCAATCTAGCATTTGACAGTGATAGAATTGAAATATTCAAAACTCCTGCAGACAAGACCGTAGTGTTTTATACTCCTGACATAGCTAGAATAACTGCCAATACAGTGTTAACTGCTGATAGGACTATACGTAATGCTGATATGTTACAAAAGCAGTTATATGTCTTAAAAACAGATACCGCCCTCTTCAAAGTTGGTCTTGCTAATCGAGGATTTGTTTTAAGAACAGACGACCCTAATGCATTCAACCTTACACAGATTGGCAACTTTGAAAAAGCAAAAGATAATCCCAACAAATATCAAGTTCTGTTCCTACCTGCAACTTTAGGTAAAGTATCGCCCGGGTTAGTAGTTAGAAGCATTGCTAGAAATATAGTTGTTAATAAATTATTGGCACCTATAAAAGTAAAGGCCGATGCCGGTCAACCATTTATTGCATATTCGAGAGTTACTGACTACTATAATCAAAATAATTATAGTCTTATAACTGCTCCAGATAGTCCTAGAGCTAGACTACAATATCAAAAAATTGCTCCAGGTTTTAATTATAGTCACGGTATACAACAGGGCAGAGTATTAAGTCCAACTCCTGCAAAAGTTAATCCAGATAATCTATCAAATTTTGACAATATAGGAGTTGCAACTGACCCTTTTCTTGCAATAATAAAATCCACCGACCCTGTAGTTTCGGTTATTGGTAGAACCCCAACATACACTACAAACGTTCTTTTGTGGTACATCAATGAAGCTGATGTACTAAAAGCTGTGCCTATTGGATCTCCAGTATTAACATTATACTTTGAAGCAGACTATAGTATACCCAACAGATTCCCCGCAGGATCTACGGTGCGTATTTTCCAATCTGTTGCAGGGGGTTATAACGTCGATGTACAAGTATTATCAAGTGACGGTGGATCGATTACGATAGAAAATATAAGCAACTTACCTCCAATTAGTGGTATGACAATTCGACGTATTGGTACAGGATATCCAGTTACTGTATATTTTACAAATAACTTGGGCTTGCCTCGCCCTTACTATCCTGGAACTTATGTTAAATTGACCAATAACGTTAATGGTCAATCTACAACGGCTCTAGTAACTGATTCTGGAAACAACTACGTTACAGTTAATAAATTAACTAACGGTTTTTATTTAGAAGTTAGTGGTCGAGGGACCATTGCCGGAGCAAGTGTGCCAATATTTAGGCGCAGTGATGTTAAAACAACACTTGCTCCAACTAACCCAAGAGAAATGCTATACTACGCTGAGATGGCACAGGGTTACAAATATGGAAGAATGTTATCTACATTTGGAAATAGTTTAGCTATAAATACTGTGGATCCAAAGTTATCTAGCCTACAAAAGCAGATTAACAAAGTGTTTGCAGTTAATGTAAGTTTAATAACCGATGGACGAATTGTTAAATTCCAGACTGGCGCTGGTAAAAATGGGCAAAACGGTATTGTCGATGTTGCGGCACCTAAAAAAGAGCCTATACAGTTTTGGAATTAACTAAATAAGATACAAGTTTTACATTTGAAAGGATTAAAAAAATGTACGAAGAATTAAGTCAAATTTTCCCGGGATACACACATTTTTACATTGTGCAAGGATTGATGTTAGCAGAAGCAATGGAGAGAGTTGCTAGATTAACAGGTGACGACGGTGCTGTTTTGAATCACGGCAATCAGATTATTTTTGCAGCCAAGCATGACATTGGACACGGCGCCCAGGATATCTCCTGGTTATGGCCAGTTCCTGGTCAACCAGTTGACGTTGAATAATTAGATCATATCCTGGGCTAGCATAAATCTCACACGGAATTAGGAATATTAAATGGCAAAACACGTAATTTTAGAAAGATATACCTTTACACCCGGTAGTAATACTGTGGTGATAACTGGTAAAGCAATTAGAAGAGAACAGTTAGTTCTTATTACTAACGTAACAACTAACACTATTATCTATAATTTTGCCGATTCGTCTTTAACTGCTGGTACATACACCACAAGTGTTGCAAGTAACATTGAAACAACTACAATCATATTAGCGTATAACTGTAGTGGTATGAACGCTAGCGACAAGTTAAGTATCATTGTAGACGAAATTGAAGAATTATTTCGCCCATCAGAAGTATTACAAGATCCTGTGGGAAAATTGCGTGTAAGCAATCCCCAGTCGTTAATTGATACTGACTTTGAATATGGTGTTCAAAGTACCAAGTGGGAAACATTGGCACTTGTTAATAATAGACCGGCTGCTTTCTATGACCCAACACAAGGTATTAGTAACGTAGCAACTGTTCTTACTATTGGTAGTGCAATTGGTTCTTATCAGATTACCGCAATGACCGGGAATGCAGGTCGAGTAATAACAGTTACAATTAATAATACAACAAATATTACAACAAGTACTCCTATTTTTGTCCAGGATACTATCGACCCTTCTGCTAACGGTTGGTACTTACCTGCAACCGTGTCAACTAATGCTAACTTTACATACGTTTCTAGATCTGCTGTGACAACATCTAATATTTTTGATCCAACTAAAACTTACATTTTTATTGGTTCATTCTATACTCAAGCGGGTATACCACTTTCTGCATCAGCTGGTGCAGCCTTTACCAACGTAGGAACAGCAGTAACCTGCACAACAACAAATCACCACGGACTTTCAGTTGGCCAGGCTATATTTGTAGTGGGAACAACAGGTACTAATGCTCCAAACGGTACTTGGCAAGTTCGTCAAACTCCTACCAGTAACACGTTTATATTTGATGTAATTAATACGCCATCGGGGACAATTACTGCTACCGCCGGAGCTCAAGCTACATTATATGCTAGAACATGGGGAACCAGTATTCACAGAGCATACGACGGCGGCGTAACTTTTACTGATGGTTACCCTTACCAAGGGAATCAAATAATTCGACAGACTCGTCGATTTTTCCGATACCAATCAGGTAAAGGAGTTCAATTCTCCACTGGTTCGAATTTGTGTTCTCCCTTTCAGATTGATAGTTTAACAGCATCTGGAAGAGTTGTAACAGTAACTACAAAATTCCCACACAATATGGGAACTGGCGCTACTATTATAGTTTTTGGCTCAGACCAATCATTTTACAACGGTACTTTTGTTGTACAAACTGTTGCGTCTGATTTGACATTTACATATACCGCAACAGATAATCCTCAAGCTAGTCCTGCAACTTCTCTTAATGGAATAACTGTACAGCCTTATCAATGGACTGGCGCTAGCATACGAATGGGAATGTTCACATCTCAAAACGGATTCTTCTTTAACTATGACGGTACTACATTAAGTGCGGTTCGTAGATCTAGTACCACTCAGTTGCAAGGTTACCTAACAGCCTTAACTAATGGAACTCAGGTTTGTACAGGTACAAATACTTCTTGGGCACAACAGTTGCGTGTCGGCGATCTTGTTGTTATTAGAGGAATGTCTCATAAAGTATTAAGTATACAAAGCAACACGGCAATGACCATTTATCCAGATTATAAAGGTACAACTATTTCTTCTCCTAGTCAAGTGACTATTAGTAAAACTATTGATCTTGTGATCCCACAGAGTCAATGGAATATTGATAGATGTGACGGAACTGGAGCTTCTGGATTTAATGTAGATGTTAGCAAGATGCAAATGTGGTACATAGATTATAGTTGGTACGGTGCTGGAGCAATTCGTTGGGGCTTTAAGAATGCCCGTGGTGAAGTAATATATTGCCATAGATTAGCTCATGCTAATAATCAAACAGAAGCTTATATGCGTTCTGGTAACCTTCCTGCTAGATACGAAGTTAATACATTCTACCCAACTGCAAACGTAACTGCCAATATTACAACAGGTGCTACCTCAATATCTGTAGATAGTACTGTCGGTTTTGCAAGCACAGGAACAATAACTATCATGGCCAGCGGAAACACCGGCGCAGCCATTGAATATGTAAACTATACAGGTAAAACAGACACATCATTTACCGGATTAACTCGTGGCGTCCAAAATTTAATAGGACCGGGCGGATTAACTGGTGGTGGTGGAGCAGCCGCCACGGCATTTAACTTAGCCAACGTTACTGCTACATTACCATTAGGATCTGCACCAGTTGGGGTATCATGGTGGGGTCCTCAATCTGCCAATACTATCAGTCATTGGGGATCATCGGTTATTATGGATGGTCGATATGATGATGATAAATCGTTAATTTTCGTAGCGGGTATGACAGCAACTATTGCTACCTTGGCTACCAACGTTGTACAACCTTTAATTAGTATTCGAGTCGCACCTAGTGTAGATTCTGGATTAACTGGTATCGTTGGCCAACGTGAAATTCTTAACACCATGCAGTTGAAGTTGCAACAAGCTGGTGTATATTCAACTGGTACTAACGTGTCTTTCTTGATTACTTTGCGACTTAATGGCAATTTATCAGGCGGAACATTTGCGGCAGCTGGCGGATCTAGTCTTTCTCAAATTGCTTACCATACAGCAGGACAGACAATTACTGGAGGCGAAACAATATTTGGCTTCTTTACCACTACTCCGGGAGTTTCATCCTTTGACTTAACTACAGTGCGCGATCTAGGTAATAGTATTTTAGGTGGCGGTACTAGTTATACAGTTCCATCGGGTGCTCAAAATAAGTACCCAGACGGTCCCGATATTGTAACTATGTGTGCCCAAAACGTTACACCAGTTACAATTAACTCGGTTAATGCTCGTATAGCCTGGACAGAAGCTCAGGCTTAAAAGAAAAGCACCCTAGGGTGCTTTTTTTATGAATTAAATTTATATTCTGCAGGCTCGGGCCCTTGGTAATAATTAATTCCGTAGTCTAATTGATGCAATGTTAATCTTCTAGGATTTTGTTGTCCTATCCAATGTTCGGCATCGTGCATATTCGACCATCCATTTAATTGTTTTTCAAATTTAACTTCATGCGGCCATTTAAGCAAGGGGATCTTTTTAATAAAATCAGTGCTGGCCCACCAAATAGTTCCGGACCAACATCCATTGTGCCAGTTAGCACCAACAGTATCGTATCCTGCTTCGAGTGATTTAACACATAGTTGCCAATTTTTAATATTCCAATATTCTAAATATTCGTTCCACTTTTCTGCAACAGGCCATGTTTCGTCCCATCTGTGGGTAATTCCCTTAGTATGGAAATGAAACACCGCAGTATTTTCCGTAGCACGATTACAATCGTCGTGTAACTCTCTTATTGAATATACTTCACCTACAGGTTTGAAGCTGGGGCGAAACCCTATAAAACCAAATCGTTCTATATGCGGGACAACTTCAACACGAGCGTCGATGAGATCCATGTTCTGCCTGGCCCACCCAGATCCTTCGTACGGATCATAATGTAATTGTATAACAATTTTGTCAGCGGCATTCCACAGACCTGTTGTTTTCATTAACTTAATTTTTTCTTCTACAAGTTCTTTCCAGCCTGGTAGTTGAGCTATATGATAATAAATCCAAATTTTCATAATTATTTTGCCGATTGAAATATTTCTTTTGCGGCCAAACTATCTGGCGGTGCCGCTAGTATTGTCCAATCTGATCCTAACACTGGTGTTATATGTATATGGCTCCGTGGAATCCAATACTTATCTACTGATATGTTAAACTGGTCAACCATATTAGAAATTGCAGAATCTACGGTAATTAGTGCCTGAGCATGTTCTATTACTTTAATCCAGTCAAATATGTTTTCAGTTATGTTATCGTCAATATCAATTCTTTGCCAATCTTCGGGCATGTGTGATAAGTCAATGTTAGCTGTGTATGAACTACCCTTTAGGTGAGTGACATAATATGGTTTATCGCTTACTAATTTTTTATACAGATCGTGCTCTCGTTCTTCATTCCTATTGATGCATTCCCGTAATTTCCATTTCCATAGGAAAGGAACCCCGGCTGCTGTATATTTGTGCTCGTCAAATTTCTGTATCTGAAAATAGTTCCGCCCACTTAATTCTGGATGACCTGTTAAACTTTGATACAGGCATATAAATTCTGTGCAACCTCTACTGCCTAATTCAAAATAAGGACGATCGTAAAAAAACTTGCCAGCCCTATCAGTAGGAATAGGAACCCATTCTACCCATGTAACTGTATCTCTAAAAGACGGATAAAATTCTTCGCAAATGGGCCAAATAACTTTATGCCCTTTTTGTAAAAAATAATAAGCAATTGGCAAGGCAATAATAATATCGCCTAGCCCCCTGGATTGTATAATACCTACTGGTCCTGGAATAATTTCTTGTTCTTCTTGTTCAATCATAAATTCTTGTATAGTTTAATACATTTCCCGATCCATATTGCGCTTCGGCTAAGAGCTTGGCCTGGTAGTCGTCGTTAGCACTAACTACTACATTAGCAGTTTGATAAGGATTTAATCGAATCCAAACATTATAACGGTACATATACAGTTCTTTCTTGGAAAATGTTTAATGTATGTATATTATAACACATTTTACCTAAATGTCTACCAAAAACTGGGCGTTTGGCCCTGAAACTTGACACAATTCAAGCTAGATGCTATAATTAATATATCGCCCATACATTTTGAGCGATTACACACTCAGTTACTTATTATGATTTAACAAAGGAGGTTCTAGTTATGACTACTACGAACACATTGGTAGAGGAAGTTCTCGATCCTCGTCAAGCCAATATTCAAATTGCCCGATTCCTCGGAACAGTTTGTACGTTAATCCTCGCATCAATTAGCATCTGGCTTGCAGTCAGTTTGCTCGATTGGGCTATGGACAAAAGAGAACTTGCTTCGAGTGAAGTTAGTGGGCCCACAACAGAGATTACAGCCGCTATGAGAGAAAAGCAGTTGGCATGTCTAAGCAGGAACATATACTACGAAGCAGGTGGTGAACCGTTTGAGGGTAAAGTTGCAGTGGCTCAAGTAACAATGAATAGAGCTAAATCATCAGCATTTCCTGATGACATCTGTCAAGTTATCTATCAAAAGAGCATAATCTACAGTAAAGTAGTTTGCCAGTTTAGTTGGGTTTGTCAATCTGCGCCATCAGTGAAACCCGTAAACGGTGCTCGTTTTAAGGAAAGTGAAGAAGTAGCAAAGAAAGTTTTGCTAGAAGGTTTTAGGCTTCCTAGCCTAAAAGATGCCCTGTATTTTCACGGGGATTACATCAACCCAGGATGGGGTAAGAAACCAGTGGCCCATATTGGTCGTCATATTTTTTATAATTGAAAGGTTAGTTAATTATGAGCCGTAGAGAAATATTGGAATTAATGACAAAATTCCCACGTTGGTCATGGTATTTTTTCCGAGATCACATGGGTAGAGTCACTGGTAATACACTAGGGTGGATTACTATTGTTTTGCTACATTTAGCCAGTGTACCTACATTGTTTAGCGTATTGGTTGGACAAAGCGATCGCTTACCCCCAGTAGACCTTATGATTTTTGTATGGGCAGGTTTAACTACTATGTTCTTCAAAAGTCTAATTGAACGCAACTGGACCTATATTGCTACAATTTGTGTAGGATTTATTGGACAGACGCTTTTAATGGGTCTGATACTTTTTAGGTAAAAGACATGCTCGCATGGTAAATACATCATGCGAGCATTTGAATTCATAAACGAAAAAACAGACCCAAAACTGTGCAGATCACCAAAGCGTCTAGGTAGATCAGATTATAGCAGTTGCGTTAGTCAAGGGTTAAGAGCGCATTCATCAAAAGGTAAAGGCCACACGGATGGTCACGGTAATTACCTTAAAGGCAAGAAAGCCAAATCAGTACACTACGGCGGCGACGTTAAAGACTACGACAGTAAGTAATTTGTCCTTAGCTTTAGTCATGCTAAATATGATTAAAGGTGCTAATTACTATGAGTATAGATCCAAGATTAATTTTTTTAGAATACGCTATGAAGCGTAAAGAATTTCCGTTGGTTAACATTACTGATACTCCGGTAGAAGGTCAACGAATTGTTAAAGTTATTACAGACGAAATAAAAGATTTAGTAGAACATTTAGGATTCACGGGCAATGACGATGTTCCTAGTAATATTAGAATTATATCCCCAGATCTCAAAATTATCTTTCCAGATTTTCTAGCAGACACCGCAATTGATCAATCAGTAAAAGATTCCTTATTAACTAATTTTGGACACATACTTCAGTCTACTGATGTAGCTGAAATACAATCATTTTACGATGAAAATGTTGTAAATTTATTATTTGACAATTTTGATGTTGACGGAGAGGTAGTTTATGTATTATCACCGTCAATTAGTACCAGTACAGTATATACTGAAACACTTATAGTGGAGAACTAAAATGCCAACAGGACAAGTACCCCGTGCCGCGTATAGCATAATTCATCCTTTAGGAAATCTTGCATACCAATCTCAAATTCCTACCTTACAGGGGAACGTAGGTGCCGGTAAAGTAATTTATTATTCAGATATAAATGCTATAAAAGGTCTAATTACTTCAATGGCTGGGCACTACCACCAATATACCGATGCATATCAATTAGCTACATATGGTGCAGGGTACGGTGATAACCCAAGTGCAGGAGACCGAAATAATTACTATACTCCTGGTGGCAGAAATACAGGTTACGCATACGGAGTTCAAACCGGCGATACACTCACCGGCGCAGGCCCAGCGACCGGTGGTGATTTTAAGCAAGCTGGAGTTATTAGAGCAAGCGACTACAATGCAATGAACACTAGGATTAAAACTCTAAGATATCATAGACACGGTATCGTTGATCGAACATCGGCGTAAGGAAACAAATTGAGAGCATTTTTTTTCCAAACCGGGCAAGGATTTTCAAGTATGTGGGATGACGCGGAGAGCACATATAATCTAAATCCAGAACCAGGCCTAGGGTACTTTTCTAGTCTGAATACCGATGCATACCGAACTGCAAGAATATCTTTTTTTAGAAACGTAGATACTAGATTTGTGCTGTCGGCAGGAGTTGAATCTGATATATGTTTAACTAGGCCTTATACCACAGCCGATCTGTTACCATCTATATCTATCAATTTACAAGATATAGTAGATGAATACGAAAAAATTAAGGACAGGCGTCCTCAGTGTAAGATTTTATTATTTGGAGCTCCGTTAGCTGACGCAACAGATCAAAAAAGTGCTATAGAAGGTACTCGATATTTTAGTAGACTAGATAACGGATTAATGTTAGATCATCGAAACAATGAAACTATATCTGAAAATTTTGATGTCATTCCCTGGTTTTTAGTTTATAAAACTAATGATGCAGACATCTATTACATTGTATTAAATCATTATGCCATACAAGAATCTGCAAATCTAAGTGGACGAATAGACGATAACACCTTTGTACATTCTATAGACAATCATGGTAATAATCTTAACGAAACATTATTTCAGCCTAGATTTTCTAAAAATGTAAAAATAGTAGGAAATCAATTGTTAGTAACTGGAGACAAGTTTACAGTTTCAAACTTTGATAATTGGTTTATAAGACTGCATTTATCTGATACTGATTTATTTGACAACGCCAAAGTCAAATGTACTACAAACTTTCCAGTTACTAGAAATAACAATCAGTTTGAAATAACAGTTGATAATTCTGTTGGTTATCTATATCTAAGATGGAACACTGCTACAGCAATGGATGTAGCATTAAATAAGACCAATAGATTCTACAGAGAATATGTAGTACATAAAATTTAAGGAGCAAATATATGGCAGAAAATACTGAAAACGTAAACGACTGGGCCGATGGTGTCCAACCACCGGCTGATGCTGTTGCAAATACAACCATCATTGGTCAACAAAATTATCAAACTATGTTAACAATTTTGAACAACCTTGCCACGCATAATCATATATTTTATGATGATTATACCACAGTATGTGACTGTCAATGTCAATGTAACTGTAACCGTGGAACTGTATGACCAATAGTGTAATTTGGATTAAGAACGAAACTCAAAAGAAAAGATTGGAAGATCATAAGGCTTCGGTGACTACATCTGAAGACGGTTCGCTACGATTTGAAACTAAGAATATTATTACACCCAAAGGATTAGAAAAAGCAAATAAACTAATTTCAGTAGTACCTAAAGTAGATGAAACAGTTGTATCTATTTCATCAGCTAACTATTTGTTCCAAGACCTTAAGCAACTAAATTTAATTTTAACCAACGCTTGCAATCTATCCTGCTCATACTGCTACGAACAGCATAATAAAGATTTTGGAAGATTTACTAACGAAAGTTTACTTCAAGCATATAGATTCTTAGTTAACGCAAATCAAAGACAAAAGAAAGTCTTTAATTTCTTTGGCGGAGAGCCGTTAATTCATAAAGATATTATCTTAGACTTTGTAAGAAAAAATGAAAAAGAGCTAGAAGAAAATAGCCGTGGTGATGTTAACACTGTTGTTGGTATGGTTACTAACGGGTTATTGTTTACTAAAGAATTATTAGACGAATTTCTAAACTATGATTTCACGTATATCTTATTATCGCTTGATACAGATAGAAGCGAAGTTGATCATAGAGAAATTGGGCAAGACAAGATTAATAAAATTATGGACTTCATTAGTTATATGCCCGATGGTCCTAAGCAACAAAAGCGTATTATTATTAGATGCACTCTAGCAAGAGAAAATGCTCCGTATTTTACAGAGTTCGTTGATCATTTGTATACTAGGGGCATTAGAAGGATGGTAGTACATCCGCTGATCCTGGACTCTAGCAAAGGCTTCATCCGCTGGTCCGATAGCGAATGGAATAACCTACATAGAGATATTTTAGCAGTGTTAGACAAATATGCAGATTTCCAAATACATTTTTCAGAAGGTGTTGGACAGAAAGGTGAAGAAAACTGCATGATAGGATCTGACATGATTGCCATCGATGCAAGCGGAGACTGGAGCGGATGCTACTTCTTTACTAACCAAAAGGCTGGCGCAACTTCGGAAACTATACTAGGTAATCTATTCCAAGATAATCTTTATATAGACAGGTACAAGTACTTCCAAGTAGAATATTCTAAAATGTTTGAAGAAGAGGAACAATGCAAAACATGTGATTTGAAGAACGCATGTTATCAATGCCCTGCTGGAAACTTAGATACCGGATCTAGAATGTTTCGCCCAGACGACATGTGCCAAAAGATTGTGAAGCTATATCTAGACTTGCAGGAAGATATTGCTAAAAAACAATTTAAGAAAAAATACGAAAGCATTTGTAGCGCAGTAGAATCTAGCGAAGAGAATCATCCCTATGTTAAAGGTTTGGTATATTTGATGTTCTACTACACATTTAATTTCCATCCGCTAATAGATAAAGTTCATGTTAATATGGACGAGATTGCAGATTATAGAACATTGCTTGCCGTATGGAAAAAGATTATCAATGATGAGATTACTCCTAACTTCAGCAAGGATAATTTTGTAGAAGAACTCAAAGCTCTGATTACTAGCGATACAGAAGAAGTTGATGACTTTTACTATTATGTTGTTAAAAAAGGAAATCTTGCTCCAATTGATAATAAGATAAAAGCTGAAAACTTGTATCAACGTGCATTCTATCTTTGCCTACTGCATATGATATTTTTACAATCCATGCATAAAACTTATCAAGGTACATTTAGTGAACGACTTATTGAATCAAAAAATAAATCTCATACCCATTCAACCACTAGATAAAATAAAGATGGTTGTTATCTACTTAGGTAACACATGTAATTTTGATTGTACATATTGCGATAGAGACTATATTACAAATCTAGGAGGGCAAAACTTAACTCGAGATACTTCTCAAGATATCAAAGAGTTTATAGAATGGGTTGCCCTTCAACCAAATGAAGTAGAACGTGTATCATTTCACGGCGGCGAGCCTTTGCTCTTTATAACTCGAATGAAGGAAATAATGTTATGGTTATATCCTATCTTAAAAAAGAACAACTGGCAATTGACTGTAACTACAAACGGCTCATTAGTTAAAGAGACTGAAGACTTCTTTGATCAATACGCAGATGTATTATATGTAACAGTCAGTTACGATTTTATGCATCAAGCTACTAATAGAAAATCGTTTGATGTTGTAGAAATGTCAACAGTACTTAATAGAAATAAAATTAAGTGGCAATGGCAATGCGTGTTACCCATTGATCAACCAAACTCTTTTTCATTAGACAACATAAAAGATATTGTTAGTACCTGTTATAAAACTAGATGCCGATCTATTAATATTATTCCGTTAAGGCATCGAAGAGGTAAAGATAAGTTTGACGTTATAATTGATAAGTTAGATTTAGTACAATTTTTAGATGCCTTTTTGCAATTTATTCAGATACTCTATGTTAAAAAGATATCTGTATATATTGACGGATGTTATACTATGGTTGATAAAGCATACTTTTCAGAGCATAACAAATTAATACTCTCACCAGATGGATTCATTTATCCCGAGTTCGATTTTCTAGAATACAAAACTGTTGATGCTCGTATAGGTGATTGGCGAAACAAGCAAATTTGGAAAAATCAAGGCGATGCTGGAAGAATATACGATAGTTGTATGAACTGTAAAAAGCGTCCTAGTTGCGGATTAAAGTATTTGTATCATATGTTCAACGAACAGCCAGGTACAAAATGCAAGGAGTTTTATACATATATGGACTTTGTTATAATGCATGTATCAAAGCTAAATCAAAAACAAAATATCTTAGAATGGGTAGGAATCCAAGAAGACTTTAAGATTATTTCTTAATTGTAAATATTGATTATGCAAAATACAAACAGAGATAATTTTGACGGCTACGATAGTTTAGCTGACTATTGGATTAAGGAAGATTGCCTTCGTTCTCTTGATCACGACTTGTATTTTAGTTTAGGTAAAAGATACTATTGTGGCGCAGGTTGTAAAGTATGTTACATAAAAGACAATTTGGCTAAAACTAAAGATTTAGTAAATGAAATTTTTACAGATGATTTTAGTTTGCAATCTACGTGGTTTGAAATATTTGATTACTTTGGATCTGTTAGGACAAATGATGACTTGTATTATCTAAAATATAATTTTCCTAACCACTACAAATGGTATCAAACCCACGGACACCTGTTTGAAGTATGTATTACTGATAACGCAATCTTCCGAATACTTGACTTAGATATTAAGATAAAAACCCTGGGCGATATCTCTATAAGCACAGAATTTTTAGAACAAGTGGGTGTTGATAAAGTACTTGATACATTAGGTAAACTATACGATAAGTACGGAATACAAAAAATCAAATATATAGACTGCGGTAATCCTACTATCTTCAAAGAGTTAATTGAATTTACTAAAAAGCATAGATTACATAATTGTGTGCATCACGATTTTAGAACAAACAACAGAGAAATATTAGAACAAGACTATGCCGAATATCAAAATACGTGGGTTGTAAACGACAATAGCGGATTGATGCAAATTTATAGGGAGTCTATACATCTATATAACGATAGATTTTATTTTTCAAGCGACGATGCTAGTAATTTAACTATTGATCCGTTTCATTTAATTACTAACGGGTTTGATCATTCTAGCTTTATGACTGATATGCTTACGAGCAAACAATACCATTACGATAGTTGGAAAAATAGAGTTATCAATCCAAAGTTTAGAGAATACTACAAAACAACCTTAGAATACACCGTTAATAAAAACTTTACTTTTATACCATACTACATGTATACTAACAAGTCGAGATTTTTTTATAAACTTCAAGAGCTAGGGTGGACAATGACAAAATTTGGAATGTTAAAAACAGACCAGGTTATACCAATAATAAGTAAAATATGAGCTATTCCAAATTTAGATTAAAACAATCAAACAGCATTATCTATTATGAAATTAATAATAATGCCATATACAACGAACTAGGCGAACCATTAACGCTTCCTCCGGAGAAAGATATTTCTTTCTATGAAGAAGCTAGCAAAGTGCATGGCTCTAGAAAGAAAAGTAATAAGCCAACAGCTATTCGTATTTTGTTTGGGCAGGCCTGTAACTATAGTTGCTCTTACTGTATGCAGAAAGACATTGGTAATCCAGAAGAGCAAAAAAAGAACACCAATCTGGATGCATTTATTAAATCAATCGATACTTATCTTGACCTTGAAAACTTAGAACGCATAGAGCTTTGGGGCGGAGAACCGTTCCTATATTGGAATGACATAATGCCAGTTATGAAACACTTAGATAAAGCAGGACGTCATTTCTATATATCTACTAATGGTAGTCCACTAAGAGATAAACATGCTGACTTTTTTGAGACGCTAGAATCAAAAATTACTATGGGAATAAGCCACGACGGTCCTGGACAAGAATCTTTACGTGGCGAAGACATATTTGATAAGTCTAGTGTGGCTAAAACATTGCAACGATTAGACACCATGTATCCTCATGTACAGTTTAGCTTTAATACTGTTATAAGTTTAACCAACTATGATATGTTTGGCATTAACAAATATTTTAGAGATGTTGCAGAAAAACTCAATCTTAAAAATGTCAAATTAAGTTATACAATGGCTAGAATTTATGACGAGACTAATTCACAAAATAGTGCTGATCATGTTATATCTGGAGAAGACCTAGCAAACTTCAAACATACAATGAATAGCTATATTGACGAGTGCATTAAACAACTAAAGACTCACGGAAGAAATAAAAATCGAGAGTTCTTAGAAACAAATATATTTGATGGCAAGGGCGGAGTTCTTGACTATGCTGCCACACTTAAACATCAAGTACCTGTAACAATGACAACAGGGTGTGGAGCAGATGCCGAAGATGTGCTATCAGTTGATGTCCAAGGAAATGTAAGACTGTGTCCGCATACAAGCGAAAAATTTATTGCAGGTAAAATTGATAACTTAAAAGGCATCCGCATTATACAATTAGATCTTAACAGAAAGAAAACTCATTGTTCTGATTGTAGTGTACGTAGACTGTGCAAGTCTAGTTGTCCTATAACATTCCCAGATAACGTGTTCCTACAAAACTGTAGAGTAGAAAAAGTATGGAACGGCGCCATACAGCACAAAGCCTTTGAATTATTATTTGGACAAGAAGTAGAGTTGCTAGAAATGGGGATAGAATCTATAAATGCGCCAGTCAATAATTGAACAACATAGGGTACTGTTAGAGAATCATTCTTTACTGGTAACCAACACAATTCAATCAATTGAAGATCTACGGATATTCATGGAACATCATGTGTATGCTGTATGGGATTTTATGAGTCTTGCTAAAGCACTACAACATAGAATATGCCCAAGCGGTGACCTTTGGATTCCTACTAGGATACAGCGTACATCCAGTAGGTTGATCAACGAAATTATTTTAGCAGAAGAAAGTGATGTTGATCCGTTTAACGGTAATCACTTATCCCATTTTGATCTTTACTGCCAGGCTATGTTAGAAATTGGAGCAAATGTTGCACCTATAACCAATTTCCTAAGCTCAGTAGAAACTAACGGATTAGATTGGGCATTAGATAACATATATATTCCTGCACCTAGCAAAGAATTTATGAATTCTACCTTTACTATCATTAGACGCGGCAAAGCACATGAAATTGCCGCCGCCTTTACTTACGGCCGAGAAACTGTTATTCCGCAAATGTTTAGAAGACTCGTAAATCAGCTTGATATTAATTCATTGAACGCTAACAGATTTTTATATTATTTAGATAGGCATATAGAAGTTGACGGAGAAGAACATGGGCCGGCCGCACTGAACTTAATTAACGAACTGTGCGATTACAGCCCTACTAAAATAGTAGAAGCAGAGCAGACTGCTGTTGAAGCTATTAAAGCTAGAATATTATTTTGGGATCGAGTTGAAGAAGAGTTATGATTGATACTACATCTTTCAATGTCCGTTGGGGAGTTGTAGACCACACGTTAGATTCTAACAAATGGACATGGGATAAAATACATTCTTTGGTCAAACATCAAACAAGCATAAACAAACTGTATTATAGAAATTTTGGAGAAGGTGGATTTACGTTAGGTGGATTAGATCAAGATCCGTATTGTAAAGATGTACTGGATTTTCTACAACCATTGTTACCAAATTATTATGCTAGAGCAGGACTATATGCAGGAACAACACCAACTAGTAAAACATTTGATTTACATAAAGATCCTGGACAACATTTATGGGTATGGCAAATAATAGGCGATACGTTATGGCAAGTTGAAGATTCTAAATTTGTATTACAAGAAAATCAAATGTTATATATCCTTCCAGGATTATTACATTGTGCTATACCGGATAGTCCACGGGCAAGTATTACATTTTCTTTAGAAGAATTTGATTAAACTCTAAAAGATTCTCCACACCCGCACTTATCTCTCTCATTGGGATTCTTAAATTCAAATCCTTCATTAAGACCGTTTCTTGCCCAATCAACTGTCATGCCTTTTAAGTAAGCATCAGACTTTGCATCTACTAAAACTACAAAATCCTGTTGTGCATAATTAGTAATACCGTTTTCTATAGTGTATTCATCTACATATTCTAAAGTATATGCCAGCCCACTGCATCCTGTAGTTTTTACACCCAGACGGATTCCTACTCCTTTTCCTCTTTTTGCCAGCAATTTAAGTATTTTGTTTCTAGCGGTTTCGGTAATAGTTATCATACTGCTATTTACGTGTAAATAGCATGTTGGCACTAATTACTCATAGGAACCCCCAATGGCATATTCAGATAAAGTTATTGATCATTACGAAAACCCAAGAAATGTAGGTAAGTTTGAAATTGACGATACAGTTGGAACCGGCATGGTCGGCGCTCCTGCGTGTGGCGATGTAATGAAATTACAAATAAAGGTAGACGAAGATGGTATTATTAGAGATGCTCGTTTCAAGACATATGGCTGTGGTTCAGCAATCGCCAGTTCGTCGTTGGTTACAGAGTGGGTTAAGGGTATGCATATTAATGATGCTGTTAACCTTAAAAATTCCCAAATCGCAGAAGAACTAGCATTACCTCCAGTTAAAATACATTGCAGTATTTTAGCAGAAGACGCAATCAAAGCCGCAGTAGAAGATTATAGGAAAAAACATGCAACAACTTGAAATTACAGATAAGTGTGCTGATAAAGTTAAAGATTTAATTATTGATGAGGCAAACCCGTTGCTAATGCTACGTGTATTTGTTCAAGGCGGCGGATGCAGTGGATTTCAATACGGATTTACATTTGACGAAATCCAGAATGAAGATGACTTTATGATTGAAAAAAACAGTGTAAGATTTTTAATAGATAGTATGAGTATTCAATACCTGCAAGGCTCAATTATTGATTACAAAGAAGACTTAATGGGTAGTAATTTTAGTATTACAAATCCTAATGCCGAAACAACCTGCGGATGCGGTAGTTCATTCTCTGTCTAATAGCATATACGGGCGCAGGGTATCAATCCATTCGTTGTAGTCAAATTCCATTACAAAAATAGAACGCGGGTTGCCTGTATTATTAAACCCGTAATGAGCTTTATTTGCATCAAATGCAAATAACTCCCCCATTTTCCACCTATGAACTTTGCCTTCTACCCAAAATCCTGTATCGCCTTCTGGAATTTCTGTAGGTAAATGAACAATGATCTTATGTCCCCAACTTATATGATTATGTTCGGGTGTGCGAGAGTTGGGCTCTAAAATAAGCCACCCAGTTCCTTGGTGAGTGGGACCAGTTCTAACTAGGTCAGTAGTGAAGGGAAAATACTTTTGAAAAATACGCCAAGGTTCTTTATCCCACCAAAGTGTTACAGTACGCCATTCTGTTAACGGTTTACCGGATCCATCAAACCCGTATAATGGAATACTTTTTCTAGGACACGCAATGTATTCGTTGATAACTGTATCTTTATGTTTGATAAAATTTTCAATAAACTCTTTCTGGTTGATCATACCAATATTTATGGACACCTATTTACTATACGGATAAGTATGGATATGACACATAATCAAACGGTGCGCGGCCTCCAAATCTTGAATCATATTATATCTATAGTGGGCATAGCTATGGTTTTTATGACTGGCCAGTACTATCTATTGTTAATATCTCTTATAACATATTGGATTATTGGAGTACTTGGAATTAACATAGGATATCACAGACTACTAAGTCATAGAAGTTTTAAGACATCTACAATATTAGAAAAAATACTAAGTTTAATTGGAGTTATTACAACAGTAGGAAGCCCGCTAGCCTGGGTTACAATTCATAGACAACACCATCGAGCATGTGAACGGGATGGTGATCCGCATAGCCCTTATTTGTTAGGAAACTTAAAAGCATGGTTTGGCTTTTGGAATACTACAAAATTAGAAGTCAAACTTATTCGAGATTTTAGAAGAAATGCATTCCAACGCTGGTTGCATAAAAACTATCTTGCTATCATTGTAATGTATTGTTTGCTCCTAGCATTAATTAATCCTTGGTTTGTTATTTTTGTATATGCACTACCTGCATCTTTGTGCTTGCACAGTAGTAGTTCTATTATTGTTATAGCTCATCGACATGGCTATAAAACTTACGATCTGAAACATGACGAAAGTCGTAATAGTTGGATTGCAAATTTAATTACTTTGGGCGAAGGCTGGCACAACAATCACCATGCTAAACCTTATGCATGGAGCAATTGGGAGAAGTGGTGGGAATGGGATATTCCTGCGTTAATTATTCGACTGATTAAAAAATGAAACAATTTCAAGAATTAACAGCCGGTAGAGTATACGGCTATATGTGGGTAGCACTAGGACACATTGCTCTAGCATATCTAATAATAACATTACAATGGCAATTATTATTGTTATCATTAGCAATGCATTATATAATTGCAATAATCGGAATAAGCATGACTTATCATAGGTCAATTAGTCACAATGCAGTACAACTACCTCGTTGGTTAGAATTTATAGGATTGTTTGTTGCCGGCCTTAGTATGCAAGGAAGTGCATTGAGTTGGGCGGCAGTACACAGACAGCATCATAGATTCCAAGGTAACGATAAAGACCCACATAGCCCTAAAATTATGGGTGTATGGTATGTACAAATTTTTGGATATGGATTTAGTAAAATTGATCCAAGATCTGTTGCAACCCTGTTTAAGACACATCATGCAGTATGGCACAAGTACTACTATTGGATATATGTTCCTATCCTTGTAGGCTCACTATTCCTATTGCCTTTTAATTTAGCACTTGCATTATTTTGGGCACCAATTGCTATAGTATTTCACTTTGAAGGATTTATTAACACATGGACACATGATTGGGCCAAAGACATTCCAAGTAATAGAGTCTGGGTTAACTTATTTGTTGGGGGCGAAGCATGGCATAAGAATCACCACGATCGTCCCGGTGATGCGCGGTTCCACAAATATGATGTTTTGGGCATAATTTTAGAAAAATTCTTTAAGAAGAATGGTAAAATCGGCCTTGACACTTGATCCAAAATATTGTATAATAGTGTTATCGTAACAAATAAGTTAGATTAATATGAGTAACTGCGCCGCAATTATCCGCATCCTAGAAGATCATCCTAGCCGTTTGAATAAAGAAGGCATTCTGAAATCAGAAGCCGATATGGAAAATACGGAATTGTTTGAGGGTATGCGTATGGCCCTTGACAACCTTTATACTTTTGGTGTGAAAAAAGTTCCTACACATGGCGGTCCGGACGGACAAGGACTGCCTTGGGAAGCGTTCAAAGAACTGTGTCATTTGTTATACACCAGACAACTCACTGGGCATGATGCACGAGATGCAATTGAACTTGCCCTAAGCGCCAGCACACAGTCCGAATGGAACGACTGGTACCGCCGTATTCTTATCAAGGACCTGCGATGCGGTGTGAGTGAAAAGACTGTAAACAAAATTAAAAAGAATGCTGTCCCAGTATTCGAATGTATGCTAGCACATGACGGTGCTAACCACGAAAAGAAAATTACAGGTAAGAAACTCCTTGAACCTAAACTTGACGGAGTTCGTGTACTAACCTTTGTTAATATGGACAATCGCACGGTTACACAATACACTCGCAACGGCAAAGTACTGGAAAACTTCAGTCATATTACAAAAGCAATTGAAGATAACATTGACCTAATTGGACGTAGTGTTATTCTTGACGGTGAAATGATTAGTACAAGTTTCCAAGCATTAATGAAACAGGTACATCGTAAATCTGATGTAAAAAGTGACGATGCAGTTCTTATGGTGTTTGACATTATTCCATTGAGCGAGTTCAAAGCTGGTAAAAGTGTAATGGGACAGAAACGCCGTAGCAATATGCTACAAGGCATGAAAGCAATCTTTGAAAAGATTGGAGGCATTGGCATTATTCCTCAAATTGAAGTAGATCTAGATTCTTATGTAGGTGAACTTCAATTCAAAGAATACAATAAACAAGCAATTGCCGATGGCTATGAAGGTATTATGATCAAAGACCTTGACGCAAAATACGAATGTAAGCGTAGTGTTAGCTGGCTTAAGATGAAGCCATTTATCGAAGTTAGTCTGGCTGTAGTAGCCGTTGAAGAAGGTACCGGAAAAAACGAAGGAAGATTAGGCGCATTAATTTGTGAAGGCAATGATGATGGTAAATTTATTCGCGTCAATGTTGGATCGGGTTTTACTGACGACCAACGTACTGAATATTGGAATGATAAAGAATCACTCGAAGGTCAAATCGTTGAAGTCCGGGCTGATGCGGCGACTCGGAGTCAAGATAGTGAAGACGTTTGGTCACTACGATTTCCGCGATTCCTTCAATTCCGAGGCTTTGTTGCAGGTGAAAAGCTCTAAAATGGATAAACAAGCAGTCAAGGATTTAATGTTTGGAGGGATCTGTGAATTAATGCAGGACCGCAAATATTATTATCATAGCTCTATTGGACAGGGCTATAGTCATTGGACAGACGACGGTAAAGTGGCACTTGTAGAATATATGAATTTAATAGGGTGGAAACTTAAAGAAGCCGAAGAGGCAGCTCTAAATACAAGAGCAAAAGCATTAATCCTTAAGGGACTAAAAGGGGAAACAGTTTAATCGTGGCCAAAGAAGATTTAATTCAGCTAGAAGGTAAAGTAGAGGAAGTATTACCTAATGCAATGTTCAGAGTACGCATCACAGATACTCATACAATTACAGCAATAATTTCAGGGCGTATGCGCCAAAATAGGATTCAGATCCTGCAAGGGGATCGTGTTAAAATAGAAATGAGTCCATACGATCTAACCAAAGGTCGTGTAATTTACAGAGAACGGTGAAGCAATAAAAAAGGGCTCTTAGAGCCCTTTTTGTTTAGGTATCAACACCTAAATATGCCGCCCAACTTGGATGGCGTAGATCAAATTCCATGTGCTTACGTTTTTCTACCAATTGGTAGTAAGTAGGCTTCACAGGCATTTTCTTTGGAACAATCTTCTTGTTGTTACCTTTGCGAGCATTACAATCAGCGCAGGCGCAAACAGTGTTTTCAAAGGTTGTCTTACCTCCGTGTGATGTTGGAACAACGTGATCTAAAGTAGCTGTTTTACGACTAGTTTGATCTCCACAATATTGGCAAACATAACCGTCACGAAGAAACACATTGGCCTTGCTGAAACGAATGCCTGTTTTCTTTTTCATGTACTCGCGTAACATGATAACGGCAGGAACCGGAGTTTGCCAATTTGCGCTGTGAACAATCCAATGATCGTGCCATTCTAGAACGTGTGCCTTGTCCAAAACCATATATTTGATAGCTTCTTCCCAAGGAACTACGCTCAAAGGTAGCATAGAAACCGGTGTTCCGTCTGTGTTTAATACTAATGTTGATCCCATGATACTCTATTTATTGAGGTTTTACATTCATAAATTATAACATGTAAACACCAAATATGCAACCTAAATATTGCTGATATTGATATCGCTGTCGACGGGCAGATTCCAAAACTTACGTTGTTCAACTCCTTTTCTTTGGGCAAATTGTTTTTGATTACAGTTTGAGCAAACGTGGGTAACATGATTACTTAGGCGCCTGTGGTCAACTTTTCCTAAGTCCCGTTCAAATTGAGATTTGCAATTATCACATTCGAATATTGCGATTGTTTTATTTTTTACGTAGGTATGCTCTACTCCTAATCGACTCTTTCTAGTAAATTTTGTGGTTATAATCTTTGTTTGTAAAAACATAAAGTATTTACATTCGGATTACAAAAATCCAAACTAAATATCATAACATCGGGACAATTACATGACTACGCCTTCAATAATTAACATCATCAACACAGGAACTAGCGCAAATGCAGGTAACGGCGACAGTTTAAGGACTGCGTTTACCAAAGTAAATGACAATTTCAAAAGATTAGAGTCAGCATTTGTCTCTGCCGGGGTTACTAGTTTTAATAGTCAAACGGGAGTTGTAACGTTTACAGCAACTGATATCTCAACAATTTTAGGATATACACCTTATTCAGATGAAAATCCTTTAGGATTTGTTACTAGCAGTACAATATCTCTATCAAACTATGCTAGTCTAGATTATGTTAACAATAGATTTGTTTCTACTTCTACGCTCGATAGTAGAAATTATATTACAAAGGAATATGTAGACGGTGCCTTAACTGAATATACCACTTATCTTTATGTAGATAATCAAGGATTTTTAACTCCGACTACGTTGCCTAACTTTTTAACAGGGTACGTTACTAATACACAAGCAGGTATTACTGCTCAACTTCTAAGAGATTACACAACAGCCACAATATATCAAAGCATTAGCCAAAGTAATTTAATTCCAGATACAGCCGCATTTTATAATATAGGTGCTGAAGACTACACATGGGGTAACTTATATCTAGGTGGAGCTACATATTTTAGTGGTATCGGAGTAAACGTAGACCCTATAACTGCTCGTTTATATGTAAACGGAAATGATATTTTGGCTGGGTGGACCATCACACCTACTTCGTTTTATGCAAATGATTTAACTGTAAGATTGTCGGCAACTAGTCGACCTAATGCACAACTTGGAGATGTTCCGAGTACAGCCGGAATTGTGTTACCCAGTGACGGAGATTCTTCATTCCAACCACTCACAATTATTAATACTGGAACTGTTGGAGTAACATTGCAAGGACCGGGTGCTAGTATTGAATTGAGAAATAGAGTTCGAGTTATTGGAGAGATTGATACCCCTGTTACATTCAAAGGCACTGGAATCATTAACCCGGCTTCGGGTATAGGCAGACATAGCCTGCAAATTACTCCAAACGCTTCGTTTGCTACACCACCTGGATATCCAGTTCCGTTCTTAACGCAACCACAAACAATATTGTCTACTAATACAGCAACACATGCACCTTTATTAATTAAAGGTCGAAGTATTGGTCTGTATGCTTCTAATTCACTAGATTTCGATATTGGGACTAGTGGAGAAAGTCCTGGACTATTAGCAGTTACTCCGTTAGGAGTTATAATAGGTTCGCATGGCGGATTTGGATTTGGAGATTACGACGAATTAGCAGAGTTTGGTCAAAACTATGTATTACCAAAAACTAAAGGCTCTACAGGCCAGGTAATGATACAAGGTTCTGGAAATTACTTAGAATGGGCTAATAGTGGCGCTGCCTACGTAGACTGGGAAAATGTTTATAGTAATATATTACCTTCATCAGATTTAGCTTACGACTTAGGATCTACATCAAGTCAATGGCGTAGTTTGTATGTGGGCACCAGCACTATCTATCTAGGTGGTACAGCATTAAGTATAGCTGGCAACACTTTAGCCATCAACGGCGAACCTATTCAAACTGGCGGTTCTAATACAGCAAATTTTGCATTCACCTCTTCGCAAGTTTCTGTTAGCAATAACAGTGATATCACACTAGTTACCAATGCCAACACATGGACCTTTGGCAGCAATGGTAATTTAACATTACCATCACAGGGCAAAATAGGACCCACTGATGTAAACTCATTCCTTACATTTAACTATGGTGATGATGTAGAATTAAAAGCAGGAGATAATTTATATCTTAGCGGAAGTGTGGCAACTATTAGAACCAGCGGTGCAGTCATAGGGCAAATTAATGCAACTAGTGTAACTGTGGTCAGTAGCGGCACAAACTATCTTGGCAACTCTACCTACGGCACCGACTATCCTGGTACCTTAGTGTATGTTCCATCGGGCCCGGGTCCGTTAGTCAGTGGTAATTTTGTAGTACAATCTACAGAAATATTCACAGTCGGTGACATAATTACCATTCCAGCTAGCATACAAAACAATACCACAGCCACTTTACAAGTCACTAGTACGCTACCATACTCTTGGTCGTTTGCCAACACTGGGCAGTTAAATCTTCCCCAGGCCAGTAATGGTACTGCTCGAATCCAGAGTGTGGCTGATATTGATATTTTATCTGGAAATAGTTTATGGACATTTGACACAAATGGCGTACTAACATTACCAAGTGGCAATACTCGTATTGGAGATATTAGTGGTGGTGGATTCCAGGATTTTATTATAGGCAGTACCGGTACTTTGTTAGGTGTTGTTGTTCACGGTCAGTCCGGCGCAGGTGCTTTACAATGGGTAGACAACTTTGAAAATTTAGGAACAACAAGCACAGAAGTTGCGGCAGTAATTGTCAATAGTCCATTCGCATCGACTACTGGCACCGTACAAATATTAACAGGAATAAGTAATGGTTTCGGTAGTAGCAACACTTGGGAATTTGGTGCGGATGGTAACTTAACCATACCTGATGATATACAAGATGCTAATGGATCCGTTGTCCGTGTAGCAACAACCAGTACAGCACCAACAAGAGTCAATGGACAGTTATGGTTTGATAATCAAGAAGGTAGACTATACATTAAAAACGATGGTGTATGGTTAGACGCAAGTCCAACACAGATCCCAAGTCCAGAAACATACCTAGACGGCCTGGCCATTGATGGCACCGTTATCGGTACTGCCAATGTCGACGGTGATGCCATTGTCATTGACGGTGGCGATAACACCAAGTTGACTGTCAGCAACAACAGTGTAACAATACAGGTACCCGGCAGTGGAGTAATTCGTCCATACTGGGCGGCAGAATTTGGGGGTATAACCACTGCGGTCACTACATCTAGTTATACCGTAGGCACTGGTGCTTTCTATGACAGTCAGGGCAATGTATATGTACTAGGTGGCGTTCAATTTGATACCAATGAGATGTTTGGTCTAGATAGTCTACTGTTAAAATACGATACCAATGGTAATTTATTATGGAGTAGAACCTGGCATGATGACAGTGGTGCTAATTGCGGTGCGGTCAATCAAGCCTTTGCCATAGACAGCAATGACAGAATCTATTGGTTGGCCACAGCACTCGACCCAACATTTGGTTGCTGGACCGGCTACATGGACACTGAAGGCAATCTTGGACTCGGCGGAGTTGCCCAGGCAAGTTTAGGATTTATTGACGGAGCGTTTGCCGGTGTTGATATAGCCTGTGATAATTCTGGAAATTATTATCTAGCAGGTGCTTTCTATGACGGTAATGAAATACCGGCGGTGATCAAAGTTGACGGCGACAGTGGGGTGCCAATTTGGACCGGCAGTATCGTACCTGAAGATTTTGAATCCCTTCCTAGTAATGGAGTATACCGTGCTGTGACTGTTAACCCTGCCACAGGCGATGTTTGGGCCATAGGTGATTACAATGACGGTGGTTTACGGGCTATGTTGTCTAAATGGGACATCAATGGCTCACATCAATGGACCAAAGAATTAGTCACTGTCACAGGGGATGTTGCCGCCGCGGTGATATACAACGGTGGATATGTTTATACCATAGTCAACGACGATCCCGACCAAAAGGCTGTAGTATCTAAATTTGACACAGATGGCGTATTGATATGGGCGTCATTCCTAGCAGTGGGAGAACTTGACCCTATTCCTAACAATTTTGGCGATTATAATACCGGAGCATACGATTTAAGTTTTGACGCCACGGGCAATGTCTATGTAACTGGTACTATACCCGGTCCTCCAGCAGGGCAACCACAGTTATGGATAACAAAACTTAATCCTACTAATGGAGAAATGTTATACAGTCGTATGCTGGCAACTAATGCGGGATTATTGATTTTTGATAATTTCAGCTTTGGCTTTGGAGCCTCTGGTCACAGAGTAGGCGACATATATCAAGATACCATAGTGGTCACTGCTGTCACTGAATCAGATATAGATGACAACACTGGCACTAACGCAGGGAGAGTAATGGTGGCACAACTGCCCATCGATGGCAGCGTCACAGGCACCTTTGACAACATAGACATAATTGATATTACCAGTGACATAGACGGCATCTGTTCAACTGGTACATACACTGTGACTACACTGGTATGGTCAACTGGCACATCAACGGCGATAACATCAACCAGCAGTATCAGCGTTAGTACAGTTACTGATGTAGTTGGCTTAACTGGCGAAACTATTGCCTTGGGCAGTGGTACTGCCGGTGGAACTACAACTACCAACACTTGGACATTTGTCAACAACAATATCATACTACCACCGGGTGGTGATATCCTTGACAGTTATGGAAATAGTGTATTAGGTGATAGATATATTGCCCTACCAAATTGGATCACAGTGGTAGCAGATACTGAACACTTGCCAACATTGAACACTGACTACGGTTGGGATTCAAGTGGTGCTTGGAGTACTAATGCTACCATACTTGGGGTTGAAGAACCAGAAGGAACTTCATTTCCATTCCGAACAACATTTAGTATCCCCAACGATACAAAATCTGTAACCACAGTTGATTTTGTAGTCAATGATTTAGAAGAGTCCGACTTTGGTATCACTGTATTTGCCAGTGGAACTACTCCTACTTGGGTCTGGGAAGGTAGTGGCTCTAGCATTGACGCAAAGTATACCCCAACGGAACTAAACGGTATAAGTGGCGGTGCTGGTGGTGGTGAAGGGTGGATTCCACCTAGCCTAGGAACATACAGAGCGAGACTAACTGTTGACCCAACTGGTACAGGCACCGCGGCAATTGAACTAGTAACAATGGACACCAGCAATAATGTATTGGACACTATTACCTATACTGAAACATCATTCTTTAACACTAGCTATAAGATTGGCTTTGCCAGCGACAATGACGGCGGTGTAAATAAAACTTACTTTAAGAATCTAACCATTAACATCAACAACGGTGCTACTGTCTATACAGACACATTGATGAATGGTAATTCAGTAGGTGGCAGTACCACAGCATTAGGTGATAGATTAACAGCAGGCAGTAACAGCGTAGTATTAAGTTCAACTGGCACATTGACATTACCAAACGGTGGTGTTATTTCAGAAGTTGGTGGTGCTTTTGGTGGTGCTATTAGACTTGAACCTTCGGGAGCATCTAGTTCTACTCAAGCATTGGTAATTTATCCCACAGCAGGCGTAGACGGCAATCACATACACTTGACAGCAGGTGGTGGTGGAACTGATCTATATCTAGGCGATGATGATCAGTATGTCAAAGTGGATCACAGTGGCACCATAGTCGTTGGTACACTGGGTGCTAACACAAGTACTTGGACATTTGGTACAGATGGTGTTCTAACATTAAGTACAGCCAGCGTTATCCTAGGCAACAGTACAGATCCTAATGTCTACATTGAAACTTTAACAACAAGTACAACCAATACTTGGACATTTGCCGCTGATGGTAGTACAACATTGCCTATTGGTGTATCCATTGATGAATACAATGGATCACATTTTCCTAGGATTGTTGCGGACACTGGCAAAGCATTTAGCCTTCAAGGGTATGGTAGCACTGGCTCTGTGGCATTACAGTGGGCAGAAACTGCTAGCACATCATCCCAGATTGCTCAAGTAGGTCTTAACAAGTTTGGTGACGGTCTTGCTAAAGTAGTATTGACTGCGGGAACTTCAACCAATGATATGAAAGTTTGGGAATTTGCCGCAGATGGAAAACTAACATTGCCAGGTGCCCTAGTTAAAAGCACAGTGGCCAAGACTGGTGTGATATTACCAACTACCACTGGCATACCTAACGCATTAGGTGGTAGCATGACTGGGTTGAGTCTTGCGAATGGCATGTATGGTCCAGTTACCATAGGCAGCGTGACATTTAGCGTGACTGTCGCCAGCGGCAGTATTACTAGTTTCTTCGACATTAGTTCAACTTCGTCGTATGCTGTAAATGCTACTATTGGACAACTGACCAGTGAAGACCTGGGTGATTCTCCGGGACAGACCACAAACATAGGGGTTGATTCAGTAGTACAAGAAACTCCAACAGCCGTAGATCTAACTAAATCTGTCAACAAACTAACCAACGGTGATTACACACTGGCTGATGGTGTTGAAGGACAGATCATGTATTTGGTTAGACAAACTGGCTCAACGGCTCATAATGTAACTGTTGCCAATGTCCGACTTGACGGAACAGTTTATACTGATGTTTCATTTACTCCATTTACAGACGGCACTGATCCAACCAACATGGTCACGCTGATCTTTACAGACAGTGCTTGGCAAAGTATGGGCGGAGTCTGGAATTTCACTTAACCTATGTCAATAACTCTACGATCAGCACAGACTATCAGAACTAGGCAACCAAGTCTAGTAGCAGGTCTTGTACAAACTTTTTACACAGGTATTTTTAATTACGATGCCACTTGGTTCGCCGCAAATACTGCAACTAGCACTAGTGTTGTATCTGGATGGAATTCTAATAGTCTGTTTGATGTTTCAGCGTGTAGTGCCCAGTATCTAGGCTACTTCCGAGCACCTACTAGTGGCACCTACCTAATTCGAGGCAATCCTGATGACCATCTTTTAGTTTGGTTAGGTTCACTTGCTGTAGAAGGATTTGCGGGCGATGAATCGGTTAATCCAAATTATCTAATTAAGGCATACTATCAAGCACCCGACACCAGCAATCCTATCGCATTAACTGCGGGCACAGATTATCCCTTAAGAGTACAATGGGGCAATGAGGGTGGAGGTGCCGACCTATTGATTGAATACAGCACTGATAGTGGATCTACTTGGAATGATATTACTCCGCATTTATATCGTGATGTAGATAGCACCACGGGATTTTTTGTTCCTAGTGGGGGTGTCACACTGAGAGGTCATACTCCACCACCGCCCATTGTCACAGACGGATTGGTATTACACTACGATTTTAGCAATCCTGTTTGTTATTCAGGCGGCACAACTAACGGGACCGGCATCACTGATCTATCAACTGCTACCAACAATGGAACTATTATAAATGACTTTAGTGCTATTGTGACAGGCACAATTGGATCAAACACTTATATTGGCTGGCAAACAAATGCTGGAGATAGTTATATAGGCAGTAGTATACATACCACCGCACAAAATACCTATACAGACTTTACTATAGTGTTTCAACCTGATTTCACAGCCTCTGGCCTCGTTGGATTGTTTGGTGTAGAAGCAGATAAGAGTGTTAGATTTGGAACCAACGGCATCGGTGGCTGGGCAGTGAACAACCCTGGAGACGGCAATGATTGGGCCTACCCTAGTGCGGCTACTTACTATATAAATGGCCAAGCAAGTAATTTTCCAGTAGCAGGATGGAACATCATGGGCGGATCTAGGACCAACAACGCTTGGACAATGCCAAACGGATTGTACATTGGTACCAGCGTCTACGCTCACCGTCACTTCCAAGGACAAATTGCCTTGGTGCTGATGTACAACAGAGCATTGACTGAAGCAGAACAACTACAGAACTATGCGGCTCTACGAGCAAGATTCGGACTATAAACGGGTAAATACACATTATGACAGCAATAACATTTCCAGCATCGCCCACAGTGGGCCAAAGTTATGTGGCTACCAACGCGGTAACCTATGTATGGACCGGTGATCGCTGGTCCGCTAGCCAAGCAATTACCAGCAGTCAAGCAAAATACTATGTGGAAGGTGGCGATTCAGCCTGGACCTACACTACAGCAACAGATGTCACCTTAGACGGTGGAACAGCATAAACGGAGCAGATAAATGACAACAAGAATTAAACTACGTAGAGACACAGCCGCCAATTGGACTAGTAATGATCCAGTATTGGCACTAGGTGAAGCAGGCTACGACACTACCAACAATGAACTGAGAGTAGGTGATGGTACCACAGCGTGGAGCGGATTAGAATCTATTGGTGGTACTGGTAATAAAATAACAGCACAGAAAACTTACGAAGACAATTATGATGACGGTGATGGCCAAACTTTTACCTATACCACTGGGTCTATTGCTGTACAGATGGCGAATAATGAGGGACTGTATCTCGATGATCTGTTATCAAGACTATCAAATTATTTTGATGGCAATACTACCTTTCCCTATAATTACAGCGATGTCAGTCTAGTAATAAATCCCGGCACAACCAATCTCAGTACAACAGTGACCGATGTGATCTCCCAAGGTGGTACTCCACGATTGTACACTATAACACTGGCTACAACTGACCCAGGGCCTATCGCAATAAATGACATTGATTTTAATTACAACTACATCAACACCATTGGTTTAGACATCGAAGGTTTTGAAGGTAATGGTTACTTTGGCATGGCCACTGGCGACGATGATATAACTATTCGTTCAGGAAGAGATATTACATTAGACGCCACAGACGATATTTACGTGTCAGCAGGCGACTACTTTGAGTTAAAACTTGTAAACCTAGACGACAACGGTGCCAGTAGTGGAATTCAGATTGTCACAGAAACCACAGCAAGTTCATACGCATGGACTTTTAGGTTTGATGGCCATCTACGACTACCAGAAGGCCTGTCACTGCCAACCAAAACTAACACAGGCTACGAATATGACTACACCCTTAACGGACCAACATTAAGGTTAAGCAATGACAGTGGCAATCAAGTCATCGTCACAGGACCAGCAACCACAGAGGCCAACCCATCCGCTCAACGAATCGTAATTCAAGGACAGCGTGGATTTGGAGTTTGGAGCACTAGTACTTACACAGTGGGCGAAGGCGGTGATGTTTACATTTGGGGCGGTACTGGTGGTGAAAGCCAAGACTGGACTGGTGGCCGTACTGGCGGCAGTGGTGGCGATGTTAAACTACGCGGAGGCCAAGGACAGGACCACGATGGTGGCTATGTTAGGATTGAAGGCGGAAATACTGAAATCTATAACAGTACCTCAACAGGCTACGGTGGATTTGTGGAAATCACTGGCGGCGATGTTGTTGGCCAGGCTGGCGATCCATCTGATCCGGGCAAGGGCGGCGACGTTACTATCACAGGAGGTCGTGCTCGATCAGCGTCAACGCTGTCCGGAATTGTACAGGTAATCACAGGCGGCACAACGAATCCAGATGTTTTTGGTGCCAATACTTGGACATTTAGCAATGATGGCAGTTTAACAGTACCGGGCAATATTATACCAGATACTGATGTAGCATACGATTTAGGTAGTCCTGCTAACCGATTTAGAGATCTCTATTTAAGTACCAGTACAGTCTATATCGGTACTAGTACTATTAGTATTTCCGAAACAGGGCAGATGTTGGTTAACGGTAATGATGCAGTTTCTAAACTAGAATATTTCGGCGGCGAAGGCAACGGACCCAGAGACGCAGGATTCATTGCTTGGAACACTTCTACGTTTACATTTAATATTCCTGGAAAAGAACTATTAACAGCTATATATGATCTAAAACCGGGAAATAAAATTAGAGCAGCAAATACTAATGGATTTGATCAAGAATTTACTATTGTAGGCAATGCTAGACAATACACTAGAGGATTTTCAAATGAATATCTAATGGCTGCTGTTGATGTTGCAGAATCGACATCAACAAATGTATATGCATTCTCCTTGTATCTGCCAGTTAAGGACAAATCTGCTACATTAGCCAACGGTACATGGACATTAAGTTTAAGTGCGCTAGGCGGAATTGTATTCCCAGATGGTTCTACTCAGCGCGGCGCATCAATAAGTGTTACAGACTTAAAAACTCTTGTAACTGCTAGTACTGACTTTGCAGACTTCAAGACTAGAATCGCTGCGTTATAAGAGCGTCTAAGTTTGGAAGATTAGTTAACCTATATCCTGCTCACGCAGTTTAGCACAAGTATCGCATCTTCCACAAGGTGCGATATTTTTTTCACTGTACACAGGGCGTCGGCAACTCCAAAACATATCTCGCAGTGATTCAGGCAGGCTGTCGTAGATCTCACGTTTGGTCATGTCAAGCACAGGGAATATCTTTTCTACATCAGTGAAGGCAGTGAATATTTTGTTAGCACGGATTCTGCGTTCCTCTAAACTATGATTGTGATCGTTGGCCTGCATACCCATGGCAACTTTCTTTATGCGGGGATTAACAGAGCAGATGTAACCAGCAAAGAAGTTGATGCTGTCCGTGTCATACATAAACTTTCCATTGTAAGGTTGTGACGCTATTTCGCTTTCACTGTAGACAAAACTAAATCCCAACTGTTCTAGTTCTTTTAGAACTCGCTCTACAACCACGGCTTCAGCCTGATTTCTATGCTCTACATTACGATTATGTACGTGATGTATGTGTAACACATAGTCTTTGTACTCAGGATCTGTGAGTAACTTGTATATCATACCCAGGCTGTCTAGGCCGCCTGAGTACATGGCTAAGATTATTTGTTGTTCCATATGTAAAATGTGTAAACTTCGTTGACGGGGTGTTCTACGGGTTGTGGTGTTAGTTCGTTGGCACGGGGAAAATAACAAGCATATTTTGTAGGCCAGTTAGGGTTTAGGAATGTGCGGCTAACGAATCGATCACAGTTGGCCAGCACTATAGGCAACAGTTGATAGGTAAATTCCATGCCAAAACTTAGCCCGCCATCTATAATAATGGTATCCCAATGCTTGTTTAAGTTAAACCAATCTCTTTGTTTGATTTTAGGATCAGCATACACTGGCTCTAAATCCCACGCTTCTGTACACAAGGGCAACAGCAGTTGAGTGCTACCTAAGAGCAATACACGGCCTGTACAGTAGCTTTCAAATACTCTATAATCGTCTAAATTTGGAGCCGCGGGCCACTTTAGTGCTGTCCAATAGTCTTTATCTGCGTGTATATTCATCGAGGTATTTACTTTAGACACAGTCCTTGGCATAAATATATATTATGAGAGCAAAAGAATTATTATCAGAAGCTGACGGTACCAGAACAGTTACCATTAATATCCCTATCAATATTACAATTCCCAGTGGAAATGGCGATCCAGTCGTTTCTACTACTCCAGGCAATGGAGAAATGCCCGATCAACCCGTATTTGTTTCTCCCTTACAGCAACAATTAGAGTTAGAAAAACATAAATCAGGCAAACGCAGTACAGTTCTAAATCAAATATTAGACGATGACGGTGCAGACACAACCGGTGGCTCACGAACAGAATTTGATATTTCGGAAGATTATGACGAACTTACAGCCGAATACAACCGTCTGGTTGAGAACAAAAAAGTATCATAACCGTTTTCCGGTAAATACGCTAAAGTAAGGGTTTGGCGTGTCTTCAATTCTTAAAATACAAGCTGGTAGAGTAAACAACGTAGATGCAACTACGTGGGTAGCCCCTCAAGGCACGCTTTTCTACGACGAAGATAGTGGTATTTTACGTGTAGGTGATGATTATACTCCTGGCGGAAGACTAGTTTATCCCAATACTGCAGGTAGTGGTATTGTAGGCGGTAATTTAGTACCTGCAATTAATACAGTTACAAATGCATTAAGTACAGGCACAATAGGAACTTTATCAAATCCTTGGGCAACAATATATCTAAGTTCTAGCACATTCTATGTAGGTGGCAGTACTCTAGTAGTTAATAATGGTACGCTTAGTGTAGACGGGCTAGCAGTTGGCACAGGATTTACAGGCAGTCGCGGAACTTCGGGATTTGTAGGTAGTATTGGCTATACTGGTAGTACTGGATTTGGCTATGCAGGAAGTGTAGGTTATGTAGGTAGTGCAGGCATAGCTGGCTATGTAGGTAGTGCAGGTGCAGATGGCAAGTCTATTAATATAACTGGTGTTGTATATGACTCCGGAAGTTTACCAGTAGGGTATACAGGAAGTATAGGCGACAGTTATATAGTGTCTGGATCCGGGCATCTTTGGTCATGGGACGGCACAACTTGGATTGATGCAGGTCCGTATGTAGGCCCTATAGGTTATACCGGTAGTATTGGTTATGTAGGTAGTGCAGGATCGGGCTTTGTAGGAAGTCAGGGAGATCTAGGTTATGTAGGTAGTGCCGGACTAGGTTACACTGGTAGTCAAGGTGCTGGTTTTGTAGGTAGTCGAGGATCAAATAACCTTGTTTTTACCAACATTGGCACAACTAGACGACTAACAGGATACATAGATCCAAACGGCTCACAATACCCAGTTAGAACAACTGAATTATTAGCTGGCGCATTTGTTATTAATCTAGCATCATTTACACCAATTACAACATCTACTATACTACCTGCTATTTTACTAAACTGGGATATAGTCTGCTCAGGATTTAGCGTATCAGTTACTAACCCGTTAGATTTCCCAACAGAATATTTGTCATCAGTAAATTCGTTAGTTATTAGATCGGGTGCAGTTACTACAACTCCTAATTCTTATACATCAACTGGTCCTACAGCAACTCCTGCCGGCGGAGTGTCATGGGCGCAGACATTTAGTACTAATGGAATAGGAACTATACGACCTATTAGCACAACAATAGCAGGCGGCACCGCTAGTGCAACAGTAATTTTTAACAGTAAATCTGATACAACTCCGGAGGTAGTATTTCCTGATGTAACAACAACATGGGCCGTAACCTGGAATACACCTACGTTGGCCATATCGATGGTAGACCCTACAGGTAGCACATTCTTACAAACATATACACAGGCTCCATATACTATCAACATCACAGGTATAACTAATCCGTCAAATTACACTACAAACGTAACACCAACCGGAGGCATAGTAAGCAATCCTACAGGACAGGGTAATTTTACATTTGATACTCCGGTACATAAAGATAATATTAATGTAACTAGATCTGTAAGTGTAACAGCTACATTTTCACGTCCTATATCTGTAACAGGATCTGCATACACCGCACAATTAACTGCTAGCGACTTAATACTAGCACCAACATTTACATATCCTAGTTTTTGGATTTTTACAGCATCTACTTCAGCTCCACCAACTCGGCCTATTCTTGTTTCGGGATCTGCATTTACGACCGGAGTTACTGTATTAGCCAACCAAGTTAAAACATTTGCAGGAACGGTAAGTAATACGTTGGCTATTCCTAGAGTATTTTGGTTTGGTGTTAGGAGTAGTATTGTACAACCTACTGTATTTCAAACAGGCGCATCGGCAAGTTTATTAAGCGGAGTGACAGTAGTTAACCGAACAGTACAATTATCTCCAGATGTTGTACCGTCTGGATACGTTTTAGAAAATTATAATCTGTATGGTATAGTCCTGCAACCTGGAAATACCTATGTTAGCATATCTTAATGGAAATATATAATGGCAGCTAATTACGATGGCTTAACAAGAAATACGTGGCCCGGCACATGGAGCCCTAGTTCTGACCATCCTATTATCCTTGACGCAGAAATGCGCGGAGGTCTTCGTTATGTTTCTGGTTCAGCCGGCGATAGATTAACAAACATTACAGGACAGCGTTTGCAAGAAGGTATGATTGCATATCTTGCAACAACCTATACAGACGGTGGCATAACATATATCGGTGGCAAGTATTATAAGTACCTACCCTTACCTGGACAGGTTCGAGATCCTAATACAGGGGCACTGCCTAACACTACATCAAATTGGTCAGAGTTATCTTTTGGTTATACTGGTAGTATAGGATTTGTAGGTAGTAAGGGTGATCCGGGACCGCAAGGTTTGCCAGGTGATCCGGGAACACCAGGAACGTCGGTATTAATTCAAGGGAGTGTGTTAACTCCTAGTTCTTTTGGTGATCCTACATTTCCCCAACCTAACGTAGCAGATGGTTATATTTCTCAAGATGACGGACACCTATGGGTTTGGGATGGAACACAATGGATTGATGTTGGTCAGATTATAGGCTATGTAGGAAGCCGCGGTGCTGAAGGCTTTGTTGGTAGTCAAGGTGTAGGTTATACCGGATCATTTGGTTATAGTGGCAGTGACGGATATGCTGGTAGCTTTGGTTACACTGGTTCATTTGGCTATAGTGGATCATTTGGCTATGCAGGTTCATTTGGTTATAGTGGCAGTGACGGATATGCTGGTAGCTTTGGTTACACTGGTAGTAGAGGCTATGTCGGTAGTGAAGGTTTTACAGGGTCTATAGGATTTACAGGAAGTGACGGATATACAGGATCTAGGGGAGATACAGGATTCATTGGATCTCAAGGTGATCTAGGATATGTAGGTAGTGAAGGTGCAGGATTTACTGGATCGCAAAGTTATACCGGTAGCAAGGGATTTGCTGGTAGTAGAGGATACTTTGGTAGTCAAGGATACAGCGGTAGCGAAGGTTATGTAGGTAGTGTAGGCTATACAGGTAGTCAAGCATATACTGGTAGTATTGGTTATTCTGGTAGCCAGGGCGAAATTGGGTATGTAGGTAGTCGAGGTCAAGACGGTGCATTTGCCGCAGTTGGATATGTAGGTAGTCAAGGTGATATTGGTTGGGTTGGTAGTAGGGGAGCTGGATTCCAAGGCAGTCAGGGTGTTGACGGGTACGCAGGCTCATTTGGTTATACTGGCAGTATTGGATACTCTGGAAGTTTTGGTTATAGCGGTTCTTCTGGCTACGTTGGTTCATTTGGTTATAGTGGTAGTTTGGGCTATACTGGCAGTATTGGATACTCCGGAAGTTTTGGTTATAGTGGTTCATTTGGTTATAGTGGTAGTCAAGGCGATATTGGGTGGACTGGTAGCGTAGGGTATGTTAGCAGTCAGGGTTTTACTGGTAGCAGAGGCCCGGCCGGCGGATTTGGCTTTACTGGTAGTGACGGATATCAAGGTACAGACGGTTTTATTGGTAGTGCAGGCTATAGTGGTAGTGCAGGCTATAGTGGTAGTGAAGGATATACTGGTAGTGCCGGATACCAAGGGCGTGATGGATATGCTGGTAGTTTTGGATATACTGGTAGTGAAGGATACGTGGGATCGTTTGGTTATACAGGTAGTCAAGGAATCCCTGGCCAATACATTGGTACAATAGAGGCGGGAGTTGGTGTAACATTGGCAGGCGGTATCGGATCTGCATCAACCGCTACAATATCTATTGGTCAAGATGTTAGTACAACTGCATCTGTAACATTTACAAATATAACAATACTTCCTCCGGGATACATAGAATTTTTACCTCAGTTTGGATTAACGTTAGGAGATAGTGGAAATTATCAACGTCAACGTGCGCCTAAACATTATACAAATTACACATTAGATCCTTATGATACATGGAGACCAGGTGATACATATTACGAAGATTCCGGTGGATCAATTTTTATTATGATTGAGTCAAAGCCGCCATTTTTAGATTTAACGGTATCAGGTAATCCTGGGGATGCATTTTTGTTTGCTACAGATGTGGGCGTAGGAGCAGGCGTTCAGCCTTATATGGATGTGAAAGGAGTTGGTATTGGGGCATCATGTACAACTGTTAATTCTGATCCTAATGATTCAAATTCTCCTGCATATTCAGGACCAGATAGTAATGGAAATTATACAATATATCTTTCAGCTCCAAATGATTCTGTAGTAACCACTGCTAGTTTTACTTCATATTCGTTATTAGATATCACATTCCGTGCGTAAACTGCCAAGTTTAACTTTTAATAAATATTAATATGCCAGCAATATTTTATTCCCCTTACCCGAATGACGCGACAAACCCCATGGGTAATAACTGGAATTATACGACCGGGGATTGGTACATCAATCCCAATAATAAAATACTGAAAGTTACGTATAATACTAATACAAGACAGAACGGATATGCCACTCCTGCTGCCGGCCCGTTTCCGGAAACATTAAGTTCCACGACGGGAGGAGTTAATCGCGGCAACAAAATTTGGATTGTTCCAACATCAACTGCTGTTTTTAGTTTTGGTGTTGGAACTGCTATTAATCAAAAGATTGCAGATATTTCCGGAGGAAGTGCTATTGTTCCAACCGGCGGTACTATCACAGTTCCTGGAAGAACAACAGTATACACATACGCATTGGCTGGTTTACCGGCTGGCCTAACTGCCACATATAGTCCCGGAGTTGTAACACAAAAAAATCCAGATACACAAGCTGGCCCATTTTTATACAACGGTGCTAGCGTTACCATTACTGGAACTTGTACCTCCACAGTAGCCGCCGCACCATATACATTAACAGTTACAGATGCCGCTGGCATTAGTCAAACTTTAACATTCCAATTAGAAGTAGTGTCAGGAGGAGGCACGGTAATTGCCACAGCACCGGTCCTAAGTTCTGCTCCTTTACCTGGAGCATCTGTTGGCACAGCATATTCTGCTACGTTAAGGGTAAATGCCGGTACAGGAACCGCACCCTTTACATATTCTGTAGCAAGCGGATCGTTACCAAGTTGGGCAACATTAAATGCTACAACTGGAGTAATTTCTGGAACACCTGCAGGTAGTGTAGGAACTACAACCTTTACTATTCAGGTATCTGATTCTTTTAGTCCACCAAAAACAGGTTCTCAAAGCTATAGTATTGTATTATCAAGCACTCCTGTAGTAACGGCACTAACGTTAACACAAGGTACTATTCCTGCAGTAACACAGAATTTACTAATTACTCCGTTTAGATCCGGCACAGCGGCTGGCGGCAGCGGAACTTATACATTTTCAGCAACAGGATTACCAGCAGGTCTTACTATTAATGCTACAACAGGATTTATTAGCGGAACTGCAACTACAGTAGGGACATCTTCTGTTACAGTTACAGTTACAGACACTTCAACCCCAGTACAAACTAAAACTATAACATTTAACATAGTAGTAAGTGCATCAACTCCGGTAACAACTCCGTTATCTACCACATTATCTACAAGTATTCCTGCACTTACTAGAAACGTTGCAGTTACATCTTTTATTCCAGTAACTGCGGCAAATGGAGTTCCTAGCTATACATTCACAGCAACTGGACTGCCAGCAGGACTTGTTATTAATACTACAACTGGTGCAATTACTGGTACTCCAACAGGTGCCGCAGGAACCGCGTCTGTTACTGTTACTGTAACAGATAGTGGTACAGGAACAACTCCTAGTAGTCAAACATTTAATCTAGTTGTTAGTAATGCTACTGCATTATTATTAACTTCTGCAAATCCAACCGCCGCTTCTCCAAAATCTTTAATTAGAGGAACGGCTGTGACCTCATTTATTCCTGTTAGTCCAGTCACTGGTTCTGCGGGATTTGGAACATTAACATACAGTATTAGTACAAACCCTACACTACCGACAGGTTTATCTTTTAGCACTACAACTGGTGCAATTACTGGTACTCCGTCGGTTGTATTCACTAACGGAAAATTTACAGTAACCGTTAACGATTCTGCAACACAGACTGCATCTGCAGATTTTTATCTAGAAGTAATATTAACTCCGCTTGTTGTTGCCCGTTCGGCAGCAATTATTCCGACACTGGTAAGGAATAAAGTAGCTACTGCTTTTATTCCAGTAACAGCTTCAGGCGGTGCCGATACCACTTATACATATTCTATTGATACAGCTACAACAGCGGCCCTTCCTGCTGGATTGACAATTAATGCATCAACTGGATCAATCAGCGGAACTCCTACAGTTACCCAATCTTCAGTAACACATACTGTAAGAGTAACTAATGCATCGGGGCAAACAGGAACCGCAACATTTCAGTTAACTGTTAACGCACCTGCAACATTAACATCAGTTGTTAATTCTGCATCAGTTACATTAGGACAAAATTCAACTACCGGACTGCCAGTTACCCCAGTTACTGTTACAGCTGGCGGCGGCGGCGAAGCTCCGTTAACGTATACTATTGCAGGACCAAATAATGCTACGATTCCTGCAGGTCTAGCCTACAATGCAAGTAATGGACAAATAACATCAACCGCTGGTCCAACAGGAACTTTGCCCACAACACAGTTTACAGTAACAATTACAGATTCAACAGGACAGACTGTTACTGGAACATTTAATCTTACAATTAATGCAGTTCCACTAACATTTAAGGTAGATACTCCTAAGAGAGATCTTGCTCAATTTGGTGCAGTAACACCATTTGCTCCAGTATCAGCATCTGGTGGAGTTGGAGTTAAGACATTTTACATTGATAAAGTTTTACCTGCCGGTTTAATCTTTACATCGAGTACTGGTATTATTAGTGGTGCACCAACTGTTATTTCTAATACATCAACTTATTCGTTAACCATATTAGATAGTAACACCCCACCGTCATCTGCTGGTCCGGCAGTATTTGACCTATCTGTATACCCTCCTGCGGTTATTGTAACACAAACAGCAGATGCAAATAAGACGTTAATAAATCTTATTCCGTTTACAACGTTTCAACCTGTTGTAGGATCAGGCGGTGTTGGTAGTTTAACTTATAGTATACTTCCTCCATTAGGCTCTGGATTATCTTTTAATTCAACAACTGGATTTGTTACCGCAGGAACACCAAACGCTGCCTCTTCAGCAACAACTTATACAATTACAGTTAGAGATAGCAATCCTGTACAACAATCTAATTCGTCTACTTTTATATTAACAATTAATGAGTTACCTGCGCTTGATACTAACTTATCACAGACTGGTTACTCATTTGCTAAAGATACCGCAATAACAAGTTTTACCCCTGTTACAATAAAATCAGCAGGATACGGAATAAAAACATTTAGTATATCGCCTGATGTAAGAGCTGAAACTGGATTAACGTTTTCAGCTGTTAACGGATTAATTTCCGGAACTCCAACAATAATTGGATCTCGACAATATACGGTAACTGTCACAGACGATGCAAGACAAACTAGTTCTAAAGCATTTACATTAACTATTAATGCTGGTGCAATTGTTGCTGTAGCGGCATTACCTAGTAGCTATACTTTAATAAGAGGTGTGCCAGCAACATCAATTTATCCAGCATTCCGTCCAGTTACAGCAACTGGTGGATTTGGTACACTTATCTTTAGTATAGATACTGCATTTACTACTACAACAGGTTTAAGTTTTAGTAACACCGGAACAATTACCGGAACTCCTATTGCGTCTATTCCTAAAACAAATTACACAGTTAGTGTAATTGATCAAACAGGTCCAACTAGTGCTCAAAGTGCTCAATTTGACCTAACTATTAATAATCCTCCAGCAGTAACTATCTCTGCGTCGCTACCGTCAGTTCAGTTAATTTATCAGGTGGCCGCAAATACAAAACCAGTTACTGGTGCAGGAGGGTATGGAAATTTAGCATATGACATAGTACCTTCTGTATCTTCGTTAGGGTTAACTTATAATACAGGGACTGGTGTTATTACTGGTACTCCAACAGCAATAAGCGCCACTGCAACATATTCCGTAATTATCACTGACAGTATTGGACAAACAAATAGTCAAACATTTAATTTATCGGTAGTATACCCTGCTATTAGTCTAGTACAATCTAGACCAATTGTGTCAACTGTGAGAATAATTGGAACATTGACTAATGTAATTCCAGTTACTGCCTCTGGCGGTGTTACTCCTTTAGTTTACAGCGTATCTCCAAGTATTACTCCTTACGGGTTGACATATAATAGTGCTACGGGTGCGATCAACGGTACTCCTACTGTAACTTTGGCAACTACAACATTTACAGTATCTGTTACTGATGCAGTATCTCAGCCAGCGACAACTAGTACCTTTAGATTGTTTATTGAGCAAGAGCCTCCTCCTCCGCCAATTGTTATTACTACAAGTACATTGTATGCAAGTACGGTATTAAGACAATATGTTCGCCCAACTTCGTTTACACCAATTTTGGCATCTGGTGGTATCGGAGCACTAACATATAATATCAGTCCAACGCTACCGAAAGATTTAATATTCACAACAAGTACTGGTCAAATAATCGGAGTATCGACTAGCACTCTAACAACTGCTACATTTACGGTTACTGTTAGTGATCAGTTTATACCTCCACAACAGGGCACTGGTACTTTTAGATTAGGAGTTGTACCGCCGGATCCTGTTTCTTTAACACAGATAGTTGGAACACAGTTACTGATACAGAATGTGGCGGCTAGTTTCACACCAGTAACTGCCGCCGGCGGCGTTGCACCTTTAAGATTTACATTAGATAGTCCGTTACCAGCCGGATTGACTTACGATGCTAAAACTGGACAAGTTTCTGGAACTCCTAGTGTTACTTTTCCTAACGCTACATTTATTGTAACTGTTTATGATAACGTAAGTAGTTTTGGATTCCAGCCAGACCAATTTGAACAATTAACATTTGACTTAGAAATTGAAGCACCGCCTGCACTTGGGTTTACTCAATCAACGAGTACAATTAGTCTAAGACAAAATACACCGTTTACGCCTATCACAGTACTACAAGGAACAGGCGGCTATGGTACATTAAGTTATGCAATATCTCCGACAACATTGCCGGCAGGGATTACATTTAATAACGGTATTATTAACGGTAGCCCTACTACTTACGGGCTAATACAAACTTATAGAATTATTGTAACGGATCAGGCGAAACAAATCACTTCGTCAACATTCACATTAGAAGTCACTGCAACTCCTGTTAGTGCAACTACTGTTATTCCGTTAAAAGCACTAACACAAAGAGTAAGTACAAATGTCTTTACTCCTGTAGTAGGCGCTAATGGATATATTCCACTGTCTTATGCTGTTGTTCCTAATCTGCCAACTGGACTAACATATAATACAGGCACTGGATCTATTAGCGGAACTGCAAGTGTTTCTTTGAATACTTCTACTTTTACAGTGTCTGTAAAAGATACTCAAAATAATACAACATCTAGTCAGTTTAGTTTATACGTAGCACCATTGCCGCCGTTAACTACTACATTAGATGTTCCTACTGTTTCTATACTTAGATTAGTTGATACTGTTAATGTATTCCCAGTAAGTGCAAGTGGCGGCTTTGGCGCAATTACATTTGGTATAGATATTGCATTACCAAGCGGGCTAACATTTACTAGAACCAACGGCAATATCAGTGGAGTTGCTACTGTTGTTAGTTTGCCAAAACAATATAAAATTACAGCATCGGACAGCGTAGGACAACTTAGCACACAGACATTTACACTATCTGTATCTGATCCACCGTTAACTGCTACAACTGTAATTGCAGTTAATACATTAACTCAATATAAGCCAGCTACTGCATTTACTCCGGTAACTGTTGTTGGCGGTGCAAGTCCATATTCGTATTCAATCTTACCTGCGTTGACTGGTACTGGATTATCGTTAAACAATGCAACTGGTTCTATTAGCGGAACCCCTATAGTTAATTTTGATACATCTGTTTATACAATTACAATAACAGATACAGGCAGTATAGCACAAACTACAAGTACATCATTTAGTATAAAGATTAATACTCCTGATGCCGTTAGATCTGTGTTGTCTGCAGGTGCTAGTATAGTATTAGTAGTTGATAGTAGCACATCAGTAACTCCGGTATTAGGTTCCGGGGGAACTGGTGATCTTTCCTATAGTATTGCACCTAACACATTACCTGCAAATTTAGGATTTGATACAATTACTGGTGTTATCAGCGGTGTACCAACTGTAACTCTTGCACCCACTACATTCACTGTAACGGTTCGTGATAGTGCTGTTGTTCCTCAAACATCTGCTACATCATTTAGTTTATCAGTATTACCTAAGCCAATTGTAATTAATGTACAAAATCCTACATTAGTATTGACCAGATATGCTAACATAGCAACACCAATTATTCCTGTGTTAGCCTCGGGCGGATACGGAGTATTAACATATACTCTTAACCCTCCTACACTACCAAGAAGTGTAACGTTTGATCAGTATTCAGGAGCGTTGAGTGGTACGCCGACTGACCCACTATCTGCTACACTTTACACAGTAACAGTAACAGATACTTCTACTCCCGCTCAGGTTAACACTGGAACCTTTACATTAAGTGTGGGTAATACTAGCCCACCACCATTGGTAGCAAGTGTTCCTACAAATCCAGTTAATTTTACACAAAATCAATATCAGATTGTTGTACCTGTTGCAGCCAGCGGTGGTTACACAACTCCGTCAAGTCCGTATACATACGCTATCAATACATCAACTACTGCATTGCCATTGGGATTAAGTTTTAATCCGGCAACTGGTGAATTGTCTGGTACTGCATTATTATTAACGTCTAGTGCGTTATCGTTTACAGTTACAATTACTGATGGTGTTCCGCAAACTGCTACAAACACATTTAATCTAAATGTGCAAGTTGCTCCTTCAACACAAGGAAAAGGGTTTGCTGGGTCGATAGGATTTACTGGCAGTCGAGGTCCTATTGGATGGACTGGCAGTCAAGGATTTACAGGAAGCAAAGGCCTTGGTGGTGATCGAGGGTTTACGGGAAGTATGGCATACACCGGTAGTCAAGGCGCTGGCTTTACTGGATCTCAAAGCTATACCGGATCATTTGGATTCACTGGTAGTAAGGGTGAAAAGGGCGATGTAGGTACTAGTGTTACGATTGTAGGTAGTGTTGCAAATTATACATATTTGCCGCCTGGTTATAGCGGTGCGCTCGGCGACGGCTATATCAATAGTAGTGACGGACACCTTTGGGTATTTACTAACAACGTTTTAGAAGATTCAACACATCATTACGGATTTGAAGATGTTGGACAGTTTGTAGGTTACGCCGGTAGTCTAGGTTATGCTGGCAGTCAAGGTTTAATAGGATTTTCAGGTAGTACAGGTTATTGGGGTAGCAGAGGTGATCAAGGATACACAGGATCATTTGGTTACACCGGTAGCTTAGGTTGGACTGGTAGCATAGGCTATACAGGTTCACAAAGTTACACTGGTAGCTTTGGTTATTCTGGTAGCGTAGGATATACTGGTAGCTTAGGGTGGACTGGTAGCTTAGGATATATTGGTAGTAAAGGTTTCCAAGGTAGTACAGGCTATAATGGAAGCCTAGGATTTAGTGGCAGTCAGGGATACACCGGTTCACAGAGTTACACTGGATCATTTGGATTTAGTGGATCATTTGGATTTGCTGGTAGTCGGGGATTTAGTGGCAGTCAAGGATTTACAGGCTCTCAAAGTTTTGTTGGTAGCCAAGGATTTATAGGTAGTCCTGGATTTACAGGATTTACAGGAAGTCGAGGTGTTGACGGTCAGTATGCCGCATTGGGATTTGCTGGTAGTGCTGGCTTTGCCGGAAGTGTTGGATTTAATGGTAGCGTTGGATTTACCGGTTCGCAGAGTTTTACTGGTAGTTTTGGATATGCCGGATCATTTGGTTTTGCAGGTAGCAGGGGCTTTACTGGTAGTTTGGGATTCACTGGATCACAGAGCTTTACAGGATCATTTGGCTTTACAGGATCATTTGGCTTTGCGGGTAGCAGAGGTTTTACTGGCAGCATTGGATACACAGGATCACAAAGTTACACAGGTTCTCTAGGATTTACTGGAAGTTTAGGGTTCATTGGTAGTAGAGGATATACCGGATCGCAAAGTTATACCGGATCGCTAGGTTACGTTGGATCGCTAGGTTATGCTGGATCATTTGGATACACTGGATCATTTGGATTTACTGGTAGTTCCGGTGCTTTTGCCGGCAAAGGATTTGATGGTAGTGTTGGCTATGCTGGATCATTTGGTTTTGCAGGTAGCAGAGGGTTTAGTGGAAGTCAAGGATTTACAGGATCGCAGAGTTTTACAGGATCGTTTGGATTTACTGGCAGCTTTGGATACACAGGTAGTATTGGATATTTAGGTAGCAGAGGCTTTACAGGCAGTATAGGCTTTACAGGCAGCGAAGGATATGCTGGATCATTTGGATTTACTGGTAGTTCAGGAGCCTTTGCCGCAATAGGATTTGGCGGAAGCCAAGGATACACCGGTAGCTTCGGCTACACGGGTAGTTTTGGATATAATGGTAGTAGAGGTTACACAGGCAGTGAAGGATATGTAGGTAGCCTTGGTTACACAGGTAGCTTTGGTTACACAGGAAGCCTAGGGTATACTGGCTCGCAAAGCTTCACTGGTTCATCTGGCTATGTAGGGTCATTTGGTTATACTGGTAGCTTAGGTTATAACGGTAGCAGAGGCTACACTGGTTCACAGAGCTTTACTGGATCATCTGGCTATGCGGGTAGTTTTGGATATACCGGATCATTTGGTTATACAGGTAGTTCAGGAGCATTCGCCGCAATAGGGTTTGGCGGAAGTCAGGGATTTGCAGGTAGTCAAGGTATCCCAGGGTTTGGATATACAGGTAGTCAAAGCGATACTGGATGGACCGGTAGCCGAGGATATTTAGGAAGTCGAGGCTTCTTCGGTAGTTCTGGATTTGTTGGAAGTATAGGTTTTACAGGTAGTCAAAGTTTTACAGGTAGTCAAGGTGAACTTGGTTGGACTGGTAGCATAGGTTATCAAGGTAGTGTAGGCGATGTTGGTTGGATTGGTAGTCGAGGCTTCTTAGGTAGTCGAGGCTTCTTTGGTAGTTTTGGTTATACTGGTAGTCAGGGAAGTGGCTTTACAGGCAGTCAAAGTTTTACAGGTAGTCAAGGTGAACTTGGATTTACTGGTTCAATAGGATTTACTGGTTCAATAGGATTTACTGGAAGTTCTGGCTTTGCTGGTAGTCGTGGATTTGTAGGTAGTTTAGGCTGGATTGGTAGTCAGGGTACTACAGGATTCTCCGGATCGCAGAGTTTCACTGGTAGTATTGGTTATTCTGGATCACTTGGATATACTGGTTCTTTAGGATATCAAGGTAGTGTTGGATTTACTGGATCGCAAAGTTTTACTGGTAGTGTTGGCTTTGCAGGGTCTTTAGGTTACGCCGGTAGTCAGGGAAGCGGATTTACAGGTTCTCAAAGTTATACAGGTTCATTTGGTTATACAGGTAGTATTGGACCTGCTGGTAATTCAGGATTTACAGGTAGTGCTGGATTTGTTGGAAGTCGTGGATTTGTCGGCAGCGTAGGATTTACTAGTAGTCAAGGATATTCAGGAAGCCAAGGCTATTCAGGTAGCGATGGCTTTATTGGTAGTACTGGATACACCGGTAGTCAGGCATTTACTGGTAGTACTGGATACACCGGCAGTCAAGGTGCTGGCTTTACTGGATCTCAAAGCTATACTGGATCTTTTGGTTACTCGGGGTCACTAGGTTATACAGGTAGCCAAGGTTTTATAGGATTCTCGGGTAGCTCAGGAGCAGGATTTGTAGGCAGCTTTGGCTACACTGGAAGCAGAGGCTTTACAGGCAGCATTGGTTGGACGGGTAGTCGAGGATTTATAGGTAGTATAGGTTTCCGCGGAAGCGAAGGATATGCAGGCTCTAGAGGAGAGTTAGGATTTGCGGGTAGTCAAGGTCCTTTAGGATTTTCAGGAAGTCAAGGCCGTGATGGTGCGTTTGCCGCAATGGGATGGACTGGAAGTTGGGGATACACAGGTTCTCTAGGAGAACAAGGTCCTCAAGGTATACAAGGTATTGCAGGTAACGACGGATACATTGGTAGTCAAGGTGACCTAGGCTACACTGGCAGTAGAGGTGTTGACGGAATTATTGGTGAGATTGGATATGTAGGTAGCCAAGGTGTTGATGGTGGCTTTGGATTCAGTGGTAGCATGGGATACACCGGCAGTCAAGGAGATATTGGCTACTCCGGAAGTCAAGCATATACAGGTAGTGCCGGATTTGTTGGCAGTCGAGCATATGCTGGATCTAGAGGATTTACAGGTTCGTTTGGTTTTAGTGGATCGTTTGGATACAATGGTAGCCGAGGGTACATTGGTAGTGAAGGATACGTAGGTAGTTTCGGTTACACAGGTAGCCGAGGCTATAGTGGCAGTGAAGGATATGCTGGTAGTTTTGGCTACACTGGTAGTGATGGTTACACTGGTAGCTTTGGTTATAATGGTAGCAGAGGCTATCAAGGTAGCAGAGGATACATCGGCAGTGAGGGATATGCTGGTAGCTTTGGTTATACTGGTAGTGACGGATATGTAGGTAGCTCTGGATACACAGGTTCATTTGGTTATAGTGGTTCATTTGGTTATAGTGGCTCATTTGGTTACAGCGGCAGTCGAGGGTACGTCGGTAGCTTTGGATATACTGGTAGCATTGGTTATACTGGATCATTTGGTTATACTGGATCATTTGGCTACACTGGATCATTTGGCTATAGTGGTAGCGAAGGCTATAGTGGTAGCGAAGGCTATACAGGTTCATTTGGTTATGCCGGTAGCTCTGGATACACAGGTTCATTTGGTTATGCCGGTAGCTTTGGTTATACTGGTTCATTTGGTTACACTGGCTCACAAAGTTACACTGGATCAGAAGGCTACACGGGATCTCATGGATTTGCAGGTAGTCAAGGCCCAAGGGGTGCAGACGGAACATCTGTTACTATTTTAGGCAACGTTGCTACTTACTTGCTATTGCCAGGGTACCCTGACACTTACACAGGAGCCAGAGGGGATAGTTACATAACAGACGATGGACGTCTATGGGTATGGACCGGAAGTCTATGGGTTGATGCAGGTAACATTCAAGGCCCGCAAGGAAATATAGGATATTTTGGTAGCTTTGGCTACACAGGATCGCAAAGTTATACAGGTAGTGAAGGCTACACCGGCTCGATTGGATTTACTGGTAGCGATGGTTATACAGGATCATTTGGTTATACAGGTAGTCAAGGATATTCAGGTAGCGACGGCTTTATAGGTAGTCAAGGTTATGCAGGTAGTCGAGGCTTTACCGGTAGTCAAGGTTATGCAGGTAGTCGAGGCTTTACCGGATCACAAAGTTATACCGGCAGTGAAGGCTATGTTGGATCTCTTGGATATACAGGTAGTCAGGGATATTCGGGTAGTGAAGGATATGTCGGTAGTGAAGGATTTGTAGGTAGTGAAGGGTACACTGGTAGCATTGGTTACACTGGATCACAAAGTTATGCTGGTAGCGTTGGGTACACTGGCAGCTTTGGTTACACTGGATCACAAAGTTACACAGGCAGCTTTGGTTACACTGGTAGTAAAGGTGAAACACCGCAAGCAGTTATCTATAATGCCGCAACTGCAAACTTAGTTGACGGAGTTTTTGTATCTGGATCCGTAGAAGATATTCAAGGATTTAATGACGGTAACCAGTTTGTATTTACAGACGGTAATACCACTATTAATCCTGGTACTGCCCCGTCTGGGCCAGCGTGGATATTCAATGTAACTTACACAGGCGTAATTAGATTTAATCTAGTAGATTTGAATGTACAATACACAACGGCATCGGGTCATGTAATTTATGTGCAACTATACAACTACACAACATCTTCGTGGGATTCAATTGGATCTTATAACGGTCTTACAGGATACTATCAATTTCAATTATCAGTTATTTCGTCAACTCCTTATATTGATGCAGGAACTGTACAATTAAGATTGTATCATGAAAATGTCGGTTTTGCAGGGTATCAAACAAACATAGATTATATTGCTATTGTTGATTCTATAAAAGGTGGACAAGGTCCACGCGGTATCACAGGGTGGACCGGTAGTAGAGGATATGCTGGTAGTGAAGGCTATGCCGGATCATTTGGTTACACTGGTAGTCAAGGTGAAATAGGGCCAGAAGGACTTCAAGGACCCCAGGGCGATGCTGGAGAACTTGGACCGCAAGGCCCGCCAGGCGATTTAGGTTATAGTGGCAGTGAAGGTTACGTTGGTAGTGAAGGTTACGTTGGTAGTGAAGGTTACACAGGAAGCCAGGGCGTTGGTTACACTGGATCTCAAAGTTATACAGGATCAGAAGGTTATACTGGTAGTCAAGCGTACACCGGTAGCCAGGGCTCAGGATTTACTGGATCTCAAAGTTATACCGGTAGTAGAGGCGCTTTAGGATTTACAGGTAGTCAAGCGTACACTGGTAGCCGCGGGGCAGGATTTACTGGTAGTACGAGCTTTGTGGGTAGTCAAGGTGATCGTGGCGGGTTACGCTACTACTTTGATAACACACTTACAGCTGGAGTCGGCAGTCCAGGAAGTATTAGATTCAATAACGCTGTTACTAGTAGTGTAACACAAATTTATGTTAACGTTGTTGATACGAATTCAATTAATTTCTCAAATTATATTGCAACCTGGAGCGGAAGTAACAGTCCAAATAAAGGTACGTTATTAATAAAATCAAACGTTAATAACGTTAGCGCAACATCGGCATTTACAATTGTTGGCGCAGCCAACTTAGGTACATATTATACTCTAACCGTAACATATCTATCCGGTGCCGCGCCAGCTAATAATGCACAATTAGTTATCGAAGCTAAACGAACTGGAGATCTAGGCGGACTTGGTTTTGTAGGAAGTAGAGGTGCTGGATTTAACGGTAGCTTTGGTTACGCCGGTAGCTTTGGTTACACCGGTAGTCATGGTTATCCTAGTGGTCTTCGTTACTACCTGGATGCTACTACAACTCCAGGAGTTACTGCAAATGGTGGCCTAAGATACAGTGATACTGATGTTGTATCAGTAGGAGCATTGTATTTTTCTAACTTTGATATAAATGGAGTGGATGTTGGGTCCTATCTAGCACAGTGGGCCGCAAGCACATCCCCGGGCACTAAGGGTCAAGTAATTATTAAACATTATTTAATGGCTCAACCTGTGATGACAATTTTTAATGTTACCGGCGTGGTAGTTGCATCAGGTTATACACAAATTTCTGTATCTTTTGTATCTGGATATATTCCCCTTGCAGATGATAAACTTGCTGTAGAATTTGTTAGAACTGGAGACCAGGGATATGCTGGTAGTGCTGGCTACAGCGGATCATTTGGTTACAGCGGATCATTTGGCTACACTGGATCATTTGGTTACAGCGGATCATTTGGCTACACTGGTAGTATAGGTGATCGTGGCGGCCTACGTTATTATAACGATCTAAGTTCTCAAGTTGCCGGCGTAGGAACAAACGGTAGCTTAAGATTTAATAATGTTGTTATTGGATCTGTTACCCAAGTATTCATTAATATAAACGATACTAACGGTGTTTCATTTAGTACATACATAGGACAATGGGGAACTAATAATCCTACTGCTACTATAAAAGGACAGTTGATCGTTAAAGCAACATCGCCTTCAGTATCTGCTTCTTCTTTATGGAACATTACTGGAGTTACAAATAATTCTACATATTATACCTTGTCGGCAACATATGTAAGCGGATCATTCTCAACAGCCAATGAACCGTTGGCTGTAGAATTTGTCTACACTGGTGAAAAAGGATTTGTAGGATCATTTGGTTACACTGGCTCATTTGGTTACACTGGCTCATTTGGGTACACTGGTAGTCGAGGATTTACTGGTAGTGAAGGATATGCAGGATCATTTGGTTACACTGGTAGCTTTGGTTACACTGGTAGCTTTGGTTATAGTGGCTCATTTGGTTATACTGGATCATTTGGTTACACTGGTAGTTTTGGTTACACTGGATCATTTGGGTACACTGGTAGTCGAGGGTTTACTGGTAGTGAAGGATATGCAGGATCATTTGGTTACACAGGTAGTTTTGGTTACACTGGGTCATTCGGTTACAACGGTAGCCGCGGATATATTGGTAGCGAGGGATATGCAGGATCATTTGGTTACACCGGCAGTCAGGGTGAGAGACTTGGCCTTGCATTCTACTACGATGATAGTTCTCAGTCTCCGGGCGTAACTACTGACGGTAGTTTAAGATTTAATCCTGCATTTACACAGATATATATTAATGTTAAAGACATAGGCGGAAACGATCTATCTGGTTATATAGCACGTTGGGCTGATAGTAAAAACCCAGGTACCAAAGGCCAGCTGTACATTAAAAATATTATTCCAACTATAACTTATCTTAGTATTTGGGGTATTAGCACCATTGTAAACAACGGCACTTACTATACATTAAATGTAAGCAGTTTCTCTGGAACACTTGCGGGTGTACTTGGCGGAGATGTATTTGCACTAGAGTATGTACCAGTTGGTGACTTTGGATATGTGGGCAGTAGAGGATTTGTTGGATCATTTGGTTTTACAGGCTCTCAGAGTTTTACTGGTAGTCAGGGAGAATCTGCAGGATTACGATACTATTTTGATAATACGTTAACAGCGGGTGTGGGCAATGCCGGTAGTATTCGATTAAACAATGCAGTTGCCGCTTCTGCTACGCAGGCTTTTATTAATGTCACTGATGTAAATTCAGTTAACCTAGCAACATATATTAGCCAATGGGCAGATAGTAGTAATCCTACTGTTAAGGGACAGTTAATATTCAACCAGAATCTAGCAGGATCCAGTCCGTTCTTAATCTACAACGTATCTAGTGTTGTTAATAACACATCTTATTACACAATTAATATTGCCAATGGTAGTGGCACAATTCCGGGAAACAATGACCAGCTAGCATTAAATTATGTTAGAGCAGGTGACTTAGGTTACGGCGGCAGTAGAGGTTTTGTTGGATCGTTTGGTTATACTGGTAGCTTTGGTTATACTGGTAGTAACTCACAAAGTGGATTAATATACACATGGGATACTAGTGCATTAATTGCACAGGTCAGCGGTAACCCTAACGGAACTTTAAGATTAAACAATGCCACTCCTATGAGTGCTACCACTGTGTTTATCAATAGATATGATACCAATGGTGCAGATTTACAAGCATGGTTTAATTCGTTTACTACAATTGTTAATCCTATTAAGGCACAGTTGGTCGTTAGGTCTAATGTTGCTACAAATTCACCTAATTTGTATCTAGCTGATGTTACAGCGGTTGCGGCATCGGGTACAAACTCCTTTGCATTAACAATTACTCCTCAGTTCTATTTTGGTATTGCTAATACTGAATTATTAGGAGTGTTCTTAGTCAGATCCGGCGAAAGAGGATATACAGGAAGTTCAGGATTCACTGGTAGCTTTGGATTCACTGGTAGCTTTGGCTACAACGGTAGTCAAGGAGACAAGGGCGGTATTAAATATTACTTTGATAATACCGCAACAACTCCTCAAACAACTGGTAACGGTAATGTAAGATTTAATAATGTTACTACAATAGCATCTGTTACTGGAGTTTATTTCAACATCTTAGATATTAACAGTGTTAATTTAGGAGGTTACATATCAACCTGGGCCGATAGTACAACACCTATAAAAGGCCAATTAATTATTAGGAATAATTTGAATAATGTAGCCAACGTTACAATATTCAATGTTACCGCTCTTACTATTGGTTCAAATAACTACCAATTTACAGTTACATATCTATCTGGTGCAATGTTTACCAACAACGATATGTTGGCAATCACCTTTATAAGAACTGGTGATAGAGGATTTGTAGGTAGTTTTGGATATTCTGGTAGTTTTGGATTTACTGGATCGTTTGGATACGCTGGATCAAGGGGTGAGAGTAGTTTTGTATACGATGACAATCCTCCTACATCATTCGTTGGTAGTGCAGGTAGCGTTACAACTAGAATTGGCGATCGTTGGTTTGATACTACAGTTGGATTAGAATTCATTTACACATATGACGGTGATACATTCCAGTGGGTTGAAGTAGCAGCCGGCGGCGGCTATATTGGTGCTATAGGTTATACAGGTAGTGCAAGCGCCGCAGTTTCATTGGGCTTTACAGGTAGTTCGGGTGCCGCAGTTGCAGTAGGTTTTACAGGTAGCATAGGCAGAAACTCAACTGATTTTATGTCGATAGCGTTAACTGATGAAGTATCATTTATAGCTACTGGTGCCGCAATAGTTACATTTAGAGTACCGTTCCAAATGAATTTATATCAAATTCCGAGGGCATCTTTAAGTGTTCAAGGAAGTAGTCCGACAATAGTTGATGTTAAATCAAATGGCGCCAGTATATTGGGTGGTAATAAATTACAAGTTGATACCGGTTCTAGAACTTCTAGAACTTCTGCAGTCCCAACTTCCTTGATAACTACTGTATTAAACGATGACGACGAAATAACTTTAGATATTACCGCAGGCGGTACAATAGCCAAAGGTCTAAAAGTTACTATATACTATCAAAGAATATGAGCGGGTTTTTAATACCAAGATATAATAAAAAAGCAAGGGGTAGTGTTCAATACACCACAAGTTTTAGTACACCATTTACTACCACTTTTACGGTGCCTGCTGGAGTGAATTCTATTTCTGTAGTTGCCGTTGGCGGTGGTGGCGGTGGCGGCAGCGCCGCCGTATACATCAATGTTTCGACTGGGGTGATCGGTGGAGGTGGAGGTGGGGGTGGCGCCCTTGCCTATAACAATAATATTCCTGTATATCCAGGAGAATCACTTACAGTGGTAGTCGGCGCCGGCGGAACAAGCGGTGCTATAAGTAATTCTTCAACATGGCCCGTTAATAATCCCAATAATGGCGGCAACGGAGGAGATTCGTATATATATCGAACTACTTCAACTGAGGTTATTGTTAGTGCCGGTGGAGGCCGAGGCGGAAAAGGTGGATTAGCCAATAGTATTACAGGATATACTCCTGGCCCGCCAAGCTCAGTTTCTACAGGAAGTGGTGGACAAATAATTGTAGGAATTGGCGGTGGTGCCGGTGGTGCCGGTGGCGCAAATGCCATACATCCTGGGACAACTAATTACATAATGTCTGGCGCAGGAGGAGGTGGTGCTGGTGGATATAATGGTCCTGGTGGTAATGGATCTATTAATGCAAGTGCGATTGGGACTGCATCAAATCCTTCAGGTGGCGCTGGTTCAGCCGCTGGAGTTGCCTCCGGTGGTGGAGGGGGCGGCCCAAACTATCCTACAGTTGTGTTAATAAATCAAAGCGCCTCTAAAGGTGGTGGGGTAGGCCTTTTCGGACGAGGTGTCGATGGTGCCGCCAGCACCGCCCTTGCCGCAACATTCGATGGCTATTCTGGAAGTATTCCGTTTGCCGAGTTTGTTGCCACCACTCAGATAACTAGCATAGCTCTTAATCTTCCTGCTGTTACTAGTTTAACGCTGGTTGTAAATGCGTCAGCTGATGATACTTTTGTCCAAATTAATTTACCGTGGAGTGTACTTTATGCTGGTTTGTCATATACCTCTGTATTTGTAGGATCAAATAGTTATCTAACCTTTGGCTCGGGATCTGGACAATTTCAACCACTGAACGCAGCGGCTCCCGGTATTCCTAAAATAATGATTGACTCCGCTGACAATTCTTATCAACGAGTGTATGCTGGAGTTCAGAGTGGGACCACACCTAATAGAGTGTATAGAGTACGTTATGAAGGTACGGCAGGGACTTCGGGTACGCTGGGATCTCCCAACATGGTTTGGGAAGCGTGGTTTTATGAAAACCAGCCATCTAGAATAGACATACAAATTGGTGTGAATGCTAGGAACGGCGCTGGATTTTCAGGCATTTGTACTGCAAGTGCCCTTGTAGAAGCGTTCCCGTCAGTTGCACCAAACCGTGCATATCAATTATTGCCCGCAGGTTCCGCGGTTGGTGCAGTCTTAGCCTCATCGGATATAAAATTTGGTGGAGGCGGGGGTGGTAGCAGTTATTTCGGTGCTATTGGCGGGCCAGGAGCCGTAAGAATAGTGTGGCCCGGAGATACTCGATTGTTTTCAGACTATGATGTAGGTTCAGATACTAATCCTACTTATTCAATATCGCCCGCTTCTACTGCAATTCCTGAAGGTTCTACCGTGGATGTTACTGTGACCACTACTAACGTTGCAGATGGTACTGTTTTGTATTATGCATTGATCCCTCAAGTTGGCCCAATAACTGGAACAACTACAGGTAGTATAACAATTAACTCTAATACTGCATCATTTAATACCGCAACACTTAATGTATTTGGATTAGACAGTTTTACACAGGGCAATGTAATATTTACAGTAATACTATATACCGATATAACGAGATTAAATCCAGTAGCAGCCTCCCCGTCGATTACTGTTTTTGATTCTAGTAGGACTCCAATTGTATATCCGTTGATTGCCAGTAAAACGGTTATGAACGAAGCCGACAGTGTAACATTCACTGTAAACACAGAGAATTTTCCAACTGGAAAAAAATTGTACTGGGCTATCGATACTACAGTGGGAGTTAGTCCAGTTACTTCAACTGATTTTACTCAAATGGTTGGAAGTTTTACCATGGTTAGTGGTGTAGGTAGTTTTTCAATAACTAGCGCCGAGGATTTACTAACTGAGGGTCCTGAAAATTTTATAGTTAACGTAGCAACGGGAATTTCAGCATATTCTCCAGCATATGTATTTTTAGCATGTAGTTCTGCATCAGCAACCTCAGAAAGCAGTGGACAAACGTTAACGATTGCTGGATCAGGAGTGACTGCGTTTAGTTTAGGCTCTTTATTTGCTGTACAATTTGGCGGTGCTGGGTACCTGTCTAGTACAGTTCAAATTCCATTTACTGATCAAGATTTTACCATCGAGGCATGGATTAATCCCAGCACTAGTGGCACACTTAGGGGAATTGTACAAAATTGGAACGCCGGCGGCGAGTTCGGACTTGAAATTACAACTGCCAATGTATTAAGGTTCTTTTACACGAACGCGGCGAGTGGTATATCTACTATAAGTGTAATTGGCACAACTCCTATTTCACTTAACGTATATACTCATGTTGCTGTAGTAAGAAATGGCGGAGATTTGCGACTGTATGTTAATGGTGTCGCTGATATTATTTCGGGCACAAGAAATTCTGTATATAATATAGGTAATGATATTCTTTATTACTACAACGGAGCTACAAAAAATTTAATAATAGGAATAGGCGCAGATTTTGTTGGGTATTTTACTGGAGTTATAACTCAGTTACGTATTGTCAACGGAAAAGCAATGTACACAGGGACATCGTTTTCTCTTCCTACCACTGTTACTGGTCAACAAGCATACACCACACCCGGTACGTATATTTGGGTTGCCCCAGCTGGAGTTACCTCTGTAAGTGCAGTATGTGTTGGCGCAGGTGGTGGTGGATTTCGAGACGGTGGAGGCGGTGGTGGTGGAGCATTAGCTTGGGCAAACAACATCGCTGTTGTGCCCGGCCAGTCATATACAGTTGTAGTGGGCGCGGGCGGCACAGCTGGCCCCACTGCAACCGCTGGCGGCAACAGTTATTTTATGGAAACTAATGTTATTAGAGCAAACGGTGGTAGCGCAGGAGTGAATACTAGCGGCGTCCTCGGAGGTGCTGGCGGTGGTTATTTTATTAGTGGTGTATTTGTTAGCCAAGGTGGCGGTTATGGTGGTGCAGGTGGTGCCTTTAATGTATCAGCTACTACATTTTTGGGGGGCGCTGGCCAAACTGGTGCAGGTGGTGGCGGTGGTGGCGCTGGTGGATATGCAGGCGCAGGTGGGAATGGTGGTGCAGCCGATTTTGGTCCTGGAGGCCTTGGCGCAGGAGGAGGTGGAGGTGGCGGAGGTACGACTAACCAGGTATATGGTAATGGAAATGGACAACCATCCGGGGGCGCCGGCGGCGGCGTTGGTATATTTGGCCAAGGTGCAAATGGAAACGGAGGAGTTGGAGTATCTTCATACGCAAGTGCAGGAGGCGGTGGTGGTGGTGGCAGTGGTGGAAATGCAGGTGGCAATGGCACAGCTAATCTTACCGGAGGCAACGTAGGGGGTATGGGTGGCTCATATGGTGGTGGTGGAGGCGGTAGTACCGGGTCAGGGAACAGTGGAGGATATACCCGAGGTGACGCTAATAACGTAGGTTTTGGCGGAGCTGTGCGTATTATGTGGGGTCCAGGACGAGCATATCCTGCGACACTAACTGTTGATCAACCATTTTTCTCTGCATTAAGTTATTCCATATCCACAGATAGAACAGTTACATCCAGTCCCGTAATGACATTAGTTGATACTAGTGTTAGTTTGGGCAAAAGAGATATTTCAAGTATGTCATTGTACACTACTTGGACTCCTATATCCGGTGGTGGTATACAAGGGCAGGTAGCATTTACTACCACTGGTACGTATTTGTGGACAGCACCAGCTGGTGTTGGCAATGTGCATGTGGTAGCAGTTGGTGCAGGTGGTATCCAAGATTCTAGTCCATCAGCGCCTACAGGTGCCGGCGGCGGCGGATTAGGATGGAAAAACAATATTCCTGTAATTCCGGGACAATCGTATACAGTAGTTGTTGGTAGAGGAAGTATTGGTTTTGTAGGTATTGGCGATGGTGATAGCTATTTTATTAGTCGTGATATAGTTAAAGGTGGCGGCGGGTCTGGGTTATTCCTTAGCGGTACAATTGGAAATGGCGGAAGTTATACAGGTGACGGTGGCGGCAACGGCGGCCGCGGTGGAATATCTTCTGGAGCCCCCTCAGCTGGCGGTGGCGGAAACGGAGGTGCTGGAGGCTATAATGGCAATGGTGGCTTAGGTGGTACTGATCGTGGCACGCCGGGCACAGGAAGTGGCGGTGGTGGTGGTGGCGGAGGTGCTGGCGGTGTTGGTTACGTCGGCTGGAACGGAGGTGGCGTTGGTATATTCGGCCAAGGTGCAAATGGACTGCCGGGTGTATATGGTAACCCCGGAGTGGGTGCGTCCGGAGGTGCTGGGTCGGGCGGAGCTGGTGTACTTTATGGTGCAGGATTTCCTGTCACAGCCAGCTCCATTAAGCCACAAGGAGCAGTTAGAATTATATGGGGAGCCGGCCGGGCATTTCCATCAACATTAACCACTGATCAAAGTAATACTAGTTTTACTTATTTTTCTCCATATTACTTAAATCCTAGCGCAAATCCTAGAATTACAGGGGTTGCCTGGAAACCAGACGGGACCATTGTTTATATTTCAATGATAACCCAGCGAGTATTCAGTTCAGTATATTCCTTTCCTGTAACTACCGCTTGGAATATAGCCACAGCTATTGCGCCCACAGGATCTAGAATAGATTGGACAACTTCACTGCACACTGGGTTAATGTTCAATCCAACTGGGACTGCGGTATATTTCCTAGGAAATCAGGGTGCATCAAAAACAGTTCAACAATTTCCTCTTACCACAGCCTGGAATATTTCGTCAATGGGTACAGGAGTTAATGTTAGTGCCGATTACGTTCCTAATACGGCTAGCCTAGATGGAATGTGTTTTGGAAATAACGGAACTTACATATATGTAACATCTACCGCAAATAATCTAGGATATCTAGGCAGAGCAACAATGCCTACTCCGTATTCTATTAGTTCTATTAGTGGCGTTAATGTATGGGCACCGTATATAAATCTACCGCAGGCAACTAATCCTACAGGCATTACTTTCTCTAACGAAGGGTTATACATGTATATAACAGACGGAACTACTGATAGAATTTATGTATATCTATTGAGTATAGCGTGGGATCATACATCTGCCGCCTACACCGGCGTTAGCTACGATTTACGCAGACTAGGAGATAATGTAACAAGTATGGTAAGTAGCGGATATTTAAGACCTGGCGGAAATGATTTTTATGTTGTAGATGGATATAACAGTAAAATTGCCCAGTTTAAGTTATCCAATTGATCAAAAACACCCCGTCGTTATAATGAGTAAATAAGTAACAATGAATTTATTAAGACAACATGCCAGTTAATTTTCCACTATCACCTTTAACAGGACAACTATACACATCAGGAACTAGAACCTGGCAGTGGAATGGTCGTGCCTGGATTGTCAACGGCAATTTTATTACTGGCTATACAGGCAGTAGTGGTCAAGTTGCCGCGTTAGGTTATACAGGCTCTCGATCTTTTGTAGGTAGTCAAGGATTTGTAGGTAGCCAGGCTTTTACTGGAAGTGGGGGCTATACCGGTAGTATGGGGGCATTTGCCGCAATTGGTTTTACTGGTAGTATAGGTTTTACAGGTTCTGTAGGTTGGGTTGGTAGTAGGGGTGCAACAGGATTTGTTGGTAGCGTTGGTTACACCGGTAGTACAGGCGATCGAGGTGGCTTGCGCTACTACTACGATACTACAATAACCGCAGGCGTAACTACTCCAGGTAGTTTAAGATTTAACAATGCCACAATTGGCTCTGTTACGTCAATATTTGTAAACGTTCTTGATATTAATAGTGTTAGTTTTTCTGCATTTATTGCCCAATGGGGAACTAATAATCCCAACAATATTATTAAGGGGCAGTTATATGTTAAATCAACTTCTCCATCAGTTGCGGCTGCATCATTATGGAATATTACCGCGGTCACAAACGTTACTACTTACTATACAGCAACAGTAACCTATGTAAGTGGAACTTTTCCATCAGCAAACGAGCCGTTGGCCATAGAATTTGTATTCACTGGCGAGAGAGGATATAGTGGTAGTTTTGGTTACACGGGTAGCTTTGGTTTTACAGGATCGCAAAGTTATACTGGTAGTGCAGGTGACAGAGGGGGGTTACGATATTACTACGATTCGGGATTCACCAGTGCTGGTATTAGTTCAAACGGTAGTATGAGATTTAGTAGTCCTACTTTTTCGGTAGCTAATACAATTTGGATTAATGAAATTACCTCTAATGGTACAAATATACAATCATTTATTGCAACCTGGGATGACAGCACCAGTCCTATAAAAGGTTATCTGCTTGTAAAATGTGTTAGCTCATTTCTTACACAAGAATCTATATGGCAAGTAAATTCAATAGTGGACAATACCACTTATTACACCTTGACAGTAACTTATGTTTCAGGAGCACAACCTCCTCCAAACGAAGCAATTTCAGTTGAGTTCTATAGAACTGGTGAACGAGGATTTTCAGGTAGTCAAGGTATAATAGGATTCACTGGTAGCTTTGGTTACACAGGAAGCACCGGTGACCGGGGTGGATTAAGATTCTATAACGATATAACTCAGTTTGCTGCTGGTGTTTCTAGCAACGGTAGTATAAGATATAACACATCTAATATGACTGCTGTTACAAATATATTCATTAATGTTAATGATAGTAACGGTGTAAGTTTTGCCTCTTACTTTGCTACGTGGGGTAGTGCTAATCCAACCGCTACAATTAAAGGACAGTTATACATAAAACCGGTATCGCATGTTACCGCAGGTTCTTTGTTATATAATGTTACCAGTGTAACCAACAACACAACGTATTATACAGTAGTAGTGGCGTATGTAGCTGGTTCCGGTGTAACAGCGTTACCAAGTAACGAACCGTTGGCAATAGAATTTATCCATACAGGTGAAAAAGGATTTGTGGGATCATTTGGTTACACAGGTAGCTTTGGATATTCTGGTAGCTTTGGCTATAATGGTAGTAATGGCGATCGTGGCGGTATAAGATATTATTACGATAGCACAACAACTATTGCAGGTGTGACTAATCCAGGAAGTCTAAGAGGCAACAGCGGAACGGCTTCTAGCATTACTCAACTTTTTATAAATGTTAACGATGTTAACAGCATCGTAACCAGCGGTTATATTAGCACATGGGGAACTAGTACAAATCCCACAAATAAAGGTGCCTTATTAGTTAAAGGAACCGGACAACAAAGTACCACATCTATATTGTTTACTGTTACTAATGTAGTTAACAATACCACGTATTATACCCTAGGGGTAACATATCTATCAGGAGTATTTGGCGCCGCAGGTGAACAGCTTTCTCTTAATTTTTTCAGAACAGGTGATTTAGGCTACAGCGGTAGTGTTGGATTTGTTGGTAGTTTTGGTTATAGTGGAAGTGTTGGCGATCGCGGCGGATTAAGATATTACTATGATAACACAATTACAGCCGGCGCAGGAACAAATGGTAGTTTAAGATTTGGTAATACTAATCTAAGTTTAGCCACTGTGGCCTACATCAACGTTAATGATTCGTATGCTACTTCTATGTCTGCATTTATTTCTACCTGGGCCAATAGTACTAACCCCACAAATAGAGGATACCTAACAGTTAAGAACGTAGATTCTATTAATGTAGGTACTACAGTATTTGCAATAACATCTGTAACAGGAGCAGGCGGTGGCGCGACCTACTGGATACTTGGCATAACCTACATTTCGGGTAGTACCGCAATTACCAATGGTCAAGCTCTTGCTATAGATTTCACAAGAACAGGTGATTTAGGGTATACAGGTAGTCAAAGTTATACTGGTAGCTTTGGTTATAGTGGATCATTTGGTTACACGGGTAGTCAAGCATACACAGGTAGCACGGGCATTGGTTACACCGGTTGTATGGGATATACCAGCACTACTTCAGATAGTTTTACCCCATCGTCTGGAGCAACAGGAACAGTAACTTATGATTTTAGCGCGGCTCAGGTATTTTACATTAGTAGTCCTGCCGGCAACTTTACTCCAAACTTTACCAATGTGCCAACAACCAACGGGCTTGCTAATGTTGTAGTATTGTATATCAATCAGGGTGCTACACCTTATATGCCCACACTATCATCAACTGCAATACAAGTTAATGGTGCCAGCCAAACTGTTAAATGGAATCAAGGGGCAGTCCCAACGGGAACCGCCAATCGAGTGGATATGATAAGTTATTCATTAGTTCGAGATTCGTCTACCTGGGTCGTATTGGGTCAGTACGCATCATATGGATAATAAATAGAAATATGCCAGGGCGAATTAGACCAGTTACCAGCATAGCAAGCTCAGATTTTTATTTAATTTCAAGTTGGTATGCAGAACCAGAATTTACAGGACAGACTATGCTGTTCCGACAAACATCTGCGCCCGTTGGATGGACGAGAGTTACTACTGCTGATAATTGTGCAGTAAGAATAGTGAGCGGCCCAGGTGGGGTTACTGGTGGCGGATTGTCCCCTTTCACTACTATTTACAGTTCCAGGCAAGCTACTGGCAGTGTTGGCCCATTAACAGTAAGCGCAGGTGCATTTACAATTTCTCAAACATATATACCATCCCATTCTCATTCTACTTCTTCCTCACCTGGAGGAAGTGCATTTGGATTGGCGCCGGGCCCGTCAGTTAGCCCATTGAATGTTGGTGTTGTTAAAACTACTGTATCAACGTATGGCCAGCCGGCTATAGCGGGCGGCCCTGGTGGATCAGATGGGTCTCACAGTCATCCAGGGGGAACTGTAGCTGGTGGACCCGTTACCGGAACAGTTAACATGGCCGTTAAATATGTAGATATTATTATAGCAACAAAGAATTAATATGCCAGCAAGTGCAAATATATCAATTGAATCAGGTAGTATTACATTATTTTATCAAACTACTGCCCCTGTAGGTTGGACAAAACTAACCACGCTTAACGATTACGGAATTAGAATAACCAGTAGTACCGGTGGCGGATCTGGCGGAACAGTTGCATTTACAACGTGTTTTAGTCCTGTAGTTGTATCCGGCTCTGCAGCCGCCTCCGGCTCAATAGGAGCTGTTACGCTAAGTTTAAGTCAAATTTCATCGCATAGTCATCCATCCGGTGCGGCGGCGGGTGCTACAAGTAGTATTAGGGGTGGAGGAAATATTAACTTTCCGCAGTTTACTCCGGCAAATAATCCATCTTTGATAGGTCCTATTAGCTATTTTCCTATAAGTACGCCGCCTGCAGGGGGTGGATCTTCCCACACTCATCCAGCTATTTCGGCCGGTGGTGCTTATACTGGCAACACTTTTGCCATGGATATCAAATACGCTGACTGTATCCTCGCTCAAAGGAATTAATATGGCAGGCGGAACATTTACCTTTCCCGCAAGAACAACTACTGTTTTTCAACAAGCCAACGCACCAACCGGTTGGACAAAAGTTACATCGTTAGATGACTATACTCTAAGAATAGTCGGTACTAGTCCTTTTTCAGGAACACCGTCTGGATCGATTGCATTTACTACTCCTGGCTCAACTACATGGACTGTACCTGTAGGTGTTACTTCTATATCCATAGTTGCAGTAGGTGGCGGCCAGGCAGGATCAAATAATGGGTTTAATTCTGGAGGGCTAGGCGGGTCGGGAGGATGGCTAGCATATAGAAATTCTATAGCAGTCACTCCCGGTGACACACTAACAATTACCGTTGGTCGAGGAGGTGCTGGGACGCTTGTCGCCGGCACCGTAGGCGAGGCCGGATTACCATCTTCAGTTACTCTGGGAGTCGTAACATTCGTTCAGGCCAATGGCGGCAGTAATCCCCAAGGTAACCCAAATATTGCTGGACAAGTTACCAATAGCGGTGGCGGCGGTAGTGGAGCCGGTTATACTTCTTCAGGGCCTACTTATGAAAATGGAGCTGGGGGTGGAGCTGGTGGCTATGCCGGCGTGGGGGGATCCGGTGGGTTCCTTACTTTTGGAAGTGCTGGATCAGGTGGTGGTGGCGGCGGCGGAAGGAGTGGGACAAACGTAGTAGGGGGCGCCGGTGGTGGTGTGGGTATATTTGGCCAAGGTGCAAATGGCGGCGCCGCTGTCTTATCAGGCCGAGGGGGTCTAGGTGGTTCAGGTGGTGCTGACGGTGGCTTTGGCACCGGACCAGTCGAATCTCAACGCGGCGGCAACTTTGGTGGAGGTGGAGGTGGACGTGGCGGTTATCAAGGTACGCCTGCTTCGGGTGGCGACGGCGCAGTTCGAATAGTATGGGGACCTGGCCGTTCATTTCCATCCACAAACGTATCAGAGGCTTTTGATAACACTATACCTGCTGTTGGTAACGTTAATTTTACTGCGGTGCATGCCTCTGGACAAACCTGGCCAGGAAGTTTAGTAGGTGGTGGTGGTAGTGGAAGTACTGGAGCGGCCACCGCGGCCTCCAGCAATCATTCACATTTTGGTTCTTCTTGGGGGTCTCCAAATAATCCACTATGGTTTAACGTTGCTGGCGGCCCGGTTCCTGGATCCTTACAATTTTATAATAACATGTCCAGTTACCAGACAGCACCTGCGGGCGGTAGTGTATCTCACTCGCATCCGTTATCCATTGGCGGTGGCACCTTTAGCGGTGGGTCGATGTCCCAATTTGCTCTTCAATATGTCGATTGTATTTTGGCAAGTATAGATTAGAAAATTTTCTCAAGAGACTGTAAACTTCTTAAATATAATATAGGAGTTTAATATGGAACTTAAACGAGAAAATTGGTGCCCTCTGATTAAAAAAGAATGTGTGGGTTTGAAATGTGCCTGGTTCATGAAAGTGGAAGGCTACGATATTAACACCGGAAAACGTGTTGACGAATGGAATTGCTCAATAGCATTGTTACCTATGTTATTGATTGAAAATTCTGGACAACAACGACAAACTGGCGCAGCCGTTGAAAGTTTTCGAAACGAAATGGTAAAAGCAAACGAAACTAATATACAGGTTCTTGCCGCATCAGTGGGGGTCAATATGAAATCAGTTATTACTGCTGATACTACTAAATTTATAGATATAGGAGAAAAAAATGGTAGAGAGTAATAGATACACTATAATTGTAGATGACAAACAAGTATACCTAGACACTTGGGTGTACCATGAACTTGATTTTTCCGATTGTGGAATACCTGATGATATTCACGCTTTGCAATTCCGCAACGGTAGTGGATGGATTGAGTATAGAGATACTAGACCCAATCCTCCCTTAAACAGTGTTGCTGATTTTCCCGATTGGGCAGTAAAATGCATAGCCAAGTGGGAAGAACAATACATAAAAAATCCTCCCCCAGAGACTGTATGAACCCACATATCCAAGCGGCCAATTTTGTATATATTAAAAATTTTATTTCTAACGAACGTGCTTGCGAGTTAGCAAAAGAATTTATAAAATTTTCTACTAAAAATAATTTAACCGGCGATAGTCAAGCACCTAATTCATCAAAATCTTATAATTATATAAGTTTTCTAGAATTATTGTGTGAAAAAACTCCCGAAGTTAGTAAGTTTTTAGGAGAGACTGTACTACCGACATACGCTTACGCACGAGTATATAAAGAAGGATCGGAGCTCCTTAAACATCGTGATCGAGAAGCGTGTGACATTAGTCTAACTCTGCATCTTTCTAAAGATGAAGATTGGCCAATTTGGATAGAAAAACCCAACGGTGAAAGTGTTTCTTTAGATTTAGATTCTGGAGATGCAATGATGTATCTAGGATGTGAAGCAGATCATTGGAGAGAAAAATTCAAGGGTAAAGAGTATGTTCAAGTATTTTTACATTATGTAAGAAGCAGAGGACCCAATTCCTGGGCATACTTTGATAACAAATTAGCTCAAACTAATAATTTGCCGGGACAGCATGATAAGTCTATAGACGGTCTTGTATCTCCTTCTAATAATTTGCCTCAAAAAATTAATGTCGGTAATCATGTCGAATCTTTGAAAGATTATATATGTATCTTTGAAAATTTAATTTCTGATGAATTATGTGATGAAATTTTACAAGAATATAAAAATTGCGAAGATTGGTTCGAAGCAAGTGTTGGACACGGAGTTATTAACAAATCTATTAGAAATGTTAATCAGATTGGGTTATCTAGCCAGCCCGTTATTGAAAAAAACCAACCGGTTCGAAAAAATTTAGACGATAAACTTTGGGAAGTAACTAACAAAGCTATTGGAATGTATAATCAAAAATTTCCAGAAGCACGTATAGAGGAAGACAGCGGATACGAACTACTAGAATATAAGACTGGGTGTTTTTATACAACACACACTGATAGCTATAAACTTCAGCCTAGAGCAGTATCGTGTTCAATTGCAATAAATGACAGTTACGAAGGTGGCGAATTTGCTTTCTTTGATAGAAAATTAAAGTATAGCTTGAAAAAAGGTTCAGTAATAATGTTCCCTAGTAATTTTATGTTTCCCCATGAAATATTGCCTGTGACCAGCGGTACTCGTTACTCAATTATAACGTGGTTTATCTAATATTGCCCTTGCTTATATCTCAAATAACGCATAAATATCTCTATAACTAGGAAATTACAATATGCGAGCTGTTGAAGTAATACGGGGAGTTTTAGATTTGATTGAAAAAATCGACGGTATCCCACCAGAAGCTGATATTCATCCGGCTTCTGCCAACGCAACAGTTGCTACTGGAGTAGATCAAAATAGATTTAAGCAGATAGTTGACTTGTTGACGCATCAGCATCAAATGTACAGTAATAGCCCTGCAGAAGTAGTGGCCAGCGTTGACAGCGTCACAGTACATGCGGGTGGCGGACTTAATGGTCCTAAAAATCCCGCGGATATCAGAGCTAACAGTGTCGCAATGTATCCAACCTTCTCAGCACAGAACAAAGGACAAATACAATGAGTCAGTATTACACAATAACAACCCTTGCAACTACAGGTACCAACAAATATACAACAGTGGCGTTGGGTGCAGGCACCGTAACAACAAGTACATCGATTACCGCTAGACGAGTATTAATCACTACTGGAGCAAGCCCTACGTTTGTTGCATTTGGTTCAAATCCAGTAACTGGTGTTAATGTTGGATTTCAAATTCCCGCAAGCAGCCAAATGATTTTTAATTTTAAGTCAGGTGACAAAGTTGCCGCTGTGTCAGCAGCCGCAAGCGCAATTAGTATTTTAGATCTAGATTAATCAGTAATATATGGTAGCTGATATTAGACAACCGACCACGGGGTATGTCCATCCTACTGATCCTAATCTATTAAACATCCATAAGGCCATGGAGTACATAGATGACTTGCCTCATCTACGTGTGTCTTTAGGTACTGATACATTAACAATCAACGGTGAAGTTAATTTAATTGACAACGTTCGTGTTAATAATTCTACAACAAATCCAGTACCTGTATTTTTAACTAATGAATTAACAACTAGTACAGTATATCAAGGTACATTACCTTGGATCACAAACACCACAGTAACAAACTGGCCAGCACTACAATATGTAAATGGTACACTGTATGCTGTTCAAAGCGGTACATGGAGTGTAGGTGTTACCGGTAATGTAACTGTTGACAATTTTACTTCAACGGTAAACATTGCTTCTATGCCTGCCGTCAGCGGAACAATGGTAGTAAGCAGTTTACCAGCAGTAACAGGCACAGTAGTAGTAAGCAATTTTACATCAACTGTATTTGTAAGCAATACAGTTACCGTCAGCAATACTAGTTTCGCCGTAACTAATTTTCCAACTACAAGTACAGTTTATCAAGGTACAAATCCGTGGACCATAACTGGCACAGTAAACATCGGCACCATGCCAGAAGTAGAGATTAAGAACGATTCAGGCAATCCTATACCAGTTACTGGCAATGTCACTGCCACTATTACGGATATCATCACCGTTATTGCGGAAGAAGATCCAGGCGAATTGTATGCTTTCAACAATCATGCTACTAATACCCATCGTGGTTGGACTATGGACGATACGATGCGTCCTGTGGTCAGTTTTCAAAACGGCAGCGCCAGTGCCGCAGACATAATCAAGATTTTAGAATATGAAATTGGTAACAACAATGCCAACCAAAGTACCATTGTATACGAATGGTACGAAGGCCCACTAACTATCAGCGGAGCCGCAATACCTGCGTGGACCACATTTGGTCAACACAGTCAGTATCGTGTGTACCAAGACAAATATTCAAGCAATCAAGGCAACACTTTCACAGTTCCTGCAGGCACATACCAGAGGCACAGTGGTATCATTATTGGTAAAAATACATCAGGCGACGAAGGCCCGGCAAATCTACACGGTGGAGGCAGTCCTAATATGTTAACCCTGTGTATGCGCCGTGTGGATAACAGTACTAAACTGGATGTTTGGTTTGCTTTTACAGTTAAAGAATTAACATAACCATTATAAATATACATACTTAACACAAGGTTCACAATGAAAAAAATTCTATTATTATTAGCCCTGCTACCAGCATTGGCATTCGCACAAAAAACACCACAGGGCGTTATGTATGACGCACAAATTTTAAGAGTGAGTGATGGCGACACAGTTGTGATCGCCGCCCCCTTTCTACCTGCACCCCTTAAGCCCGAACTTGCAGTACGAGTCTACGGCGTCGATACTCCGGAAAAAGGATTTAGAGGTCAATGCGACAGCGAAAAGCAACGTGGTGAAGCCGCTAGCGTTTTCACTAAAGGTCTCATTAACGCCAGCCAACAGCGACAAGTCATCCTATACGGTTGGGATAAATTCGGTGGTCGTGTATTGGGCGACATCATTCTAAACGGACAGAGTCTACGAGCACAGTTAATTGCTAACGGATTTGCCCGCGAATATTATGGTGATGCTAAACAAAGCTGGTGTAACTAACATATTTTACCAAAATCAAAGGAGTCGTTGACTCCTTTTTTTGTATGTGCTATTATATACGTACTTAAATACATTATATGAAGACACTCAAAATTGCAATTATTGATGTTATCGGTTTACCCTACGATGGCACAACGTTATACAAAAAGGGTATAGGCGGAAGTGAAAGTAGTATTATTAGTGTGGCTAGAGAATTAGCAAAACTAAATTTTTCTGTTACTATTTTTAATGACAACAACAAAGAAGGCGCCAGTGAAGGCATTTATGACGGTGTTGAGTATTGTGAAATTCGTCGGTTGAAAGAACGTGAATTTAACTTTGACATTGTTATTAGCCAACGTACTGTTGTACCGTTTACTCCTCCTCATTTGTATCCTCAGGTCATGCAACCGCCACCACGCGATCATTCTGTTGACACATTTAGACAAGTACAACGACCTGGACAACTAAAAATTCTTTGGTTACAGGATTCATTCTGCTGGGGCGATCACCTCCTCGAAGAGCTAGTAGTTAAAGGCTACATAGACGAACTCTTCACATTAAGCGACTGGCATACTGCCTATACTACGCATAGCGTACACGGTCCCCGCAGAAACGTAGAAGTACTTAAAAATAAGATATTTCAGACTAGAAATGCAATGAATCGATGGATTCCTTGGGTCGATATTAAACAAAAAGACCCAAATCAGTTCGTTTATAATGCATCAGTAACTAAGGGTATGGTTCCCCTACTTGAGAACATTTGGCCCAGATTAAAACAACAATTACCCGAAGCAAGATTAAAAATCATCGGCGGCTACTATCAGTTTCCAAACGAACCGTTAAACGAAGCTGGTCAGACTGTTATGCGTCTACAGAAGATGTATGAGAATGATCCTAGCGTAGAGTTTACTGGAATTATTCCGCAACCTCAAATTGCAGAAATTGTGGCAAAATCATCTTATATGATTTATCCCGGTGCGTTTCCTGAGACCAGCGGAATTGCTACATTAGAATCTATTAACTATAACACTCCGGTGTTTGGTACAAAGTTTGGTGCCATGGAAGAAACTGCCACTGAAGCAGCCAGTTACATGATTGACTATGCGATTATTCCAAATGGTCTATTCCCTGCTATTGATGCTAATAAACAGTTTGACAAGTTTATTAATATGGTGCTTCGTGCAGTACACAATCCATATCTACATCAACAAAAGCAATATGCTTGCAATGCAGTTAAAGATGTAAGTACTTGGGATACTGTTGCGGTACAATGGAAACAACACTTCTATCACAAGCTAGGTCTTGAATTATCTAAAGAAGAAAAAGATCGCGTTGATTGGATTAACTATCGAGTACATAAAGTATTTGGTCGTCGAATTATGAATGCTGAGGAAGTTATTATTCCTCAAGTCACTACAAAAGTATATCCAGACAAAAATAAGGTCACACTTGCTATTGTTGATATTCCTGGAATGAGCTATGACGGCGGAACATTGGATCGTCGAGGTCTTGGTGGTAGTGAAAGTGCTGTTATTCTAGTTGCTAAAGAATTACAAAAAATTGGCTTTAATGTAACAGTATTCAACGGATGCAATGAAGACGACAGCACACCAGGTATATATGACGGAGTGTCTTATAGACCTATCAGTGATATAGAATCTGATCCTTGCAATTTTGATGTAGTTGTTTCTTCTAGAACAATTATGCCGTTTGTAACCGAGGAGTTCTACAGCTTACAAATTAACACGGCACGACAGTATCCATATCAGATGTTCAAACGCCTACGCGAAAATGCCAAGTTCAAAGTCTTTTGGATGCACGACACATTCAGCTGGGGTGATGATACTATTGAAGACTTAGTTACCACAGGTGCTGTAGATGAGATTTGGTGTCTAAGCGATTTCCATACAATGTATGTAATGAATTGTAATCACGGCAAACCACGTAACTATGAGGTACTCCGTGACCATATGTGGATTACACGCAATGGTATCCGCAAGTACTTTGACAGCGTTGACTTAGATAAGAAAGATCCAAATCTATTTTTCTTTAACGCCAACATGAGCAAAGGACTGCGTACTTTACTACATGTAATTTGGCCTAGAGTTAAACAGCAAATTCCAAAAGCCAAGCTAAAAGTTATTGGAGGCTACTATAAACTTGGTGCCGCCTTCAACGAGGAACATGACCAAGAACGCAACTTTAGAGAACTTGTAGGTGATGCTATCAATGACCCTAGTATTGAATTCACTGGAGTTATTAGCCAAAAGCAGGTTGCTGAAATTTCTGCAGAGTCGACTTATTTCTTATATCCTGCAGAACTACCGGAAACATATGGCATTAGTGCATTAGAAAGTCTGTATGCTAATACTCCACTATTAACATGTCGCTTCGGTGCTCTTGAAGAAACTGCTACAGAATTTAGCCACATGATTGATTATGCTATTGTTCCTAACGGTTTATATCCGCATATTGATCCTGCCAAACAGGCTAACGATTTTGTTAAGATGGTTGTGGATGCACATCGAAATACTAAAGACCTACGCCGCCGCCAATTAGCTCTTGATGATATTAAAGACCTAGTTGGATGGGATGTTACTGCATTACAGTGGAAGCAACATTTGTACAACAAACTAGGTTTATATGTGCAACGTGGCGAATACCAACTTGCAAACTACTATACAACCAAATACAACAAAGTATTTGGTCGCAGGAGCACTGGTTCAGAACTTTGGGTATGTCCTAAGATTAGTCCAGAAAATAAAATTGTAATTATTAGCCCGTTCTGGAATGCACAGGATTACATTGCTCGATGCATTGAAAGTGTTGCAGTACAAGACTACGACAACTACATACACTATCTTGTAGACGATTGTTCTACTGACGATTCTTATGCTGTAGCCAAAGCCGCCCTCGAAGCACTTCCTGATGAAATTAGGGAAAAGTTTAGATTAGGTAAAACTGATAAACGTAACGGTAGTGCTGTAGCCAATCAAATTACGACTATTAAAGCATTAGACCTAGCAGATGATGATATCATTATGTTGTTAGATGGCGATGATAGCTTATCTAATAGAAATGACATCTTTACATACTATAATGAACTGCACCAAGACGCAGATTTTGTCTATGGGTCAAGTTGGAGCATGGTTGATAATATTCCATTAATAAGCCAGCCGTATCCTCCAGAGATTAAAGAGTCGGGAGATTTCCGCAATTATAAATTTAATTGGAATATGCCTTATACTCATTTAAGAACATATAAAGCCAAGTTAATCAAAGACTTACCCGAATCAATGTTCCAGGATGAGGCAGGTGAATGGTACAAAGCCGGTGGCGATAACAGTACATTCTATAATCCGTTAGAACAATGTGACCCTGACAGAATTTTTGTCAACTCGGACATAGTGTATAATTACAATGACATTAATCCATTGAACGATTACAAAGTCAACGGACAAGAACAAAACGTAACAGCGAGTAAAATTTTATCAAATAATATGAAACCATTAACACAAATTCCAGACAGAAAGAAAACCGCTCCAAGTAAACTTGAGCTAAGTGTAATGGAGGCATTGCCTCCGGCAGCACCTAAGAAGCAAATCTTAATTGCTATTCCTAACAAGAATTTAATTGAAGCAGAAACATTTAAGAGTATATATGATTTAGAAATTCCAGATGGATACGAATGCACATTCCAATACTTTTATGGATATCAAGTAGAGCAAGTCCGCAACCTTATTGCAGACTGGATTGTAAAAGGTCCATACGACTATCTATTTGCAGTTGATGCAGATATTAGCTTCCCTCCCGATACTCTAAAGAAACTACTGAGCCACAATAAAGATATGGTTACCGGTTTATATATTCAACGTATTCCGGGTAAGCATTGCATCGAAGTTATGAAGTCAAATCATTTGGGTGGTGTGACTCATGTGCCTTGGGAAGAATTAAAAGGCCAAGGACTTGTTAAAGTAGACAGTGCAGGATTTGGTTGTGTATTGATTAAGAAAGAAGTGTTCACATCAATTGAGTACCCTCACTTTGTTTATAAGAGCGCATTAGATCATCAACACACAATTAGTGAAGATGTGTACTTTTTCTTAAAGGCAAAAGCACAAGGCAAAGAAATTTGGGCTGATACAACTATATTGTGTGGGCATCACGGTTCGTGGACATTTAGGGTAGAATAATGTCACAGCAAATTTATCTTTCTCAAAGAGAAACTCAAGAATGGCCGTGGCATCTTCGACCCGAAGTTATACAAGCTGTAGGAGATCTCAAACAAGATCGGGGTGATAAATTTACTCTCATCGATGTGGGTGCAAGTCATAATCCTTTTGATCGTACATATCTAACACATACGTTTGATATCCTTCCGTCTCAGATGGAGGGTGTTCACCAATTTATAGGTAATATGAATCGTTATCAGGATTGGAAACCTCTGTTAGATTATGTTGCCGAACATGGAAAATTTACATTTGCAAATTGCACCCATACATTAGAAGATCTAGCAAATCCTATGTTAGCATTGGAAATGTTACCTTTAATTGCAGAGCAAGGCTTTTTAGCAATGCCCAGTAAGTATAACGAATTGCAAAAACGTGAAGGTCCTTTTAGGGGAACAATGCATCATCGTTGGATATGGAATAATGAGGGCGGAATGCTGGTAGCATATCCTAAAATTCCTATTGTAGATTCTATGACATTTTATCCCCATGAACTAGCAATTGAAGATCACGCAGAATTAGAACTTCGTATGTTTTGGATTACAGACATAGGTTATAAGGTCGTAAACGACGATTATTTAGGCCCTACAGCTGAAGCCATTTACGACATATACAGAAAATTAGTTCCCTAAATTAAATAAATACCTGATGAAAATCAGAGATTTATTCGAATCAGACACCGATTACGAAATACGTAATTTAGAGAAACTTGATCTTATTTTAGTTGATCTATGCAAGTTAGTAATTGAGTGTCAAAAGAAAGATAGCGACCACTACGGCATGGTTGCGGCTGCTGTACTTGATCCAGATAACAATGTAGTATCTAGATGTAACTATCCTGCAGAGGACGGCAAACGTATACACGCAGAAAGAGCTGCCATGGAAGCCTACGAAAAAGAGTACGGAGATATTCCAGAGGGCAGTATTATACTAACAACTCTAAGTCCGTGCAGTGAATTACATGATGTGACAGCAGATGGTAGACATGGTCCTAGCTGTACAAATTTAATTAATAATTCAATCATACATAAAGTTTATTGCGGTTATATGGATCCTAGTCAAAATGACGATGAACATGATGAAAGAACATTTACTTTACAAGAAACTAATAACGCAGGCATACGAGACTTATGTAAGCAGTTCGCTGATACTTTCTTAAAAAATAATTTAGACGAGTCTGCCGCATGGAGACGTAAAGAAGGTAAGAGTAAAAAAGGTGGCTTAAATGCTAAAGGCGTAGCAAGTTACCGTCGTGAAAATCCGGGTAGTAAGCTACAGACAGCAGTAACTACTAAACCCAGCAAATTAAAAGCCGGTAGTAAAGATGCCAAACGCCGCAAATCATTTTGTGCTAGAATGGGGGGAGTAGATGGCCCTATGAAGAAACCCAACGGTGATCCCACTCGTAAAGCACTGGCATTAAGAAAGTGGAATTGCTAATGCGTATTAATGAATTATTAGAAAACTTTGCTGATGGTAAGAATCCGCAAGACAAAGGCGACAGCAAACGTCACGGAGTACCGACTAAAGCAAGTGTAAGTACACTACGTAAAGTTGCAAAGCAAGGCGGCCGTAAAGGACAGTTAGCACATTGGATGGCTAATATGAAATCAGGAAGAGCAAAGAAACATTAAAGAACCCACCTTAGGGCACGTTAGTCGTCACGGTTATAGGCGTCCGCGAAATTTCACTGGCCCGCGTAGTGGTTGCCGTATAAAGTAAGCGGCAATAAATAAGAATATGAAAATAAGACAATTATTTGAATCTACAGAAGGTGAACATGATCTAATGGATGTGTTAGATAATTTTCTGCCTTTTATTATAAATGAATATAAACTTACTAAACTTCCAAAAATTAAATTAGTTTCAAAAGTTCCAGATTCAGACCAGCCTACATTTGGCAAATATGTTGACCATGAAAAAGCAGTATACCTTGCAATTTTAGATAGACACCCATTAGATATTTTAAGAACTTTTGCACATGAGTTAGCTCATTTCAAACAAGACACAGAACATAGATTAAATCCGTATAGCGGAGAAACAGGTAGTGAAGAAGAAAACGAAGCACATGAGCTAGCTGGAATAGCAATGAGGCACTTCAATAAAGCCCACCCTGAATATTTTTCAAACATTATAATTCCTCAATCAAAATAAAAGGGCCTAGTAAGGCCCTTTTAAGTGTGCTATGCACCTATATAATTATTATAATATTATTTTTTAACTGCTACAGTCTTGTTAATGGTATTAACACCTTGATTAACAAAGCCATACATCTTTTCAGCAGTTTCTAAAACTTTATCAAGTCCTGGAAACTCGGGCATCGAAACAGTATTAACGATTTGACCAGTCTTCTCATCACGAGTAGCAGTCATTTCCCATCCTTGGAATTTGGCATGGAAGTCGTCTTGTACTAGGCTTTTTGCCATGCCCAAGATATCTGTACGGATTTCGTAACCGTTTTTATTAAATTTAACTTCTGGTAATTTTACTTCTGGTGTAGACATATTATTCTCCTTGTGTGTATATGTGTCTTAATAACAACTACTTCTTTTTCGCTGTTATACTATTATATATCTCTTTATAACAATTATCAAGAGAAATGTGACATTAAATTTGCCACAGTGACTAAGTTGTTAAACCTAGCCTTGCAACTACCTATCAATAATAGTGTTTAGATGCATTGCTGTTACGATACTCAGCAATGGCTTCGGCCCAAGTGATTAGACCTTCGTAGATTGATGTAATAAAGTTTTTCATAGATAGCTTTCCTTTTGAGAATTGAATTGTCGGATATAGTTTTCCAACTGTGCGGCATCGGTAATGCCTTTGGTGCTTAGATAAGCATCTAAGCGGCTTTGGTAACTGCTACCTGGGAACATTTCACTTAAACGTTCCAGCATAGACAGCATTTTACTTGAGATGTATTTCATTTTGTGTATCCTCTGTATGTGTGTAGAGACTCATGGTTTCTACTGAGTATTTAGTATTATATATTGCGACCGCACAAAAATACAATGTTGTGTTTTGCCAAAACTTATGTTACACTTAGATTAAGATAGTAATAAATATCAAAAAGGATCATGTTGTGCAACGTAAAACCAAAAGTTTACTAGAAGAATTAAATGAAGTAGCCGTTAAGCGTGATGGCGAACTAGTTATAGAATCTAGAGCAACTCACGTTATCAATAGTGCTATTAACCTATTGCAATCAATCAGAGAAAACTTTGATCCTGAAACAGCATACGAGTTAGAAAGACGCTTTATTAACTCAATAAAAGGCGGAGATCCTGCCAAATTTACCCGTAGTATACGCAAACTACGCGACAGTAAAGAAACTGCCCGCAATCTACGTATTGTAGAAGGCGATCTTAAAGACGATTGATTTTTACCTGTTATTGCATTTTTTTTCCATTTGGACTAAATAATTGCACAATAGCCTTAGAAAAGAGTTTTTTTAAGGTGCCAAAATAAGGAGAATTAACATGGCAACAGGAATTACAAGATTAAACGGTTCAGCACAAGCAGGTGCTTTTTATGGTTATCAACCACGTTGGTTTGAAGTAGCTGATACCGGCTACGACACAACCCCAGGTGCAGTTGACAGCAACTTTGAAAAAGCAGTTCGTGCTATTGAAAGCATTGCAACTATTGTTATCCTAGGAACCCCAGGTACTGGCGGTTTTATGGTAGCAGTTGATGGCAATACATTTGATGGTTATACATCTGGTGGAACACCAGTGGCAGCGGCAGCGGCTCTAGAAGCAGTTATCGAAGCAGCCGTACCAACATGTACAGTTACTGAGAAGTATGTTGGTGGTGGTACAGGTTTAGTATTCACTACTGTTTAATATCAATTAAACTAAGACAAAGGGAGTTTTTTAACTCCCTTTTCTTTTGACCATAAATAGCATAAAGTAGGTATATTATGCAAATCATAGAAATTAAAACATTACTTGATATTACTAAAACTGGTGTTAATAGACACAAAGTTGATAGTGATAAAGAGTTCAATCAACAAAAAAATTATATAACCTTGTTACAATGCATAGGGCTACGGTCTATTATTGACTATCAAGAAACTCCTGTATCTGAAACTATTGAATTAAAAGAAGCTAAGTTTGGTTCAAAGTATAAAGGAAAACATCGAGTATGGACATTTAGGTTTACTACTGATAGGCTTGATTCTTTTGTAGACGACGAAGGTAACCCGTTAGGATTGTTAGCCACAGATTTACAGGGAGTACCGGTAATTAAAAATCTAGATGAGACGATAAATATATCTAAAGCAGTCTTTGATCTTTCTGATCTTAACTGGAAAAATACAATTATAACATCTATTCACGGTGTTTCGGAGAATTAAGAATGTCTGTACCAACGGAAATTGAAAAAGAAAATCTAGAAGCACACGTTGAATTATGCGCCCAACGTTATGAAGCATTGGAAACTCGCCTGGAAAGTGTTGAGAAAAAAATAAGCAAGGTCCAAGACCTTATTGAATCTAGTCACTCTAGTACTGTTAAAGTTCTTATTGGTACAGCAGGTACTGTTATTGTTGGAGTATTAAGTTTGCTTGGCGTTGTATTAACAAAGATGCCTTGATATGCGAGCAAAAGAGTTTCTTAATGAACTTGGTATTGATTCCGGAAAACCCGGTGATACTCTAGGTCAGCGATATGGCGGTCTTATCGATCCAACTAAAATTAATCCAAATATTAAAAGTAGATTAATAAGCGTAGATCGTAAAGAGATTGGTGCCGCCCAACAAGCTCAGGATCAAGCTGTTGCTGATAAACTTGCAAGCTATAGTTCAAAAGCAGCCGCTAACATTGGGCCAAAGCCGCAAGTTGGAACGCCTCCACAAAAAGATACACAACAATCACCTGGGAAGAAATACGATACCACCGGGGCTACCGACATTGATTTTAGAGAAGTACCAAAGACATCAGCTACTGTTCCAACTACCGCTCCTGCCGCTAGCCCAACAGCGCCGATATCCGCTACCCCTAGTCAAAATCCAACAACTACTCCGATAGCACAGAAGGCAGCGGCAGCAGCCACATCCCAAACAACTGCTCCCACTGCACCAACACTTGGCACACCTTCAGCAGCCGCTGACTCACAACAAAAATTAGCTAGCTTGGCAAAGTCTGCATATCCGCAACAAAAAGCACCAACGGGAAAATCTACAGGGTTCTTGGCCGGAGTATCGCAGGGATTCAAACAAGGTATGGGCGGCCGCGATGGCGAAACTTATGCACAACTTGCCGCTAGAAAAGCCGCAGGCGGACTTGGATTAAATGCAACTTCGCAAGCTATAGGTAGTTTACCTAAAGCAGGAACAAAAATAAAAGACCCACAGTTAGGCGACATTGAAGTCCTACCAACTGATCCAGCACATAATAATATGATGGCTGTAAAAACAAAGGATGGGCGAAAACTATTTGTGGACCCAAAAGACTTATGAAAATAAAAGATTTCCTACAATCTATGGGTGTTATGCTCACAAACGAAGAGCGAGACTTTGTACATCATTTTGGCGATGCTGTTAGTCTTTCAGGCTTAGGTGATCATGAAATCTGGGTAGCCCAGAATCTTGTTCGTAAAGGTATATACGAAATAAGTAACAATGAAAGTCAAATAACCAAAGCTAAAAATGTCTTCTACCTCCGATCAACTCCTTAAAAAATTTAAGATAGTTGCAACCACCGTTAAGAAAAATCTTAAAAGAAAAGGTGTTGCTATTCCTGTAAAAAATACCGACGGTTCGGTTAGTTTAGACTTATATAAGATAGTAAAAGATTTGTCGGGATTTTATGTAATTAAAAATAAACGTGGCGACATTGTTCTTGATAAAATTAACTTGCCACAAAGTGCGGCCCTGTTAGCAAATGATTTAGCATTGGGTAGATGGGCTAATATTGACCTATACAAGCTAGATCAAGAGTATGGATATCGAACTTTTGAAAGAGATTTGATTAAAAAACATGCTGAAAAAAGTCTAAAGAATAAAAATTACGATAGGGCTGAAATATTATATACTAAACTTAATATCCTTAATGTTAAGATAGCAGAGGGTAAAAGAAACATAGTAGGTAGTTTTGAAAAACTTCGTAACATACACTAAATAATAACATTATATCTTTGGAACTGTTTATGAATACACAAGACTTTATTTCTAAGTTAACTTCGGAAAAACTAAACGAAGCCATGTTTAGAAAATTTGGCACAAAAGTTAACTTTGAAAGTTACGATAGGGAAGACCTAGAAAAATATAGGAATTTACTACGAACTAAAATTCATCAGACTGAAAGTAGTTCAAAATTTAACGACTTGCTTTCAAACAATGTGTACCAAAAAGACAAATTCATGCTTGACGTACTTAATACAAGAATTAAAGAAATGTTAGGCGAAGGTGCTAAAGTTGATCGTCAGGCAAAGCATATTACTGCTAGCATGGTGAAAAAAGGTAAGTCTAAAGATGAAGCAGAACAAATTGCTTGGGCACATATCAAGCATCCAAAGAAAACAAAAAAAGCCGAAGAAGGCATTGAAGGAACAACTATGAAAACAAACGAAGCTAAAAAAGGCGACGGTAATTTAGCAAACAATGCCAAGCCATATGATAAAGTAACTCGCGGTGATGTTATTGCGGGACGTCTTGGCAAAGACGAAAAGGGTGGCAAAAAAGTTAAAGAAGCTTTTCCAACTGTTGACGATGCTAAGAAAAGAGCCGCAGGCACAGCCGGCATGAAGCCAGGCGAAAAGAAGAAGTCTAGCACAGGTGGCGAGATTACTAAGACTGCAACTGGCCTAAAGCACACCGCTGGTAAGAATTACGGTGGCAAGGATGCTCCTAAGACTCCTGACAGCGACAAGAAAAAAATGAAAGAAGGACATTACAAACTTCATGTACGTTTAGTAAATGAAAGCCTACGTTATCTAATTCAAGAAGACGAAGAAGGTAAAGCAAAAGCTATCACTGCCGCAAGCGACATGGTCAATGACTTCACAACATGGATGCAACGTGTTGGTCAATACCAAACTAAATCAATGATCGAATTAGCAGATGCTATTCGTGGTGAGTTTGGACAAGCTGAATCAGATGCGTTTAAGAATGCAGTTGGTCCAGCATTGGCTGCAACTATTGAAACACTAACACAACAAAGAGAAGCAATCAGCCACGCAGTTGCAGTATTAGCAGGCGAAGCTACTGATACTCCTCCAATGGGCGATGCCGCTGGTATAGGTGGAGAACTTCCACTAGATGCAGGTGACGATACTATGAACCCAACTGGTGACCTACCACCAGAAGACGAGTTTGGTGCTAGTGATGCTGCCGCAGGTGGAGCAGAAACTTCCGGACGTATGACCCGTGAAGGTCGTCAGTTATCCAAGCTACGTAAAATTGCTGAAAGCCACAGCATTATGGCAAAACTAGCAAGATGAGATTATTTGAAGTAGCTGACAGGTTTGTAGACGATCTAGAAACCTTGTTAAGAAACCAAATTGGAAGAAGTGATGCAAAGCATTCTTCACAAACCTTAACATGGCCTGCTCTTAGCAACATGTTAAGGAACTTTGGTTATGGCGATATTGATTATGCAGGATTTAGTAAAATTTATGATGCTAATCCATCTATCCAGCCATTAATACGTAACTACAATGAAGAAGGTATCGAATTAGGTACCAAAGAAGAATCTGAAAAACCTCAACAACAAGTTGATGTTCCAGATGGTAAATCCGTTGATCAAATGGCACACAGCGGCTCTCAAAACTTTCAACAAAATTTAGGCTAATCAAAAGTTTGCTATATAGATAGCAAGGCAGTATAATTACTGTTATGAATATAATTAGTCCACCACCATTTGTTGAATGTATCCCCTACAAAAATTGCATCCAAGTTAACGATCCAGTTACTCGCAAACGAGTTTATCTAACACCCGACGGCGAAAAAACTCCTTCTGTAACTACTATTTTAAGTGCTACAAAAGACCAAACACACTTAATCGAGTGGCGCAAAAGAGTAGGTGAGGAAAATGCGGCACAAATTACAAAAGAGGCTGCAGGTGTCGGAACTGCTATGCACGGTAATCTTGAAAGATTCTTAGCAGGTCTAGATAGACAGCCTGGTAATAATTTAGTCCATGTGCAAGCACATAAAATGGCAGATGTTATTATCGAAAATGCCATTGTAGATATTAGTGAAGTATGGGCCATGGAACAGAGCTTGTACTTTCCGGGACTGTACAGCGGTACTACTGACTTAGTGGCAGTATATAAAGGTAACCCGTCTGTATGCGATTATAAACAAACAAATAAACCTAAAAAAGCAGAATGGGTTGAAGATTACTATCTACAACTAATGGCATATATTCTTGCACATAACGAAGTATACGGAACAGAGATTCGTGAGGGTCATGTGTTTATGTGTTCGAGAGACTTTCAATATCAGCAATTTGATATATGGCCCAGCGATTTTAACAAATATCAAGACCTATGGTTAAACAAGGTCGAAGACTACTACACAAACTATCTTAAATAACGCATAAATATCTCTATACCAGGGGATATTATATGGCCGTTGTAGAGATTGCAAAAATTCAAATTAGAAGAGGTGATGCCCGCACAGATGCAGGAATGCCTCCGCTAGACACGGGCGAATTAGGTTGGGCAATATCAGGAACTGACCCGTATTCAACTAATCCAGAATTATACATAGGTAACAAGGTAGTCGATGGTGCATCTGCCGATGCAAATACTCGAATATTAACAGAGTTAGATTTACCCAATATTTTTAATAGTAGCGTCACTACTAGTACATATGTCTACAAAGGTCATCGATCAGTTGCAGTTTATACAGGACCCGGCGGCCTTGATCTATTAAGAAATGTACAAGAAAAATTAGACGATTCTGTTAGTTTAAGAGATTTCTTAACAGACAACGATATTTCATCTGATGATTATACATCTGCTATTCAACGAGCAGTTAACCAATTATTCTTAAACGCTGACAAATCGGCACCTGCAGGTCGAGTAACACTAAAGATTCCAGCAGGCATTTATAACATAACCAATACAATATACATACCTCCATATGCAAATATTGTCGGAGACGGCAAAGAAAAAACTATTATTTCCTTAAGCTCTACATCAAAGTCAGCATTTCAATTTGTGGATCTAAATAGTAGTGATGGCGATCCTGTAGAATTTGATGATCTATTTGGCAGTCAAACAAGTCCTCGATATATTACATTATCCGGAATGACTGTAAAATATTCGCCGGTTGTTAATCCTAACAATGCATTACCATTGTTAAGGGCTGATTGCGGTCTTGATGTAATAGTTGATGATATAAGATTTTTTGGCACACCATCGTATTCGTCGTCAAACGCATTTAATACAGGAATTGAAATTAGAGGACAGGGCGGTATTAGCAGTAGAAATTTAAGAATTACTAATTGTATATTTGAAAATTTATATAGTGGAATCTTATCAAACTACGACATCGAAGATACCGTAATAGATAATAATAAATTTCAGAATTTATACACCGGTATATCATTTGGAGTTGCTCTAGTATCTGCCAACAACATCGGGCCAGTACGTGCTAGAATTACACGCAACATATTCTATATTATTGCACTTGAATCTATAAAAGTTGGCGGCGACACTACAAAATATACTAATCATATCATTTCTCAGAATATACATAACAATGTAGGAAATGATGCGGTATTAGGTAATCCTGGGTTAGGTGACATTGGCGGCGCCGTTACCCCAGTTGTTAATATACAGACTATGGGCAACGTTATTGATAACGATTATTTTTCTAGATTCACAGCAATTAATAACTATTCAAGTCCTACAAATTTTATTATACCGATATCAGGACATGCCTCTATTGTCGACAACAAAGTTAGACTAGTAGAGTTGCTATCGTATGTTGCTACAGGAACAGTGGTCAAGGTAGGACATACCGGTACCGTGACTAATATAAAAATTCAATATCATCTTACATCATCTGGTATTACTAGATGGGGAGAGTTGACAGTTGTGTGTTCAGGCACTAGTATAGTTGATGTTACTGACAATTATAAATTTACAGGAACAAGTGATTCTGGAATTATTTTTGACGCAACATACGATGATCCGAATACAACTATAACAGTGTCATACACTGGTAATACTGTAGACGGTCAAGTTACATATCAATTAAATCAATATTATTAATGTTTCACAAATCACCCGATGAGAGATTGTCGGCTTGGAAATCGTTAAGAGAGCAAATAAACGAGTCCGACACACCATTAGAAGCTGTAGCAGAATTTTGGGGCGATGTTCCTTTAATATCATACAACCATTTAATAGATCAATATAATCCAAAAAGTTGGCCAACTCCTTGGGAAATCATAGTAGAGAATCGATACGATGATTTTACCTTGGGAGTAATGATAGGGTATACATTAAAACTTACGGAAAAATTTGCCAATAGTAAGATAGAAGTGCGTACTATGGTTGATGAAAGTCGAACTAAGCTGTATAATCTAGTTTATATAGATAATAACATGGTACTTAACTTCGACAAATGGCAAGCAATAACAGCAGAAAAAATCCCCAACTCATTTTTATTAGAAAACTTAGTCGACATATCGATGTCAAGGTAAATATCTGCCTAGCAGATATTTTCTTACATACTTACATTACAAGGTCGATAAATGATTACAGTTGTTAAACGTAATGGGCGGCGTGTCCCCTTAGACATCGCAAAAATACAGAGACAGGTGGCATACGATTGCCGCGGCATTGACGGAGTTAGTCCATCAATGATCGAAATTAAAGCGCAGATTGAATTACACGATGGCATGACTACAAAGACAATAGATGAACTATTGTTAAAGGCCATGGTAGACTTAATCGACGAAACTGAAAATCCAGAAATTAACAATGTTAACTATCAGTATGTAGCTGGCAGGCAAAAAGTTAGTATGTTGCGAAAAGAAGTTTACGGAATATATGAGCCTCCTAAGTTATACGACATCATTCAAAAAAATGTGTCAGAGGGCATGTACACTTCAGAATTACTCAAGTGGTACACTAAAGAAGAATGGGATATTATTGATCTATTCATTGATCATTCCAAAGATGAAAATTATACCTTTGCCGCCATTGCTCAGTTGGCAGAAAAATATCTAGTACAAAATCGTGCAACTGGACAGATTTACGAAACACCGCAGGTTCGATACGCCATCGCGGCAGCAACTGCCTTTCATAATGAATCTAGCGAAACTCGATTAAAATTAGTAAAAGAATATTATGAGTGTGCCAGCGATGGTCATTTCACTCTTGCTACTCCTGTACTTGCTGGCCTCGGTACTACAACTAAACAGTTTAGTTCTTGTGTTCTTATTAGCAGTGATGATACCCTTGATTCCATATTCGCCGCAGGCGAGATGATGGCCAAGTATGCTAGCAAACGAGCCGGCATTGGTTTGGAGATAGGACGCATCCGTCCGCTCGGCGCCCCCATCAGAAATGGGGAAATCAAACATACAGGTATGATCCCATTCCTGAAGAAATGGTTTGCTGATTTACGTAGTTGCAGTCAAGGCGGTATTCGTAATGCAAGTTGTACAGTTACTTTCCCTGTTTGGCATTATCAGTTTGAAGATCTTATTGTATTAAAGAACAACCAAGGTACTGAAGAAGTTCGTGTACGCCAAATGGATTATAGCGTTGTTGTTAACGCTATGTTCTGGAGACGTTATAAAAACGGAGAAACAATGACATTGTTTGATCCGTCAGAGGTTCCAGATTTGTACGAGGCGTTCTATCGTGATAGCAAAGAATTCGAAACCCTATACTTAAAATATGAGCAGGACAAGACAAAGAAAAAGAAAGTTGTATCGGCAGATGAGATATTCAAAAACGGAATCCTTAAAGAACGTACTGACACTGGGCGCATATATCTTGTCAACATCGACAACGTTATTAACCAGGGGCCGTTTGATACACAGCTTGACCCAATATATCAATCAAACTTATGCCAAGAGATACTTTTACCCACCAAGCCTTTCCAAAGAATTGAAGATCCAGAGGGACGAATTGCTCTTTGCACTCTTGGGTCAATCAACTGGGGTGCGTTCCGCAATCCGCAAGAAATGCGTAAAGCGTGTCGAGTCTTAGTCCGTAGTCTAAGTAACTTACTACAGTATCAGGATTTCTTAAGCATCCAAAGTAAACTTGCTAATCAAGACTTTGAACCCCTTGGTGTTGGCATTACAAACTTGGCTTACTGGCATGCTCGTAAGAGTTTCAAATATGGTGATGCCGATGCACTAGCAGAAGTTAAACGTTGGATGGAACACCAAGCATATTATCTAACTGAAATGAGTGTTGAGCTTGCTAAAGAGAGAGGCCCTTGTGGCAGAAGTGAACATACATGGTATGGTAAAGGTGTATTTCCTTGGGAACGCCGAAATGTCAATGTAAACGAGCTCACTGACTTTACTCCTAGTGGTAATTTAGACTGGGAAGGTTTAAGAGGCAATATGAAAAAGTACGGTATTCGAAATGCTACGCTAATGGCAGTAGCACCAGTAGAATCCAGCTCAGTTGTTCTAAACTCTACTAACGGAATTGAAATGCCCATGGAAATGATTTCTGTTAAGGAATCAAAGGCTGGATCGTTTGTACAGGTAGTACCGGAGTACAAACGCTTAAAAAACCGTTATCAGTTAATGTGGGATCAACAAGACTGTATTGGTTATCTAAAAACTGCGTGTGTGCTGGCAGCATACATTGATCAAAGTTTGTCTACCAATACATTTTATAATCCTGCATTTTACAGTGGCAAAGTTCCTGGAACATTAATTGCCAAGAACCTAATGTTAGCGTACAGATGGGGTCTAAAGACTGTATACTATAGTTTAATCAATAAAGTCGGTGCAAAGACCGGTGTCACCGGTACTAACTCATTGCATATAAATGGATCTTCTGGAATTGTTCCAAAGGAACCGATTGTATTGTATGAAGCATTAGATGACGATTGCGAGGCCTGTAAGTTATAATGTTAGAAACTATCTGTGACATAATGGTAGACGCTTACAAGCGTAATTGGATTACAAGCCGCGACGGCAATGTAAGTATTCGTCACCACGACCGTGACCACTTTTACATTACACCGAGCGGTGTACGTAAGCAAACTCTACAGCCAGATCAGTTTAAGAAAATTAAACTAGTTAATCATACTAATCCAACTCCGCCATTTTTAACAAAAGGTTGGCAAGAAGAGTTTTACACTGACATCAGTGCTAGCTTGAAACCTAGTGGAGAGATTCCATTGCATTTTGGCCTACAAAAAGAAATGGGTCAGCATCAAGGCGAAGTGCGAGTAGTTGTTCATGTACACCCTACTTATTGTATTGCCGCAATGCATGCCGGTATTGATTTGAGTACAATTAGTGATCAGTTTCCAGAACTTAACCGCTATACAAAAGTAGCACCTAATGTAGGAGATGTTCCTCCTATCAGTCAAGAGCTTGCAGACCAGTGCCATCATCGGTTAGAACTAGATGATCGTGGTAACATTGCCTATGACATTGTAGGTATTAAGGGACACGGCGTAGTTGCCATTGACACAACACCATGGCGAGCCTACGAACATATCGAACGATTAGAACATATTTGCAAGATAGTACTTGCATCAGGGAAATACAAATGAGCAAAGCACAATACAACCTAACCAAACAAACAAACTATCTTAAACGACTAATGTTTTTAGACCCGGCCGGGCCAGTTACTGTCCAACGTTTTGAGGAAGTTAAGTATCCTAAGATTGCCAAGTTTGAAGAATTAGCACGAGGTTTCTTTTGGCAACCAGAAGAGATTAGTCTTACCAAAGACAAAATGGATCATAAGGATGCAAGCGATGCAGTTAAACATATTTTTACTTCTAATCTGTTGCGCCAGACTGCTTTGGATTCCATTCAGGGCCGTGCGCCTAACCAAGTATTCAGTCCAGTTATCTCAATTCCAGAACTCGAAGCACTTGTAAGCAATTGGAGTTTCTTTGAAACTAATATTCACAGTAAATCTTACAGTCACATTATTCGTAATGTCTATGGTGTACCAAAGGAAGAGTTTAATAAGATTCACGAGACTAAAGAAATTGTAGAAATGGCCGCCAACATTGGCAAATACTACGAAGACCTTCATGTGCTTAATTGTAAAAAAGAGCTAGACATTGAAGTAGACGAATACGAACACAAAAAAGCTATTTGGTTAGCGTTACATGCAAGTTACGCATTAGAAGCTTTACGTTTTATGGTATCGTTTGCTACGAGCCTGGCAATGGTTGAAAATAAGATCTACATTGGTAATGGAAATATTATCAGCTTAATCTTACAAGACGAACTATTGCATACCGAATGGACTGCTTGGCTTATTAACCAAGTTACTAAAGACGATCCAACTTTCTTAAAAATTGAAGAAGAGTGTGCTGAAGAAGTGTATGCTATGTATCTATCAGTTATTGAAGAAGAAAAATCTTGGGCGGACTACTTGTTCAAACTAGGCCCAGTAATTGGACTAAATGCTACAATTCTAAAAGACTTCGTTGATCACACAGCATTTATTAGATTAAAAGATATTGGAATCAAGTATGCCCAAGAGCATCCTCGCAGTAGTCCAATTCCGTGGTTTAACAAGCACGTGAATATTAACAAGAAACAATCTGCGCTACAAGAAACCGAGTCAACTAACTATATTATTGGTGTGATGAGTGACAATGTAGTTTATGATGAATTACCAGACCTATAAGGAAATAAAATGAAAGCCATTGTATGGAGCAAATATCACTGCCCCTATTGTGATCAAGCTAAGGCGTTGCTAAAGCAAAAAGGATATGTGATTGAAGAAAAGAAAATTGGTGACGGATATACCAAAGAAGAATTGTTAGAAGCAGTGCCAACTGCTAGAACAGTTCCTCAAATTTTTATTGAAGAAAAGTTAGTAGGTGGCTTTACTGAATTAAAGGAGTTTCTAAATGAATCAGCAATCTGAAGATATTACATTAGATTCTATGGATACATTATCTATAGATTTAAGTGATACAGATCTTTCATACGATAATATTACCGCAAATACAAACATGTGGAGTAGCGCACCTGTATATACAATTAATACAGCCTACCCTACTACTAATCCACACGGTCACGGTGGGGCTGTTGGCGGAAGTGGAACATTTACCACAAATTCAACAGCCAACAATTATTCATATGGCACTATTGGCAGTGTTGGTAGTATTAATTTTAGCAATAACTTTAATCCGGGTCTTTCTGTTCAAGGTGATGCAGATTTTGAAGGTGATATAAAATGGAAAGGACGTAGCTTGGGCAAGTTGTTAGAAAAGATCGAAGATAGACTTGCTATTCTTTCAGAACCAGATCCAGAAAAACTAAAGAAGTTTGCAGCCTTGAAAAAAGCATATGATCATTACAAGTTAATGGAAAAATTAATTGGCGACGACTTTGATGACAACTCCGACAAGTGATCCTAAGATAGCTCAACTAGAGCGATATCTACAGCAATTAACGCAACAGGTTAGTGATCTCACACGCCGAGTAAATTATCTGGAGAGAGAAAACTCTAGAAGAAAGTCAGAAGTAACTCAAATAGCATCTGTATTAAACAAGAGATAGATATGAATGAGACAACAAAAGAGTTCGTACAAGCACACAGTATCAATGTCTTAGATGATAGAAAACGTGCTCATAAATTCACAAGAATGAATACAAAGTTCTTTGAATGTAGTAACGATTACAATCTATTAAACGATTATTTTACTGAACAACGAATGGAAACAGAAACACTATACACTGTTGAAATCTCAGAATCTGAATTACAAAAAATAGCTGATTTTGAAAGCCAAGTGTTTAACAACATGCGCCAGCAAGGACACTACAATATGTTTGAAGTGTTAATGGAACAAAAAGAACAAGAAAAGTATTTGAAAAACAAATACACAGCAGTACGAAAAGCATACGAGCAATATAGCTTGATGCTAAAATTAGCCCAAAGTGGCGAACTATAAGGAATAAAATGTTAATTCAAAAACCAGTTGCCGAAGGCGATGTAGTCAGTATAAAATTAATAAACGGTGATGAATTAATTGCACGTTTAGAAAAAGATGATACTAATGGTATTACTATCAATCGTCCACTAGCATTAACTATGCAAGGTGGCGGGTTGGGCATGGTACCGTGGGTATTACTCGGAGACAAAGATACAATAGTATTAAACAGAAATCATGTCTTTGCCATGGTTCCTAGTAAGAAAGACGCGGCAGATCAATATCTTCAAGGAACTACCGGCATTGCATTAAGCTAATAGGAGAATAATCATGACCGGTGTACCTTATCCAGTAGTAATTGCAGCCATTAAAGAGTGGATTGGCGGCCACAAAACAATGCCAAGTCAATCTATGGAAATAGACGGACAACCTGCTATTAAAAAAGCCAGCTTTGCCGATATGTGTACTATGGCGTTCACAGAACTAGTATCATTAGCAGTCACCGCAGGTGTCAGTATAGTTGCGGGAGGATCTGCAGGATTTGATAAATTTGTTGACGGACTTAACCCTGCACTAAAGGAGCCTCTAGCCGGGTTAAAAGATGCCGTGGGTAAAATAACAGATTTAGTACCCGGCGGTACTTCATTTATTGATACAATTAAAGAAACATTCATCAATCCAATAGGCGAGTCATTGGACATGTTTAAGGCAGGATTTAATGGAGCAGAAGGAACATTGAGATCTGCGGCATCACAGCTTGCAGGCTCCGGTAATGATGATCTAATTGCAGAATTTACCAATGCGGCTGATGCATTCAAAAACAGTACAGCAGGAACTGTGGGCGGTGTTATTGGCAAAGCTGTGGATGACATGAAATCGTGGAGTGATAATTTATCTCTCGGCGGAACCTTTGATGATGCAGGAGTTTTTACTCCCAGCAATTTTAAGTTAACTGATGCATTTAATTACGTCAATAATAGTTCAGCTACTTTACTATCGGCCCTTAGAATAACTGATGGTCCCACTTTAACTGATTTAGTAGGAACAGTTGTACAAAAAGATCTTACCACTACCCTACAGTCAAAAATTGTCAAAGAAGAAGTAGCACGTCAAGCTGTACTTGACGACATAGCTGAAAAAATTGCGGCCAATCCGCCAGTTGACGACGGTAATGGTGGTACAACTACTACTCCATTCGAAGTGGATCCAGACAAGAAAGCCGCTTGGGCGGCCGCACAGGCCGAAGTAGTTGCCGCGGCCGCGGCAGTGCAAGCTAGGGTAGATGCAGATAAAGCCAATGTAGCAATGATGCTAGGACAGCAAACCGCTGTAGCGGCCGTTGGATCGGCAATATCTGAACACGGAAGTATTTCAGATCCAACTATGTTGAGTTTATACGAAGAAACACTACATCCAAATGTTAAAACTGCCGTAACACAACTATCTCCAATGGCAATGGCCGCAATGAGTACTAACGTAGCTGTTTCCAATTTGGATACCGGTAAAACTCCGGGAACATACGATTAATTGGTAAAATCAATAGTTGACAGAGTTCTCCTTTTTATGTATACTAATGAAAAGGAGAAACTTATGTCAGCTCAACAAACCCTAGATAATCTTTCAACATTTTGTAAAAACGATACAACCGATACACAGATGTGGAACGGCAAAGCCGCTACCTATCATTGGAATCGAGGCAAAGATACTGCATCCGGTTTAATTAACGGTGTAGTACGCAAGTTAGCAGGTATTGATGCAGGCGGTACCCAAATTTGGGTAGTAGCCGGATCATTCAAAATTGCTCCGGATGGTGCAATCCTTCGATTTACAGGATTACCTAAATCTGTACAAAAACAATTGAGTACCCCTGTTGTGGTTCCAGTGGCTCAAAATGATACTGTTACAGTTTAACATTAGAAATCCCTGGGGTAACGATTTTAAGAATGTACGCTGTTGGTCAGGTCCCCTGCCAATCAAGCATAAATTCTGGGAATTTGAAATCCTTAAAAGTACAGATGTAGTTAATTTTCATTTTGAAATTACACATCGTACAGACCATGCAGGTTTGAATTTTGAATTAGCCCTGTTTGGCTACGGAATTCATTTTATGATTTACGATTCTCGTCATTGGGACTGGGAAAATAATACTTGGAATACTATATGAGTATGCACCTAGAAGGTCCGTGGCTCAGTACCACTGGCAAGAAAAAAACCAAACGTAAATTTGCAAGTGCTGAACACGCACGAAAGGCTAGAGAATTGGAAGAATCTTGGAAAGACCTTCTAAAACGGCAAGGTGTCGAACAAGAAGAAAAAAAACGTAAACGTGCTATGGCCGCAGAGCCACTGTCTTACAAGTTACCTACTCCGTTAGATCGAAGTACTAAACATATTCCTAGTCGTGGCGACGGTATGGGAAATGCTACTCTTGCACCTGCCAAAGTATATACAGGCACTAAGGTTAAGGGTATTGCTACTATGCATAAGAGCAATGCTGTTCCTGTTTTTAGTAATGAAGAAGCGATCGACATATCGAAGATGCGCCGATAAATATTATCTATGACACCAACATTTAATGACAAACTATTAGCATATCTAGTACTGTTTAGTGGACTAGCAATCTCCGGAGTAGCTGAATACTACTCCATCATGGGATTAATTGCCATTTACCCTGCCGCTATCATTCCCATTGTAATTATGGGAGTAGTATTAGGTATTGGCAAAATTAGCGCCACAATATGGCTCAAACAAAATTGGGAATGGTCGCCATTCTTTCTTAAGGCTTATGTACTACCTGCCATTGTTGTTCTAATGGTAATTACAAGTTTAGGTGTATTTGGTTTCTTAAGCAAAGCACATAGTGATCAAAGTTTAGTAAGCGGCGATGTACAAAGTAGGATTGCAATATATGATGAAAAGATTAAGACTGCAAAAGATAACATTGATGCCAACCGCAAGCAACTTAAACAAATGGATGAGGCGGTTGACCAAGTCATGGGCCGCAGTCAAGATGAAAAAGGTGCCGACAAAGCGGTTTCAATACGCAAAGCTCAGTCTCGTGATCGCAGTGCGCTGGCCAAAGACATTGAAGCCAACCAGAAGCTTATTGCTACTCTTAATGACCAAGCCGCACCTATTCGAGCAGAAGTACGTAAAGTAGAAGCCGAAGTTGGCCCAATAAAATATATTGCACATTTGCTATATGGTGAGAACCCAGACGCTAATCTTCTAGAGAAAGCTGTTATATGGGTAACCATACTAATTGTTATTGTGCTAGATCCTCTTGCAGTTATCTTGTTACTAGCAAGTCAGTACAGTTTCCAGCGGTTCCGCGAACAAAAAGACATGGCAGTAGATGTTACTAATGTGGAAGAACTACCTGCTGAAGAGGAAAAGCAACAAGAAACAACTATTGATGTTCAAGCTCTAAAAGAAGAGATTATTGCAGATTTAGAAACTAGATTTGGGTCCGGTGGTACAATAGAAGACCCTACTGTGATAGACGAAAATATTCCGGAAAAGAGTTTATTAGAGCAACATCCGTATCTAACAAAACCGTTTGCTCATTTTAAGAATCTCGAACCCATGGTGCATAAAGCGGAGGGTGACAGCCCAATAGATCCGGTTGTTGATGTAGTCTCCCCGGAGCCCACTGTCACAGAAACACTGTCCGAATCTAATCCAGATCTATATGACAACAAAGGGATTGATTGGAATAATATTCCACCAGGCCAGGAGTACATAACTATTGATGGCGAACGTATGCATATGAGTGCCGCTCGAGCCATACATGGACCTAAGCACATTGTTGCTAACTATGTACAGAACGAAGAACAACGTGAAAGTGGTCAATGGAACAAAGTTATCACTGAACAAGAGTATAGAACCAAAGCAGAACAAAATATAAAAAATGAGTCTATCAATAACACTAATAACCCCACCTGATATATTCCAAAATGACAACCCTGGAATATTTTTAATAAATCTAACAGAAGAACAACAAGACGAAGCCACACAATGTTTAGCTGAGATCGACCGCGATCTAGATGTTAACATATATTTTATTCAACACGAACAAAATGTGATTTGGTTTTTACATGCCATGGCCTCGTCAAGTCATAAGTATATTAACCTTGATAACACAAGCGAGATGACTGAACTACTTTCTGGTTATCTGTTAGGTAAACCCTCAGTGTTTTATTCAACAGACAATAAAAATAAAGTTGCCGTATTCAGCCATATTAATCAAAATCGCATTACTAGTGTCAAGGACTTTTTAGAAAGAGTTCTAGGTGAAAAATAATAACGAACATCACTGCGATTTTTGCGGCAAGAGTAAACAAGATGTTGAAAAACTAATAGTCAGTGAAAATAGTGCAATTTGTAATGACTGTGTTGACCTCTGTGTAGATATCTTAAAAGACGAAAAAGTAAAGCAGTTTCCAAACGACGAAACAAAGTCACTTTATAACCCTGTAAAAATTAAAGAATTTATAGACGATTATATCGTTGGACAAGACAATGCCAAGATTGCTATGAGTGTAGCAGTTTGTCAGCATTTCAAACGTATAAATCATCCAAACAAAGATATAGATTTAGAAAAGACCAACGTATTATTGTTGGGCCCAACTGGATGCGGTAAGACTTTCCTAGCTCGAAAGCTAGCAGAATATCTTAAAATACCTTTTGCAATATGTGATGCTACTGGTATCACCGAAGCTGGATATGTAGGCGATGATGTAGAGAGTATTTTAATTAGACTAATTTCCTCCGCAGACGGCGATGTTGAGAAAGCACAACGTGGCATTGTATATATTGACGAAATCGATAAGTTAGCACGTAAAGGCGAAAGCATGAGCATTACCCGCGATGTTAGCGGAGAAGGTGTGCAACAAGGCTTATTAAAAATGATAGAAGGTACAGTAATGCGTGTACCGGCTGGAGAAAAGCGCAAACACCCTAAAGGCGATATGACAGAGATTGATACTAGGGGTATCTTGTTTATTTGTGGCGGTGCATTTGTAGGATTAGATAAGATTATACAACGTAGGAAAGATTCCAACGGTATAGGTTTTGGCGGCAAGGTAACTAGTCCTACCCAATCTTCAGAATATTACAGTCAGGTTAATACAAAAGATTTGATCACTTACGGTATGATTCCGGAGTTTGTAGGGCGCTTTGGCATAATTACTAATGTTGACGAATTAACTACAGAACAATTAGTGCAAATTCTAAAAGAACCAAAGAACAGTTTAGTAGCACAGTACAAATATCTGTTTGAACTAGACGGCATTGATCTATGTTTTGACAATGATGCGTTTTTATCAATAGCTGAAAAAGCTAAGGAATTAAAAACCAATGCTCGTGGATTAAAAAATATCTTAGAAAATACACTTCTTCCATATCAATTTGATGCTATCAATCTTGTTGAAAGAGGCCTAACTAAAATTATTATAAGTAAATCGGCAGTAGAAGGAAATCCGGCAACATTAATCTTTGATAAGAAAAATGACAAAAAGCAATCGTAAAAAAGGAATTACTGTAGAAGTTAGAGACGGAAATATAATGTCTGCCCTACGTAAGTTCAAAAAGAAAGTGGACGACAGCAATAAATTAATAGATGTTATTAAACGTACTTCATATGAAAAACCGACCACCGAACGTAAACGTAAAAAAGGCGCCGCTAGATCTAGATGGCTTAAAAAACTCGAAGCCGATAGTCTGCCGAAGAAACAATTTTAAGGTGTAATTTGACTACGTGTTTTATATATCAACCACAGGGTGTTGGCGACATTATTTTTATTCAAAAAGTAGTTCACCATTATAAAAATCTAGGTTATAAAGTAATATTTCCACTATACGAATATTTTGGCTGGCTGCGGCCTTATTTAGAACAAGAACAAGTTGAGTATCCCTTGTTAAGCAATGATAGAAAAATTATGGAACCATTTTGGGCCAGTGATAGATATTATTACTTAATGGGATCCACATACGCACTATTTCGTAAACCAGTTGTTGCAGTAGATTTTATATACCTAAGCTGTGGCCCGTCTACTCTAGATAACAGCGAAATGATGACTTCTAAATATAAAGTCTCGGATGTTGATCACGAAGGCTGGCAAGATTATGTTAAAATAAATAGAAACCTTGAAAAAGAACATGACCTATTTTATAATGTTCTTGGATTAAACGACGGGGATGTTTATACACTAATAAACGAAAATTGCAGTTCGGATAGAATTGATATTGCACCCGTTGGAAATAGTGTGTACATGAAAGAAATTCCAGGCTATTCTGTGTTTGATTGGATTACAGTAATAGAACGGTGCAGTCGGTTAATAACAATTGATACATCTGTTCCAATCCTTGCAGAAGTGTATCTACCAAAAAATATACCTTGCCATTTGCTCAATAGATATACCCCTCCAAGTTTTGTAGATTTGCCAAAAATATTCAAATTAAACTGGCAGTACTGTATTACCCCGGACGAAATCGACATTGACTAATATGCTTTAATGTAGTATACTATTGTTAGTATATACAGAAAGCAATTAATGGCAAAACATCTTATGATTGATATGGAGACGATGGCAGTCTCTCCAAGCGCAGTAGTCCTAAGTCTAGGGGCTGTACATTTTAATCCCTACGGCAATGGCTATGGAGATAAAATTTATTTCCGCATTAGCATTGATGACCAAGATGCATTAGGTCGAGAAGTAGATCCAAACACAATTGAGTGGTGGAGTAAGCAAGATCCTGCAATCATGGAAGAAGCATTTAGTCCAGACAATCGCATTAGTCTAGTAGATGCTATGGATCAGTTCCATAAGTTTGCTTGGGGGTGTGATGCGTTTTGGAGTCACGGCGCAACCTTTGACCTAGTTATTATCGAAAACATTTATCGACAATTAAATAAACCACTGCCTTGGCAATATTGGCAGTTACGTGATACCCGTACATTGTTTGATCTAGGCTATGATCCCGATATGCCACAAGGTAGTAAACATGATGCACTACAAGATGCAATTCGTCAAGCAGTTGGTGTACAAAATATCTACGCTAAGATGAAAATTAGACCTCGATGACCCATTTTAAGAAATTATTTTTTGACAGCTCAGTTGGTTTAGGTGATGCGCTAGTTATGAACGCTATTGTCCATAACTACGCTAGAACTTGTGAAAAATTATATTATCCTGCAAGGGGTGAATTTTTTGAAACTATCAAATGCCTTTATCAAGATTTTCCAAACATTGAAGTATGGCGTTTCTATAGCTCTGAGCAAGAAGAGATTTTTCTAAATACAAATCCTGATGTAGTTAAGATTAAAAGTATGCCGTTGGTTACTTCTGAAATCGATCGCAAGGGTTGTGAGATTGAACGTATACAGGTACATTGGCCTCAACAAATATATGAAAACTTTGATATCCCATTTAAGATGAGATATTTAGATTTTCATATGCCAAAGCATATTGAAGGACAGGATGAACTATACGATCGTCTAACTGAAGGCGAGGACGACTATGTTCTTGTACATAAATTTGCTAGCGATCATCCAGACGGTATTCCAATTGACATACCATCGTTTAGACGTTCCAGGGGCGGCTCGGATAAAAAGATTATTGAAGTACAAACAGGCCAAGCTACTAATATGTTACAATATAAGAAGCTTATAGAAAATGCAAGTGAAATACATTGTATTGCCAGCAGTTTCTTTAATCTAGTTGACAGCATGGTCAATGATGCAAAGGGTAGATTAATATTCCACGACATTAGAAAAAATTCGTTGATGAAAGTTAACAGTCGTTGGAACAATCATCGTTGGGAAATTGTAACTTACGGAATTAGGTTGTAATATGGCAACAAAGAAAAAGCAGACTAAAAAGTTTAATTACGCTATAGGGCACTACTGGGAAGGGCAGGATGGCTCTGTTGGTACCTACAATTATTTTGGCGAAGTACACCACGGTACAATGGAAGAAGCCCAATTTACGTTAAAGTATGTACAGGATAAAGACAAGAAAGAACCCAAGGCCGATCGTAGAAATTGGCGTATCTTTCAACTTATTGAGGTGCCGGTATAATACAAATTTAATCAATTTGTAATCATATTGCAATCAATTGGGCAATAAATATGGATATGACTGCCAAAACTTATCGCTCTATTTTTATTTCCGATGTACATTTAGGCACTAAAGATTGTCAAGCTGACAAATTAAATAATTTTCTTAAACACAATTCCTGCGATACTCTCTATCTAGTTGGTGATATCATCGATGCGTGGAAGATACAACAAAACAAGTGGCGTTGGAAACAAAGTCACACCAACGTAGTACGCCGTGTACTAGGTCATGCCAAGCGTGGTACTCGTGTGGTATTCATAGCAGGTAATCACGACGAGTTTTTAAGACCAATGATACCATATGGGTTCAGTTTTGGTCTAGTGGAAATACACAATCAAATAGAACACATAGGTACCGATGGTAAACATTACCTAGTTACACATGGTGACTTGTTTGATGGTATCACACGCCTAGCACCGTGGATAGCATTTTTAGGAGATAAAGCATATGACTTTGTTCTTACACTCAATAATAAATTTAATTGGATTCGTCGCCGTATGGGTTTTGGGTACTTTAGCATTAGCAAGTTTCTTAAGCACAGAGTTAAAAAAGCAGTAGACTTTATGTTCAAGTTTGAAGAAAACTTAGCCAACTACTGTAAGAAGCGTGGCTTTGATGGGGTTATATGTGGACACATACATCATGCAGAGATCAAAGAGATCAATGGTGTTATGTATATGAATGATGGTGACTGGGTCGAATCGTGTACCGCACTAGTAGAGCACCATGACGGCCGTTGGGAGATAATTACATGGACCAAGGAGAAAGATGATGTGGTTGCTGATTCTAATAGCGGTCCACGTGACCGACCCAACAGATCAACCGGGCCGAGTGGAACTACAGTTCGCGGATCAAAAAACCTGCGAGCAAGTCCTAAACACATTGAAGTGGAACCTAAAGTTCAAGAGTTTTAAGGTAGAAGGAAAGTGTCTAAAACAATCTTAATCATAACAGACAATTTACCGGAGCAAATCAATGGCGTTGTCACAACATACAAAAATATTGAGGCGTGTGCGATTCTGGATGGTTATCACGTTGTTTACATTACTCCCAGGGACTTCCGCTACTTTGATTGTCCTGGCTACAACGAAGTCAAGATTGCCTATCCCTGGCAGATCGGCAAGAAGATTGAGGAGGTCGGTGCAGATCATATCCACATCGCCACAGAAGGTCCTGTTGGTTTGTCTGCTAGAAAATATCTTTCAAAACATAATATTAGGCACAATACTGCTTATCATACTAAGTTCCCTGAAGGACTCCGTGCTTTATTTGGAATACCTGAAGCCCTTACTTGGCCTCTAGTACGTTGGTTCCACAAGCACAGTGGCAAAGTACTGACTACTACCGAAACGATGGTCAACGAGTTACAAGCCCATGGATTCGATGGAGATATTATACCGTGGACTCGTGGAGTTGATCGTGACATATTTTATCCAGGTACTAGACGCAAATACAGTACAGATGCCAAATATCCGATATTAGTTTGTGTTGCCCGTGTTAGTAAAGAAAAAAATCTAGAAGATTTCTTTAAGTTAGACTACCCCAATGCTCGTAAGATTATGGTAGGCGACGGCCCTATGCTAGAAGAATATAAAGCTAACTATCCTAATGTAGAGTTCGTGGGTGCAAAGCGCGGTGTTGAACTTGGCAACTATTATCGTATTGCAGATGTATTTGTGTTTCCTAGTCGTTGGGAAACATTTGGTATTGTTATGATAGAAGCAATGGCCTGCGGTACACCGGTGGCGGCATATCCTGTTCAGGGTCCTCTAGATGTTGTAGACGAAGGCATCACTGGTTGTATGAACGATGACTTAAAGCAGGCAGTTAAAGATGCATTGATGTTAGACCGTACTCAAGTTTGGGAAGGTAGTGGTCGGTGGACTTGGGAAAACGCCTGGGAAATATTTAGAGATAATTTGGTAGAAAAATCGGGTACAAAATAAGGTATCGCTGGAATCCGTAACCAGTATGCACTTCTGTTAAATACAATGTGAGACCCAAAATAGCCCTATTTGTCCACCACCCGGAATGCTCGCGCCAATGTGCCGCAGGAATGGTAAAAGCACTTTCTCCAAATTACGACTTCACGTTCTTTTCGGAAAATAACTTTAATGCTGAAATGCTAGCCGATATTGATATCATAGCATTTCCGGGGGGAATAGGTGATGCTAGTAGATTTCATGATTTTTTTAATCGCCGCCGTGGTAATATAGTTGCAGACTTTATTGCCCGTGGCGGACACTATCTAGGAATATGTATGGGAGCTTATTGGGCAGGGCGAAACTATTTTGATATCTTAGAAGAGTGTGATGCCGTACAATACATCACTCGCCCGAGGACTGATATACGTAGAAGCTACGGAACCTATGCTCCTGTAATCTGGCAGGACAATCCCTATAATATGTATTTTTATGACGGGTGTGCTATTGTAGGAAATCGATCAAAATTCCAAACAGTAGCAACATACGCAAATGGTGACCCGATGGCCATAATACAAGGCCGTATTGGAATAATAGGGTGCCATCCGGAAAGCCAAGAGTTCTGGTTTAACAAACCCTACTTAAAACCCTATTGGCATCATGAAGAGCATCATACTTTATTATTACAATTTGTTGATCAATTAATTGGACAAAAAATCACTTTACAGCCAAATTATCTGACTGTATAATAAATACATACAGCAAGGAGATAGACTCCGAGCGTACATTATTCAAAGGATTTTTGAATGTCAAGAAAATACGATACCCTCGTCCTTATTGGACGCTTTCAACCCATACACAATGCTCACTTAGAGATTATCAAGCGAGCCACAGCACTCTGCGAACAACTTATTATTGTCACTGGCAGTGCCGCACAACCCCGTACTTACAAGAACCCATTTACCTCCGCTGAACGCGAACGCATGATCAAATATGCCGCAGGCGGACTTTCAATGCTGATCAACATTGAAGCTAACCCAGACACTATCTACAACGACCAAGCATGGGCAGTTCGTATACAGGCATTGGTTGCCAAACACACCAAGCCCGGTGCCAAGGTTGGTATCATTGGACACAAGAAAGATGACAGCTCATTCTACTTAGACATGTTCCCACAATGGGGATTTGAAAACGTAGAACTAATCGAGTTCTTGAGTGCAGTTAACATTCGCGACCTGTACTTCAAACGTGATGTTAATATGAGCTTTATCAAAGGTGTTGTTCCTGCAAGCACATTTGAATTCTTGGACGCATTTCGTAGTACTTTAGAGTACGAGCAAATTATTCGTGAACGTGAATTCGTTGCCAACTACAAAAAGCAATATGCTAGCTTGCCATATCCTCCTATTTTCAGTACCGCTGATGCTGTGGTTATTTGTAGTGGTCACATCCTAATGATCAAACGCCGTGCTGAACCAGGTAAAGGCTTATGGGCATTGCCGGGCGGTTACGTTAATGCCAACACTGACAAGAGTGTTGAAGCGGCAATGTTGCGTGAGTTGCGAGAAGAAACAATGATTAAGGTGCCTGCTCCTGTGTTAAAAGGCAGTATTGTTCGCAGTAAAGTGTTTGATGCGATCGGCCGTAGTCCCAGGGGGCGTATAATTACACATGCCTTCTTCATCCAGCTACCTGACGGCGAGTTGCCAAAAGTAAAAGGCAATGACGATGCTGAAAAAGCACGTTGGGTTCCTATTGCCGAAGTTCGCAGTGAGGAATGCTTTGAAGACCACTACGAAATCATTCAACACTTTTTAGGAGCATGATATGTTGAAACATACAAAAGGTAATCTACTGGACCTGGCCGAAGCTGGCCTGTTCGATATTGTGGTACAAGGCTGCAATTGCTTCAACACCATGGGCGGTGGCATTGCCCGTGAGATTCGCGAACGCTATCCGATGGCAGCAGATGTTGACATGGAAACTCTAAAAGGTGACTACCGTAAGTTGGGTAACTGGACTACAGCATTCACTGGAAAGTTCTTGATTGTCAATGCTTACACACAATACAACATGAGTCAAGGCACGGATGTGTTTGAATACACTGCCTTTCAACTTATTTTAGAAAAGTTAACTTTTGTATATCCAGGTAAAAGATTTGGCTTGCCCTATATTGGTATGGGGCTAGCAGGCGGATCCAAAGACATAATCATTCCAATGATTGATTGGTTCGCTGATAGAATTTCGGCTGAAGGCGGCACAGTCACTTTAGTCGAATTTGGTTGACACTTAGATGGGCTAGGTGTTATACTATAAACAAGTCCTAGAGATAGACTCCGGGCAATTTTAATAAAGGAACTTTATTATGAAACTCGCAAAAAACATCATCCTGAACACCGACAGTTACAAAGTCAGTATGTTCAAACAATACCCAGCAGGTACTACAGGTGTATATTCGTATATTGAAAGCCGCGGTGGCCGTTACAATAGAACAGTATTCTTCGGACTACAGGCCTTTATCAAGGAATACCTGCTTGCACCCATCACACAATCAGATATCGACATTGCTGATGAGATCCTTACCGCACACGGTGAGCCTTTCAACAGAGCAGGATGGCAATACATTCTTGACAAACACGCTGGATACCTTCCAGTGGTCATCCGAGCAGTTCCCGAAGGAACAGTTGTCCCTGTTAAGAACGTACTTGCCACAGTTGAAAACACTGACCCAGAATGTTTCTGGTTAACCACTTGGTTGGAAACAACCTTACTTCGCGCCATTTGGTACCCAACTACTGTAGCTACTCAAAGCTGGACTATTAAACAAGTCATTCTTGACGCATTGGAGAAAACAGGTGATCCATCACTTATTGATTTTAAGTTGCACGACTTTGGTGCTCGTGGGGTTAGCTCGATGGAGTCTGCCTCTATTGGGGGTGCTAGTCACCTCATCAACTTTATGGGAACGGACACTATCAGCGGTATTCTTTTTGCTCGCGAGTATTATGATGCTGGGATTGCCGGCTTTAGTATTCCAGCAATGGAACACAGTACCGTTACATCATGGGGTCGTGACGGGGAAGTTGATGCGTATAGAAACATGCTCAACCAATACGCCAAGCCAGGAGCAGTCCTTGCTATTGTATCAGACAGCTATGACATCTACAACGCCGTTGACAAACTGTGGGGAGAAGAACTCCGTCAACAGGTAATCGATAGTGGCGCTACAGTTGTTATCCGTCCTGATAGCGGTGATCCAGAGATCATTTGTCGCAACCTAGTACAGAAGTTAGATACTAAGTTTGGCTCTACTGTAAACAGCAAAGGATTCAAAGTTTTGAACAATGTTCGACTGATCCAAGGTGACGGCATTAACGAACACACTGTACGCTGTATTCTTGGGTCATTCCAAGCATATGGATACTCAGCAGATAATATTGCATTCGGGATGGGCGGCGCTCTGCTACAACAAGTCGATCGCGATACCCAAAAGTTTGCAATGAAATGCTCTAGCGCCGAAATCAACGGTGAGTGGGTTGACGTGCAAAAGGATCCTATTACTGATAGCGGTAAGAAATCCAAAGCAGGTCGTGTTACACTTTGGAAAGGCGGCGGGGAATGGGTAAGTGCTGTTGATCAACCAAAAGGTTGGTTTGACCGTGGTTTTGGCCCATTTGAAGAAATGCTTGAAGAAGTCTTCCGCAATGGCAAACTAGTCAAAGAAATTACCTTTGATCAGGTTCGCCAAAACGCTCGTAATTGATATTTTGGATAAATCCACCATAATTAATCCAAAAAACAGTTGACAGGATAATTAAATGACTATATAATAATAGCATAGACAGTAAGAATTTAGGATCGGTACAGCAACATTCATAATACTATGGATCGTTGGACCCTATGGTAGTTTGTTGGAGCGAAGCAGGTAACACTGCCTAGCGTTGAAGGCGGCTATTGAAATAGACCAACAAGCTCAGAGTGATGGCCTGAGTAAAATAAAAGCAGTCAACAACGATCCTGT